CTAATGGAGTAGCATTACATATTGATGCAAATGCTGATGCTACCTCTGAAGTACAAATTGATGCTGGTATATTAGACATTAATGTTAATGGTGCAAGCACAATGAACGCAGATAATATTACATTAACTTCTGCTAATGCATTCAAAATAACTGATGGAAGCGCTAGTATTGATCTTGATGGTAATGGTGTGATTGATATTGATGCAACTGGTGCTATTCAAATGAATTCTACTGGCGGAACTATCAGTATTGGTAATAATAATAATGCACAAAATATGAATATTGGTACTGGCGCAGCTGCTAGAACAATTACAATCGGTAATTCTACTGGTGCTACTAAATTAGACTTAGATGCAGGTACTGGAGGGATTGATATTGATGCAGCCGCTGCTGTTCAAATTAATTCTTCTGCTGGAACTATTAATATAGGTAATAATGCCGTTGAACAAGATATCAATATTGGAACTGGTAATTCAGCCAGAGGAATTAATATTGGACATGCAAATTCAACCGCTAACTATATTAAATCAGAATTAGTTGATATTGAAGCTGGTTCAAATGGTATTAAAATAGATGCTGCTGGAAATTCTAATTTAACTACTTCATCTGGAAGTTTAACAATTGATGGTGCAGGTGGTGTTAATATAGGTGTTAATGCAACTTCTGCGGTTGATTTCGAAGCTACTACACTTGATATTGATGCTACTGGTGCTCTTACAATTGATACAACTAATACAACAGATGGTATTAAAATCGCAACTGCAACAAGTGGTGTTCCAGTAACAATTGGTCATACAACATCTGAAGTAACTGTTAGTGATAATTTAACTGTAACTGGTGATTTAGCCGTAAACGGTGATACAACTACATTCACATCTGCTAATAGTAACGACCCATTAATTATTATAAAAGATACTAAAAATGATGCAAATGGTGCTCGTTTACAATTTATTAAAGATAGAGGAACCAATAGCGCTGACGGTGACTTAAATGGTGTTATAGAATTTTACGGTGATGATAGTGCAGGTAATCAACATCAATTTGGTGAAATCAAATCTCAATCAAAAACAGTTACAACTGGAGATGAAGGTGGTAGTATGACTTTTTCAGTTGCTTCACATGATGGAACTAAAACATCTGGTTTAGTAATTGAAGACGGTAATGCTGCTGGAGAATTAGATGTAACAATTGCTGCAGGAACCAGTTCTCTTACAAATGTTGCAGGTAATTTAAGAGTTACTGGTAATACCGCCAGCTTTGGTAATGGTGCTACTATCGAAAATACTACTAATACGTTAACAATTACTGAACAAGATGTCGTATTGAGTGGTGATTTAACTATTAATGGTAATGATATTACTTTTGGTAATGGTGAAACTATATCTAATGAAACTGATGGAACAGTTGCTATCACTGCTACAACTACTTCGTTAACTGGTAATTTATTAGTTAGTGGTAATACCGCCAGCTTTGGTAATGGTGCGAGTATTGTAAATACCGATACTGGTACTTTAACTGTAACTGAAGCAACAACTGCATTTGTAGGTGATGTGTCTATGAATAATAATTTGTATATTGCAGACAATATTGTTACAACAGGTGATTTATCTATGAATTCTTTAAGTAAGAAAATAAGAATGAAAAAACATATTGATACGTCTGTAAGTGATACATATGGACATAAAGTAACTGAAGGAAAAATAGTAACTATAACAGGAAGTAATCGTTTTCAAATGAAATTTTGGAGGTCAGGAACACTTTCTGCAGGTAGTCATTCAGATATAGTGCGTATTAATAATAGTTATATAGAATCGGGAGACATAATATACGCTCATGTAACAGGTGAACAAGGTTATGATGAAAATCCTAATACTCAAATGGATACTATTGATGTTACTGTAATGAATGTAACAAATGGACAATTCTCTATAGTATTTACCCCATTATATCAATCTTGGAGCGGTAATAATGCTTGTATAGTAGATTTTATCGTTTTTGGTTAATTACCATAAAAAATATAAAAAATTGAATAAAAAATTACATAGTTTATAAATAATAAACCTTATTTATAAAATGGATACCTCATCACCACCACATAAAGTACATAGTCATCGCGTCTTGGTATTTGACGTTGAAACCAATGGTTTGCTCCCCAAGTATGGCGCAAATGATCTAAAAAATTACCCCTATATTTTACAATTAAGTTATATTATTTACGATGTAGGTAACGACAAAATCCTTCAAGAATTTGATTCTTACGTTAATGTTGATGATAGTATTCCTATTAGCAACAAAATCACTGAATTAACAGGAATTACTCGCGAATCATGTAAAAATGGATTAAGTATGGTGGAAATTCTCAAAAAATTTCAAGAAGCCTATGCTTTCTGTAACGGCGGATTAGTTGCTCATAATATTGATTTTGATTCAAAAATGATTGGTATTGAAATTGAAAGACATCGTCCAATTCTCGAAATTCATTGCCCACAAGTATTTTCCGTATTTAATCCTTTTTATGAAAAAATTCACAATATTGATCGCTATTGCACAATGAAAAACGGTACCAATCGTTGCAATATTATGATACCTTCCAAAATTGCAGGTAAACCACCTATGCTCAAATGGCCAAAGTTGATCGAACTCCACAATAATCTCTTTGATAATGAAACAATTAATGGATTGCATAATTCATTAATTGACGTAAAAGTTTGCTTGCGCTGCTACTTAAAAATGCTTTATAATATAGACAAAAAATCTTTTATTTAAAATAATAATTAAAATATTAAATTATGCAGAACACATCTCACATATTTCATCTTGTTCTTCATTTTTTTTATTCTTTTTTTCAGGTTCAATCGTAAACTGTTGAGCATGATGTCTGGCTCTTCTACGTAAATAATAAATACCCGTTTTCAAACCTTTATTCCATGAATAAAAATGCATTGATGTTAATGAATTATAATTAGGGTCTTCTAGCCATAAATTCAAACTTTGACTTTGACAAATATAAGCTCCACGATCAGCAGCCATATCAATCAAGTTACGCATTGGAATTTCCCAAACTGTCTTATATTTATTACGTATTTCTTCTGGAATAGTTTCTATTTGTTGAATACTACCATTATTCGCAACAATACTATTCTTTATTTTTTCATTCCAAATATTCAAATCTATCAATTCCTTCATCAAATATTTATTCGCAACCACAAATTCTCCTGCAATTGTACGACGACTATAAATATTACTGGTAATCGGTTCAATACACTCATTATAACCTAATATTTGCGATGTACTAGCAGTAGGCATGGGAGCTACTAATAAAGAATTACGAACACCATATTTCTTGATATTTTGTTTTAATTCAGACCAATTATAACGCTCACTTGGACTAACATTCCACATATCAAATTGAAGAATTCCTTTAGATACTGGCGAACCTGAAAATGTAGAGTATGCACCTCGATAATGTTTACTCAATAAAGGTTCCTCGAATTCATTTATCATTGATTTTAATTCAAGGTCTTCTTCTATCGATATAACATCTGAAAAATTATCATATTCATTTAAACGTGCTAGTTTATCAGAACGCTCTCTTGCTATTTCATAACTTTGTTCTAATGATGCATGATAAATAGTTTCAAAAATTAATTTATTTATTTCTTTAGCTTCATCGCTAATAAAAGAGACATTCATCATGAAAAAAACATCCGCCAAACCTTGAACACCAATACCTATTGGACGATGACGCATGTTGCTTCGTTTTGTTTTATCAGTCGGATAAAAATTAATATCAATAACCGCATTCAAATTATTGGTTACGACTTTGGTCACTTCATGCAACTTTTCATAATCAAAAACAGCATTACCAGACGCATCTTGTTTTACAAAAGCGGGTAGTGCAATACTGGCCAAATTACAAACTGCGGATTCATTCTCATCAGAATATTCTACAATTTCTGTACACAAATTACTGGATTTAATTGTTCCGAGATTTTGTTGATTTGATTTATTATTACACGCATCTTTATATAACAAATAAGGCGTTCCAGTTTCCATTTGTGCGTCCAGTATTTGAAACCATAATGCACGAGCTTTGACTGATGTTCTACCTTTGTTCTTCTCTTCATATTTTGTATACAATTCTTTAAATTTATCACCATATACATCCGACAAACCGGGACATTCATCAGGACACATTAAGGTCCACATTTCATCATTTTTTACTCTTTCCATAAACAAATCAGGGATCCATAATGCATAAAAGAGGTCACGTGCTTTCAATTCTTCGTCACCATGATTTTTACGCATTTGTAAAAACATTTCAATATCAGCATGCCATGGTTCCATATAAATAGCAAAACTTCCATTACGCTTTCCACCTCCATTATGAATAATACCATTATGTACCATATAATCGTGAACTTCATTCATTTGTAAATCGTATAATGTACCTGAATATTCATCTGTTTCTATTTTTTTGATTCGCGTTCCCAATAAATTTTCATGAATAAAAAATTTCTCAAAACTATTATTTTCCCTTTCAATTTCTAACAAATCACATATTTCACTTGTTTTTGGTATACGTAAACAATAGCCTATCTTTTTATTTGTAATCATACCTTTCTTCGTATTGTGGGTTTCCCCTATACGGTCGCGAATATATCCACTGGTCAATATTTTCATTCTTAATAACATGTATTTCATACTTTCGATCAAATTTCTAGAAGTAGAATCAAATACGATTTCTTTATGAATACATCCATCTGTAACGATTAAACCTTTTACAATCATTTGTATTTTGTTCAAAGGTAAATTTAACCATGAATGATGAATATGTTTTTCACCATTTTGGTCATATATATCTGTATAACGAAATGGTAATGCAGTATTTTTATTCCATCGTATACGAGTATTATTATCATCAACATCAACCGCGTAATGTATACATTTGGTTGTAAAATATGTCTTACAAAATTCCAATATATGATTTTTGTTTGTGCTATGTAGAGATATATATCCAGTTTCTATATTATTTTTCATACATCCGTCACCCAACAAAATACCATACATATAACAATCTTCTTCGTTTATATGAGATATATCTTTTTCATAACTTGGTACGTGATACAACATTATATCATCATTTTGTAAATCTTTCACATCTTTCCATTCTGGTTCAATAATTTTTTTTTTAATACGATTGGTTATAACAGAATAATTAATTCCTCGTTTTTGATTATTTAATACATATACTGGGTGCTCTCCAGTAATTTTTAGTGGTTCGACCGAATGCATAGTATAAATATGATAAATTTCTCCTTGATATGAATGTTCTAACACATCTTTTATCACCTCTTTCTCTCCAATACTATTGTAGATTTCGGTTTCTCCGGCATAAACATTTTCAATCAACATAGGACCTTTTGTTGTATATATATATGTATTTGGGGTAATACATTGGTCAACGTATTTTGCAGTATTATTAAAAACTCGTAACATAGGAACTATACCGTTTGATGTTCCATTTGTTCCACGAATATGACTACCTGATGCACGAACATTATGAATATGTAAACCAATACCACCTGCCCATTTCGAAATCAATGCACAATCACGCAATGTGCTATAAATACCATCAATACTATCATTTTCCATTGAAATCAAGTAACAAGAAGACAATTGTGGATGATTAGTACCAGCATTAAAAAGTGTTGGTGTAGCATGAGTAAAATATTTTTGAGACATATAATGATATGTTTCTATAACCTTTTCCATATTATTTTTATGAATACCCAAACTTACACGTAACCACATATGTTGTGGACGTTCCAATATAACATTATCTTTTCTCATTAAATAAGCACGCTCTAGTGTCTTAAACCCAAAGTAATCAATCAAATAATCGCGTTCATAATCACACAAATCATTCAATTGGTCCTGGTTTTCTAAAACAAAATCATAAATATCTTTGGTAATAATAGGTGCATGTTTATTATGTTTATCATTATTTTTATATAATTTGGTAATTACTTTGGAAAATTTATCATCTGTATTTTTATGATGATTAGAAACAATAATACGACCAGCTAAGACATTATAATCTGGGTGAATAGAAGCCATAGATGCACATTGTTCTGCAGACAATTCATCGATTTGTTTTGTAGTAATTTCGGTATACAATTGGTCAATTACTTTCATAGCCAAACTTGTATAATTAATTTTAATATTCACCTCTTGTCCTATCTTTTTAATACGTTTTAAAATTTTATCAAAAGACACAATCTCCAACTTTCCGTTACGTTTCTTTACATACATCTCATCTTCCATTTTATAATAATATAATACTATTATAAAAAAATCTATATATTGTTTTTTATTTATATTTCATTTTCGTCTAATTTTATCAAACATTTACTTTCTTTTACTGGGCTTGGTGTTTCATCAATTGAATTTGAACGTTTTTTAGCTGCTCTATGTGCATATCCTTCTATACGTTCTTTTTCAATAATATCCCACACTTCTTTGATTTTTGGTTGTGCATGTTTAAACCATAATCGATTACGATGAATAACTACACACGATATTTCATCTAACTTCCAAAATATTGTTTTAAACAATACATTCCCTTCCATATTCATGGTTTCTTTATTTGTACTGATCCATTCATCTATTTTTTCTTTTTGTAATGAAATATTCAAAGGCATATATATGTAAATAGGAATATTATATGTTTCTGCTGTATCTGGTGATATTTCTTGTGAAACATCTATATACTTGGTAAAATACAAAATAATTCCCTTATATTCTGAAGTTGTATCTTGATAAAATTCTTCTTCTGTTTCAAATTCTTTAAAACGAGTTTCTACAAAATCGCATTTATCTAAATTGCATGTTTCCATTTGAATTTGGGTTTGAACCCAATATTCTAATTTGGGAATACCGGTAATTTCACGGTTAAATATGTTTTTAATTTCTAACATACGCCCATAACGAACACTATTTTTATCTACATTAATACCATCTGGTGATGCACCTATATAAGGATACTTTTCATGTTGTATACAACCATAATCATTTACTTTTGTTTGATATATTTCCTCATAAAGAGATACTGTAACTGGTTCATATTTAACACCCCAATGCATTGGACTATTTGAACTATAGTTATGAAATACATATTCTAATGGTTTGCATTTTTCATAAATTAAACTATTTATTTGAGCTTGACTACCAAATACTTTCCATAAATTGCTCGCACTAATTAAATTATAACGAAATTCATACCATTCTTTTGTTTTTTGTGCTGGTTGAGGTACATTAGCTAATTTTGTTAAAGTTTGTTCTAATTCTTCAATTTCATTTGAGCTATGTTCTTCCATATCATCCAATGTAATTGAATTTGAACGTTGAGGTATTTTATTATATCTTAAATACATATCAATCTGGATTTCAACTAAACTACATACTTCAGTATAGCATTGAGTATCTGGATAATTATCAACTGGTTCTTTACCTTGTAATAAATCCAAATAAATTAATTCTGCTATATGAGAAATCATATGTTTTTGAAAATCAGGATTGCTTAATTCTAATAAATTTGAATCTAAATATTCATCTATTAAATGATTAATAGTAATTGATATTTCTGCTATTTCATCCTCAGATAATTGCTCTAATCCATCTTCTACTTCCTCCTCTTCTTCGTTGTCGTCATACTCCTCATCTTCTTTATTTTCTTCACATAAAGTCTCATATGTATCTTGAATATTATCTAATTTATATTCACCTTTAAAAATTTTATCTATATTACCTAAAATGGTTTCAATTGCTTTTAATTTAGCAAGGTCTTCCATATAGGTATTGTCGGTTTGAGTTCCTCTATCTATATAACTAGTCATATTTTATTTATATATTTAATTAACTTTAATTCTATTATCAATTTTTTATATTTATTAGTTTGGTTACTAATCTTTTATCTATACCATTAACGTGAACAAATACCGGTTCCTTATTTTTATAATATACACGATTATTATCATATACTAACGTTTCTTCGTTAATACCATGAGTATTTAAAAATATCCTATTTTCATAATCCAATTTTATTTTATCTGGTTTTTCTAAAAATTGATATGTCCAGAATAATTGGTCATCGTGTTTATCATTATATTCATACCCTCGCATACATTCACGCAACTCCTTTATACGTCCTATAAATAACCCACTATTTAAATATGAAAATTCATGGTGACGTTCTTTATAATGAGTTACTAGATCTGGTTTTGGATTACATTCAGTTTCACATCCAAATAAAATAGGTGTATTCAGTTCTTGATATCTTGTTAAAATTTCATCAAAACTTCCGTAATATACTACATCATATGCATCTGTAAACAGAATGATATCATTATCCTGTAAATTATCGTTTTGTAAATATTGATAAACTTCTTTTAATTTTACTCCAAAATTACCTGTTGCATTCCAACCTATATAACGATTTTCTTCTAACCCTAATATTGTTATATTTTCTCCATTTTGTTCAACCTTTTGTTTTATATTATCTAAAACTACATGCGGTTTTGTTGCGATTGTTATATAATGTAACATTTATATAACAATATTGTATTTTTTATCTCATTTTTTATCAATAATAACTTCTTTTAATATATTTTTCATTATTTTCTTTTCTGATTTATCTTTTTCATCTTCGCCCCCTAATGCTGTTATCGACAATTCCATAAATTCATTTGATTTCTTTGAATCTAAATTTCTATGTTCTGGATTCTCTGCTTGCCATTTTGGAAGCATTTGTAAATTCTTGTTCTCAATATTTCGAATAGTTTTCTTGATTTTTTGTTTATCATTTTCATCTTTTTCCCACTTATCTTGGTCTTTTATGTAAACTGTTTCTCGTTTTATATCTGTACAATGTATTGGTCGTTCTGTTATATCCATGTCTTTTAATGCATTTACAAAAATACGAGACATACCATCTACATAACCTAATTTGCCTGTTTGAACCAAATCGTTCATGTTTACTTCAATTGAATTCATAAAATCTGTAATGTTAAGAGCATCTTTGCATTGTTCATTTAAAAATAACTGCAGATTAAATTGATTATTATTAGTAGTAGTATTATTATTTCCTATTTTTGGTATCATTTCATTGATTGTTTCTTGTTGTTGAACTACTGATTTTTGTAATTCTTGATTCTGTTTCATCAACTGAATAAACATATCTTTATAATCTATATTATTCTCTTCTTTTAATTCTAATTCTTGGCTTGGCATTTCTTTTTCTAAAGATTCATGAGTGCATTTTTGTTTATGTTTCCATAACCCAGAATGAAATTTATAAGATTTTTTACAATTGCTGCATGTATACATTAATACGTTTTTTGGGTTTTTTGGGGTTTTTTTGGTATTCTCATGTATTCTTTGATGTTTTGCAGTCAATAAATGTTTATCATAATCCTTTTTATTGCTGCTATTAAAGTTACATTTTTCACAATTGTATTTTGTTGGGGTTTTTAGGGTTTTATTTTGTATTCTAATTGTATCCATTATATATATAAATGGATACATAAAAAAACCCCTAAATACTTTTTCTAACAAAATAATAAAAAAAAGTTCAGTAACAAATCAAAATTATTTTTTGTGGTTTTAAAGCGTTTTCAGGCAAAACCCAAAAAACGTGTTTTTTGAAAATAAAAACTATCTTCCATATTTTAAAAATGGACAAAAATAAATGTCCATTTTAAAAAAAACTACTGACTTTTTTTTCTGAAAAAACATGCATTTTAAAAATTATGAATTTGTTACTTATAATAGTATTTTTATTTATTTTTACGGCGTTCACGCAGTTGGAGTAATCGCTGTCTCGTTAGTTTACGTTTCTCGTCATTTACTTTATTTTTTTCTATTTCGATTTTATATAATTCTCTACAAGAATCACATAACATGCAATTTTGCGAACATTGTATATTTAATTCAGTTATATCAGAGTTATATTTGGAAATAATTTCATCAGCATTAATTTTAAAACATGGTCCAGAACGATTAAATAGACGGGAAAATAATACAGCAGATTCAATAGCACTATTGTACGTTTTATCTGAATAACATTCCAATGTGTATATCATTTGTTTTGTGGTATTATCAATAATAGCAATATCACTAATATTATCGTAATCATTGTAAGTAAATTTATGGTCTAATACAATAGAAATATTTTCATTAGATACTACAGTAGTAATCATATTTTTTTTACAAGTATCGTTATAATTACGTGTATAGGAACAATTTTGTGTAATTTGAATAGGAATATTCTTTTTAAAACAGCTTTCAATAATTAATTTCGCATCACTAAGTAAATGTGTACAGGTAGGATTATTATAATAAGTGCAAGTATTGTTTTCTGATTTATGTGCGAAATGATGAACTCGTATTTCACCTTGTCGTAAGATTACATCATGTTTACAATATGGACATGCATATTTTTTTTTTTTATCAGCAAATGATGGATACTCATAAAGAGCAGTTTCTTTGTTAACAGCACCACAAGTAAAATGAGTATGCATGGTTATAGATTAATTATATTATATTTATCAATATATATTCAATTTTTTATATAGGTTCTCAATTGTATGAATAACAAAATGTTTAAAAATGAATAATAGTAGTTTCACCTAAATTTATAACTAAGGAACAAATACAAAATAAAAGGTTGAGAACATATACATGTTGAGTAAAATTAGTTAAAAATAAAATATATATAAATTATAATGTCGAATACCCCAAGTTTAATAATAGATGATGAAAATAATAAAAAATCATTAAAACGATTGCGACAATATTTTGAAATATGTAAGCAAAATATAAATTGTGAAAAAAAGAAAAAATTTGAAGTAAATGAAAAAATGTTGGAAACCGATTTAAATAAAAAGATATTATTAGAGTTAAAATATCATGAATTGAGTAGTACCATAGGTTGGATACAAATATCTATTATAGTAGCCTCAACTGGAATAACATTTATACAAACAGTGGATGGATTACATCCAATAGATAATTATATAGTATCAATTGTAATTATAAGTTTATCTACATATGTAGCATTAATTTTAGCAATATCACGTTTTTTTAAATTAGATGAGCAAAAGGAGTTAATTGTGAATTTATTATCAACATTTGCGATGTATATAAATAAATTAAAAGCGAGACAACAAATATTGATAGACCATCAATTTAATTATTATAGGCGAGATATAGATTATGAATATTCAGAATGGTCAAAATTAAAGGATTTATTTGAAAAGGATGGTTCAGCAGAATTAAAAATAAACATAGATAATCAAATAGATATGTTGTTAACAAAGAAGGATGTGTTAAAATACAAAGAGGAAATGTTACGTTTGCAATTACAAGAATTTATAATAGCAGAACAAAGTTCTATTTATAATAAAGTAGAACCATTGATGTTTAAAAATTTATTAAAATATAAATTTGAAGTGGGATGTTTAAATAATACTTGTTTTCGTTATTTCTTTATTAATAGTTTTCATACAAAAGCTCGTGAATTATATAGTAAACAAGAAATAGAAAAAATAATATTAGGAAGTACAATAGAACAAAAAAATAATGAATTAAATAAAATAGATAGTAGAATAAAAGAATTAATTAATGACCAACACAGATTAAAAAAATATAAAAAAATATCGATGAATGATGATACCCAGTTAAAAATAACTGAATTAATGAATTCTAAGAATGAAATACGTGATCAATTGAATGAAATAAAGAAAGATGATAAAAAGAAAGCAGTAGAATCATATAAAACAAATCAGACAGTTGAAACTATTAATCGTGATTTATTGAATAATATGAGAATAGAAACAGAATTAGGAATGCGTGATTATACTAGTTATAATAGTCGTGATATAACAAAGAAACACAATGCATTAAATAATTATAATTATGTGTATAATCATAGACCAAATAAAGACGATTATGATAAAATAAGAAATATAGAACAAGATATAGAGCGTAATTTATATTATCCAGATGAATTTTATGGAATAACTCATATAACACCTAATATATCAGATAATAAATTGGAAACATATAAAAATTATTATAATGGATCTAATAGTAGTTACAGTTATTCCAGTGATGAATCAGATAATGAAAATAATATAAAAATAAAAGAAAGACCTCGTCGTAGAAGTATACATCATACAGAAGTGGAAACGCCTACTATAATACCAGATAAATTAGGTTCTTTGAATGATTTAACGTTACAGGCGGTTTCAAGTATACCTAATACAAGTGATAGTACACATGAAGGTTTAGATATATCAGATGTAGATAATAATGAAATACCTGAAAGTCCCCAAAGTGAAGTATTACCCGCTCCCCCCCATGTGTCTTTATGGAATAAATTTAATATATTAGGATTTGTAAAAAATGAAAATGGTAGTATATTAGATAATAATTCAGAGAATTCAGAAGAATGCGATAAAACTGAACAAAATATAGAAGAAGTATAATATATGTTGAAAAGTATTAAAATACCAGATAGTGAAAAAAGAGTAATAACCGAGAAAAAAGAATGGAAAGAAATAAAGGACGATATTGATACCGAAAATCAATACGAATATATAGAAAAATTAGAAGAAATATCAAAACCAAAAAGAGACTTAATTAATAAAGAACTCAAAAAGAAAATAAGTAGTTATCGAACTCAAGATAAAACAAAGAAATTATATGATAAGGAAAAATTTGTAGATTTAGAAACCGTAATTAATTTATTAAAAACCAGTAAGATGTGTTGTTATTATTGTAAACATAATGTATTATTATTATACGAAAATTTACGTGAACCAAAACAATGGACATTAGAAAGATTAGACAATGGTTATGGTCATAACAAAGGTAATTTAGAAATAAGTTGTTTAAAATGTAATATAGATAGAAAGACTATGCATCATGAAAGATTTATGTTTACAAAAGAATTAAAAATAATAAAAACAGAATAATAAATATAAACATAACACTATATTTATTATTAATACAATGCAAAATATTTTTATAAAAGAGGACTATAATAAAGATGATGATAAAATAGATGAATTAGATATTCATAAATCAATATATGATAAATTAGATTGTTTTATTACAAGTGGGAAAGTTCCAAATTTAATTTTTTATGGTAAATCAGGCAGTGGAAAACGAACAATAGTAAATAATTTTATAAAAAAAATATACGGTGATGATAACAATAAAATACGCACAAATGTAATGTTTGTAAATTGTGCTCATGGAAAAGGAATTAAATTCATAAGGGAAGAATTAAAATTTTTCGCAAAGGCGAATATAAATGCGAGTAGTGGTATTCATTTTAAAACCATAGTATTATTAAATGCATCATATTTAACTATAGATGCTCAATCAGCATTGAGACGTTGTATAGAGTTATTTAGTTATAATACTCGTTTTTTTATGATAGTTGAGAATAAAGATAAAATATTAAATCCTATAGTATCTCGTTTTTGTGAAATATATATTCCCGATTATATAATTAGTGATAAGATAATGAATTTACATGCATATTCCAAAAATTTTCATTATAATTTGGATACGAAAAATAAATCAGATATATGGATACATAAAAAAATGAATGCAATTAAAACAAAAGATCATATTACTTTATCTCGTTTTGCTGAGGAAATTTATGAAGAAGGATATTCTTGTTTAGATGTAATAACGTGGTTAAAAAATAAATCGAAATTAGACGATAATGATATAGCACAAGCGTGTATTATATATGAAAAAATACGGTCAGAATATCGCTGTGAAAAATTATTGATTTTGTATATATTTGATTTTTTATATTTACGTTCAGAAAAGGACTTAAAATGTATAGCAACAATATAATATGGACGATTTTGTAATTTCAAATCTACATGAGTCAAGAAACGAATGGTGTACTCGTTTGGTATCAATATTAACACCTTTAGTAATTGGTGGATTACGTTCTATCTTCAATGAAGCGTGGAAATTATGCACAGCAAATGATGAAATGAATAAATATTTAATGACTTTTCAAAATTTATTGTCTCGTATTCCCAAATGGAATAATACAATTATAGAAGAAGAAAGAAGACGTATAATTGAACGAAGTGGTTGTAATTATTTAGAAGATTTAATAACTTGTGTACATATAATTCAATTAAAGGTATTAACATGTATTCGTGTTGGAAATAAACAAAAGAAGATAGATATTTCAACACCGAAATTAGACGACTTTATTCATAAAGTATATATTCACACTGCACGAAAGATATATAGTAATATTTATTTATTTGAAAAGAATATATCACCATTAATGGTTCAAAAACACAATCGTGAATTAGAAATGATTATTCAAGAGTGTATTTTAATAGCTATTCGCGAGAGTGTTCCTACAGAAGCTATTATCCGTGCTTATATGGACGAAAGTGTAGAACAAGAAGAAGAAGTAATTATTGAAAATATTGAAGATGATATGGAAGAAGAAGTAAGAAAAGAAGTGGAAGAAAAATTAGGAGGCAGTGAAATGCAAGATACTGAAAATACATCGAATAATATTGACGAAACAGACTCTTATGTGGTTCCTACAATATCAGATATTGATTCTGAACAGGTGGTTACAAAACTATCTTTCAATGATATTGATACAGTTTTAGACGAAGAAGATAGTGTGAATAAAATAGAAGCACCAAAGTCGATTGAACGTTTAGAACAAATAAGTAGTTCGAATGCGATACGTAAATTAGAAGAAGAAACAAGCAATGATTATGATGATGATTCAGATAATGAAAGAATACAAATCCATAATGATAATATCGATTTAACTGGTTTTGATGTATTAGATAGTTATAAAGCACCAGACAGTGATGATATCATATTAAATGACGTAGAAGTATTAGTTTAATATATTCGTAATAATATTCATAATATAATGTAATAAAAATTATATTATGGAAAAAACTTTAGCATTAGCTGGTTTAATAACCTTATTATTTTGCATCTGCAAATTATTAGAAATGAAGTATATTGATAAAGAATGGAAACCATTAAAGCATTTAGTTCGTGATTCACTAATTGTATTTATAACATCATTTTTGGGTGTATTTATATATCTTCGTGGACAAGGAACTGTTACCGATTTTATAAATGTAATAACTGAAAACAAATCATTAGATTTAAAAGGCACACAAGTATTTACTGGTGATCCAGAGTTCTAAGTATATTATTATTATATATTATTATTATATAAATGAACAAATCAAATAACCTTGTTTTAGGTAGTATTAAAAATATAACTCAAAAGAAAAAAGAATGCCCCAAAGGTAAAGAATATAATACGAAAACAAAACGTTGTGTTAATAAATGTAAAGAAGGGTATATGAGAAATACAGATTTTAATTGTGTAAAAAATAAAACGAAGAAAGAAAAAACAAAAATTTCCCCCAAAAAAACAAAAAAGAAAAAAATTGAAAAGAATTCTCCTAATAAAGTAAAAAGCAATAGTAAAGAGATGGTGAATACACGAAAGAGTAATAAAACGGATATTAAAACATTGGTAACCGGTTTTAAAACAGATGGTATGAGTTTCTTAGAAAAATTAAAAGAAAAAGATATAGAAAATATTATACGTCATTCAAATGCAGCATATTATAATACAAAAACACCATTACTTACTGATAATGAATTTGATATAATAAAAGAATATATGGAGAGAAAATACCCTGAAAATGAAATATTAGATAATATTGGAGCAGAAGTATTGAAAAATAAAGTAGAATTACCTTATGAAATGCCTTCAATGGATAAAATAAAGCCCGATTCTAATGCATTACAAAATTGGACTAAGAAATATAATGGTCCATATGTAATTTCAAGTAAATTGGATGGAGTAAGTGGATTATATACAACAGAAGGTGATAAACCAAAATTATATACTCGCGGTAATGGAAAAGTAGGACAAGATATATCTTATTTATTATCTGTATTAAAATTACCAAAAGATAAAGATATAGTAGTTAGAGGTGAGTTTATTATACCCAGAAAAGTATTTGAAGATAAATATATAAAAACATTCGCAAATGCTCGAAACTTAGTATCAGGAATTATAAATAGTAAAAAAATAGATGAAAAAACAAAAGACCTTGACTTTGTAGTTTATGAAGTAATAAAACCTGGTTTAATACCTAGTCGTCAAATGAAAAAAATAGAAGCATTAGGTTTTAAAATGGTATTACATCAAGAAGATAATGCATTAACAAATGAAAAATTATCAGATATATTAATTGATTGGAGAACTAATTATGAATATGAAATGGACGGAATTATTATAAGTGATGATAAAATATATAAACGTATAAGTGGAAATCCTGACCATGCATTTGCGTTTAAAATGGTTATATCCGACCAAGTAGCAGAAGCAAAAGTAGTCGATGTAATATGGCAAATTAGTAAAAATGGTTATTTAAAACCAAAAGTACAAATAGAGCCAGTTAGATTAGGAGGTGTTACAATTCAATATGCAACCGGTTTTAATGCAAAGTTTATAGAATCAAATAAAATAGGAATAGGTGCGATTATTCAAATAATTCGTAGTGGCGATGTAATACCATTTATTCAATCAGTCGTACAACCAGCAGAAAATGCAAAAATGCCTACAGAAGAATATCATTGGACAGATACAGGTGTAGATATAGTTTTAAATAATATTGACGATAATGATGATGTTAAAGAAAAAATAATAACAGCATTTTTCACAACTTTAAAAGTAGATGGTTTATCAAGTGGAAATGTGAAACGTTTTATGAAAGCAGGATATAAAAGTATATCTAGTATATTGAAAATGTCGAAACAAGATTTTGAAAAAATAGAGGGTTTTAAAAGTAAAATGATCGAAAAAGTGTATACTGGTATTCAAACCAAAGTAAAAGAAGCAAGTTTATTAGATATTATGGTTGCATCAAATTTATTAGGTCGTGGATTAGGTGAAAGAAAAATGAAACCAATTATGGAAGCACACCCTGATATATTAACAATCAGTGAATCTAATGATAAAAAAATAAAGATGTTACAAGAAGTAAATGGAATAGGAAGTGAAAATGCAAAAAGTTTTGTATCAAATATATCACTATTTATCGAGTTTTTAAAAGAAACTAATTTGGAATATAAATTAAATACAAATATTTTAAAGGAGGAAAAAATACAAACACGTAGTCGAACAAAAAGTAAAGAAAATGAAGAAAATAAAGAAAAACATATATTGCACGATAAACATATAGTGATGACTAAAATTCGTGATAAAGAAATAATAGAAAAATTAAAAGAAAATGGAGGATTTTTAGATGATAATGTGAATAAAAATACCTTTGCATTAATTGTGAAAGAATTAGATGATAGTTCCAATAAAATAAAAAAAGCAAGGGATTTGGGAATACGAATAATGGTCCCTAGCCAATTTAAAGAAGAATATTTTTGATTTTATTTAATGTAATTATATAATTCTATATTTTGATTCATAAATATAGGTTTCCAAGTAGTTATATAAGTTTTACTCGTATTATAAACCATAACATTTTCGTATAATGGTGTTGTATAAATTGGTAAATAATTATAATTAGGTTGCATGTATGGGAATGGATTGAAATTATATAAATGTACTGTAGTAATTAGTACTATTACTATACCAGTTACAATATATTCAATAAATTGTTTTATAACTCTATTCATATTAATTACTATTTTAATATTACGAAAATCATAATATTAAATTCATTTTTTTATAAATCAATTTGGATGGACACGATTAATTGGTTTAAATATACTACGAGCCATATTATATGTAATAAATACAAAGAAAGCAGTAGGAATAATTACTTCGGGCATAGTTGTTATTATTATAGTATAATTATTGTTATAATAATAATATAAGTTTCAATTTTTTATACATAACTGGGTATATTATCTAAATCAATTATATTATCAGTGACTGCTTCCTTCCATTCATATTGATTAAAAAAGTCATATTTTAATTGATTTACTGGTGTATGATTATGAACAGTTCGTGCGATCATTTTATATAATTTAAAGTTTGGATATCTTTCTTCTCCATTTTTTTTATATAATATGTTTTTGTTATTATCATCAGTACACCATCGCTCAACAGTTTTCTTTAATTCAGTAAAGGTTTCATCTTCAATATCATCAACAAAGTCATAAATAGAACAGCCCAGACGACATAAATCAAAACTATAATTTGGTTCTAACCTGGGTTTATTAGAATTAAAATAAGGTTCACAATTATATTGTGTGTTCGCATCACCATCTTTTGAAAAACTATCACTACAGAAAGTGAAATTATTATATTTGTATATACTTCTTCCAAAATCAATTATTTTAAAGATTTTGTTATATGTAGGAACACGATATAATGTATTTTTATATTTGTAAAATAAATATTCAATATCTGTATGAATATACATAATATTATTAGTATGCAAATCATTATGAGTAAATTGAAAGGTATTTTGAAAACAAAGTAAACACATAATTACTTGAAATAATGCAGAAGATGATTTATTATCATCAAGTAATTTTTGTTCAAATAAATCATCAATCGTTCCATTACATTTTTCAAGACATATAAATTGGACAGGATAATTATGTATATATGCATATGAATCACTTGAAGAACATAATGAATTTGAATTATTTGAATCATCACTATCTGTTTCCCATTCAGTATCATCATCATTATCATCATCATCATTGGAACTGTAATTTTCTTCACTATTATTGCAACTATCAGATGATGAATTGGATTTTAACGAATTTGTCGTAGATGATTTTTTTGAACTATTTTTATTGTAAACTAATAGTTCATTAATATCTTGAATACTTGATGTAGTTTGATTATTATTTAAATCAGGTAATGAGACACATGTGATATTGTGTTTATAATCATCCGTTAAATTTAATTTTTCTTTGTTTTTATATGTTCCTGTACAATATGACTCTTCATTATTTGAAATAGAAAAAAGTTTATTTATATTATTATTAAAAAAGGTTGAATCTTCGTAATAATCAATTTCATCAGAAATATCATATTTAAATACCTTTTGAATACCTAAATAGGAACCATAATAATCTAATCCATTGATAAAACCATGATAATTTAACAATTGACTGGTTAAATAATAAAAGAAGTTATCAACATACGAAAAATTATTTGTATCTAATAACTTTGGATCACTATCACATTGTAATGTAGGTAAATTTAAGATAGAAGAGTTGTTTTCATATTTACCTATTAAAAATTTCATAGGGTCAATAAGCGGTGAATTTTTTATAAAAATAGGTCGAGTTATAATTTCATTTGTATTCATATTTTTAATAGTATCTTTGTTAATTATGTGATATTTATGGTTCAATGCAATTTTATTATAATTAGTATCGTTTAATGAAAAAAATAAATTATATAATGGATTATACATTTGAATATTAGAAATATCAAAAGGATTATAATTATATTCTAAATCTTCTGGGCTAAATTGATAATTTTGTTCATTATAAATATGATCAATCATATTATTTTTATAATAATGTATTTGGAATTTAGAAGAATCGCTCATACTAATGTTAATATAACAAATATATATTTATTAAAATGGTTTTTTAAACTAATCTTATAATATCACTACGTTTAAGATATGATATATTAATCTAAATAATATATTATAATGACTTTAGAATTAAAAAAATTCAATATGCGTGATATTACATTTAAACCGAATGAGAATAAAGGTCCAGTGATTGTTATGATAGGAAGACGTGATACTGGTAAATCTTTTTTGGTTCGTGATTTACTATATTATCATCAAGATATTCCAATAGGAACAGTTATATCAGGAACTGAAGCTGGTAATGGATTTTATGCAGAACATGTTCCTAAATTATTTATTCATGAAGAATACAATACCGTATTAATTGAGAACATTCTGCGGCGACAAAAAACGGTGCTGAAACAAATGAAAAAAGAACTGGAAGTGTATAAAAGATGTAATATAGACCCACGTACGTTTGTAATATTAGATGATTGTTTATATGATCAATCATGGTCTCGAGATAAATTAATGAGATTGTTATTTATGAACGGCCGTCATTGGAAAATTATGTTAATTATTACGATGCAATATCCTTTGGGCATTCCTCCAAATTTAAGAACAAATATCGATTATGTATTTATTTTAAGAGAACCTTATTTAACAAATAGAAAGCGTATTTGGGAAAATTATGCAAGTATGTTTCCTACATTAGAGTCATTTTGTGCAGTTATGGATCAAACTACTGAAAATTATGAATGTTTGGTTATTAATAATAATTCAAAATCAAATAAATTACATGATCAAATTGCTTGGTATAAAGCAGAAAATCATCCACCTTTTAAGTTAGGTTCAAAAGAATTTTGGGAAATATCTAAAAATATGGGGTCAGATGATGAAGATGAAGCATATGACCCATCAAAAGGAAAAAAACGACAAGGTCCAGCTATTAATGTAAAGAAAAGTAAATGGTAATAGATTATGAAACACTATCAATATCAGACATATCATCATCTGAAAAACAATCAATAAATTGTGTTCGTGTTATAATAGGCGGAAATACTTCATCTGTTTCTGTCTCTGTATCACTTTCTGTATTATCATAAGAAGGAATTCTGATGGGTGGTTCAATTAATAGACTATTACTTATTTCATTATTACTTGTACCATTTATAATACTATCTATCAGTTCATAATTAATATCTGTAAAACGAATATGTTGTGGTATATTTTCATTTTCAAATGTATCTTCTTCTTCTTCATCATATTCTTCCTCCTCTTCATCATTATTTAAATGATATGTATGATCTAAATGACTATTCATATCATTATTAAACCAATTATCATTTCTATTTAGAGGAACAGCCTCCTTAAAATATTCTGAAGTTTTTTTTGTTTCTTTATTCAATTTAAGTAGTCTTCTTCCAAAAATAGGGTTATTATGTTTAAACTTTTTTAAAGATTCTATCCATTTATATTTTGCATTTTCTTGAATACTTAAATCTAACGTATGACGGTATTTATAATAAAGTTGAACATGGTATTTAAATGTATTATAGATTAAATCTTCAGGTACTTTCTTATTAAGTAGAATTTTACATTTTGGTAATTTAATATTAAAATCGCTTAACATTTTTTTAATTTGTTTAACAACAACAGATTTTGTATTTAATTTTAAATAATTTTCAATTAAATAATTACGTATACCTACTTCATTATCACATTGAAATTTACTCATATGAAAATTTGTCATAAAATATAGATGATATATAGTCGGTATCACAATATCATTGTGTTTAAAGAAAAAATATATATTATATAAATTGGCTTTAGAAAATGGAGAATTATCATATGGATTTTTAATTGATAAAGGGAGAGAAAACATCATATCACAATTATATAATGAAGTGTTAATTATATTTTTTAGATCAGAAATAGAAAATAAATATTTTGTGCTTTTTACATAAAGTGATAATATTCTGGGTTGTTTTTCATTAATTTTGTTATAACACAAGTCTTTATCATTTGCTATTTTTGCGGATTTAAATTTATAACGATAGACCAAATAACTTAAGGAATGATATTGTTTTTGAATTTTACAAAAGTAATTAATTAACATTTCTTTATTTTCATTATTAAGAAAAGGATTAAATAAAAACATTTTTAATATTTCAAACTTACTACAATCTTTCATGTTAATAAACAATCCAGAAGTATAATTTATAAATGGTGTATTATCATTCATTTTATTGTGAATAAATATATTATTATTAACAATATTTAGATAATCAATATTATCATTTTTATTAATTAAAGGAGTATGGTATAATAGTTTGAAAGTAGACATCTATATAAATAAGGATATACATATTTATATAGATTTAATAATATATTTAATCCGATTTTTCTTTATCATTATCATTATCGTTTAATATTTGTTTCATAAATTCTTCATTGCGTAGTTGAGTGGCTTCCGGTGTTGTCTCTTCTCTGCTATCAAAATCAACATTTTCGGTTACTCCTGATAAGTTACCTTCTTCATCAATAGTTTGTGTTAATACATTACCACTCTTTTGAGCCTTTTCAATATTTTCACGAATAGCTTGCTTCTTAGTTTCACGAACACGTTCTTCAAATTCTTTCTTTGCGAGTTCTTCGTTTTTCAATTTTTCTTGGTGAAGAGCATTAAGTTCCTCTTCCATGTGTTCAACACGTCCTGTTTTATAAGCATCCGGATCCCATGGTAACCATGTTCCAACCGGCCCAACAAAGATATCATGACTAGGGTCTTGTTCACGTAATTGCTTACTTTTATTTTCAGCTTCGTCTTGTGTACCATAAACACCTCTAATCTTTAGTCCACGAACAGACGTTTGGAAAGCATGTTCCTTATTAAATTTTTCATTTAATTTATCTTCTTCTTTATCCATAAAATTTTTATAATCATCTTCAATACCACTTTTCTGTAATTTGCTTGATTCTTCTTTAACAAATTCATTAAAATCACTGATAAGAGTATCTACTTTTAAAGAATATTTATATGCGATAAAATGAATAAATTCAAAATAACGTTCCATAGATTTAGAAAAATCCCAACGTTTAATGAATTGATCAAACAAATAAACCTCACGCTTCTTTAAAATTTTTTCGGGAGATACAAATGATAAGCATGCGAATTTTTGACCAGCAATTGGTTGGTCTTCATCGCATAAATCAATATATTTAGGATTCTTTTGTCCGTTTTCTAAAGTCTTTTTTTCAAAAGTAGACATATACTATTGTATCGTTCTATTATTTAAGTAATTTTTATATTAATAACTAATTCATATAATTTAGAAAAAAATCTGATATATAGTATATACGATGGACGGACTTTTCGATCTTAACGAATTAGTAAAACGTGCTATTAAGTACTTAATTGAAGGTTTAGCAGTTGGTATTTGTGCTATGTTAATCCCCAAGAAACCTTTATCGGTTGAAGAAGTTATGATTATTGCTTTAACAGCCGCTGCTGTTTTCAGCATCCTTGATGTTTTCATTCCTGCTATGGGGGATTCTACCAGAACCGGTGCTGGCTTCACCTTAGGTAGTTCTTTAGTTGGTGGTTTGAAATTTGCTGCATAAATTAATTAATTAAATTATATTTTTATTCTTATGAATATAATTTGATAGAATTCAACTATGAATATATCTGTTTAAAATATATATTATGGACGTTTTCTTTTACGCATTTTTGATTTTATTAATGTATTTTTTAGCAGGTATTAATAAAGCAAATGATTTTTCATCAACAGTTAAAGGGTTTCAAAATATGTTTTTCTTGAAAAAATTACCTGATTATTTCTATTATTTAACAATATTTGGTGTTGTTTTATTGGAAATATTCGCACCTATTATCATACTATTTTCTTTGTATACAAATACATATACAGAATATGCATATTATTCTAGTATAGGATTAGCATTGTTTACTGTTTTAGCAACTTTAATATATCATTTTCCTTCCAACAAAGGTCAATATTACGCTTTTATGAAAAATTTAACAGCAACCGGTTCATTAATGTTACTTTCAACCCAATTTCATTAACGTAATTATCTTATAATAATATATATGGATTATTATTTATTAATTATTTTAACCTTTGTTGTAACTGCTCTTTGGGACGTAGCATTGCGTTTTATGTCGCTTAATTATGATAAGCTACCAAAATTTTTTCAAATGGATTTCGTGGAAGATTTGATACCTTATTTTAAACATCATACTTTATTAGCAGCGGCTCTTATTGCTGGATTTGTAGGTGCTACTACGCAACCATTTATTTTATCATTAATGTCTTTTCCAAAGAATATTTTTGATATAGTTTATGTATTGAAGTTTATGATAATAACATTTATAATTAGTGCATTATATGGTTTTGTAATGAAAGGTAGTAAATTATTTCCTCATTTAGAAAAACATTATTATGATAAATTGGGTATTGCGAGAAGTATGTATACTGATGGAGTATCTGGGTTAATTGTTCAATCTACATTATTGGTAATTTATACTGTATTTACATTAGATAAGTAATTAAATTATATTTTATTATTATGAATATAATTTAAACAGTAGGGAAATATTCCCAGTCTAAATCTCCACATACCTTTTTCCATATCATATCTTGTTCTAATTGTTTTTCACGGTCTTTCATCATAGGAATATAAGGTAAATATTGGGTTTGGTCTAATAATACACATAATTGGTAAAGCGTATATGTGTAATTAAAGAAATTTGTTCGGTTAGGAGGGCAATGCACCGCCCAAGGCTTTTGGATTTCAATAAACAATACACATAATGTTTCATGTAATTCTTCATTCATGATGGGTGGTTTTACACCGAACAAAGAATTAATGTATTGAATATGTTCAAAATACTTGTTATAATTTAATTTTCGTAAAATATCACGCATTTTATCATAGTTAATTTCTTTCATATTTGTAATACGTTCTTTTTTAATTCGTGCTCTTATATTTTCAATGACTTCTTCTGGTATTTGAGTAGTTTCTTTGGCTTGAAATTGGGATAAAATTTCCTTGAAATGATTTAAACGAATATATGCAGTATACGATACTTCATTTGGGGGTTCTTTATTACTTGGTTTATTACTATCTACTATATAAGTTACAAATTTACAACATTGAAGATTATTACATATTAATACCCCTTCTTCGTCTTGTGGTATTAATTCTCCTTCATTACAATATTCACATTTATCTGCATTAATAATATAATCTTGTGGTTGTAAAGTTCCTATATTCATATTTCTCCAATATTGTTGTAAATATTGTTTAGATTGTGTATATTTTTCATTATTAATATCAGAAGATTCATTATTTGTAGATTTAATTTTGAAAAAACTATTTAATGTATCGGTATTTTGATTCACATTTATTGAATTGCCTGATATTTGTTTTTTTTGTTCAAAAAAATCAAAAATATATTTGGAATTGTCTAATAAATACCTTTTCTTTTCAAGTTTTAATTCTCGTATTTGTGATGTAATGGTTTTAATTTGATCGGAAATTTCCATATATTCACTTACCTGACCTTTTTTTAATGTTGGTATAATCGCATTTAAACGTTTTTTTTCATTAATAAGGTTCGGTATAGTTTCTTCTTTATGTTCTTGAAATTTTATTAACATAGACTGATGAGTTTCATCAATCGTATTAATTATGGTATTTTTTTTATTCATAAATATATTATAATTTAGGTTTTTATATATTTATGATGGTTAATATTAAATTAATAATTTCAAATATATATTGTGGAAAAACAAACTCGTAAAAGTGGAAAAAAATCAATATAATTAATGTTTATATGCCTACCAAATTAAACATAGATTTACCATCCAATATTAAACTAGATAAAGCAACTTATCAACGAATGATATTTATAACAAATGCTTTAGAACAAGGATGGACAATTAAAAAAAAAGAAGACTCTTATATATTTACCAAAAAACATGAAAATCGACGTGAAATATTCCAAGAAAATTATTTAGAAAGTTTTGTAAAAACGAACATTACCAATCTATAAAATTAAGTAAATTATTTAATTTTATACGTAAAGTAGAGCTAAAAATATATAAAAAATATATAAAAAATTAAAAAGCATATATCAAGTAAAAAAAGTAAAAGTTAATGCATTTAGGAAAAATAAAAAAATAATTAATTATATTTTTCTGAAATTATTTTCTTTGTAGAAGTATATAGAATAGAATTCTAAGATGGCTGGTGGACTTATGCAATTAGTCGCTTATGGCGCACAAGACGTGTTCCTTACAGGAACCCCCGAAATTACCTTCTGGAAGGTGTCTTACAGACGCCACACAAACTTCGCTATGGAAAGCATTGAACAAACTTTCTCTGGTCAAGCCGACTTCGGCCGTCGTGTTACATGCACAATCAGCCGCAACGGTGATCTTGCCTACCGTACATACCTTCAAGTCACTCTCCCCGAAATTAACCAATCATCTGCTGCTCACGCTCGTTGGTTAGACTGCCCCGGAGAACAACTCATCTCCCAAGTTGAAGTTGAAATTGGTGGCCAACGTATTGACCGTCAATATGGTGACTGGATGCACATCTGGAACCAAGTCACTCTTTCCAGCGAACAACAAGCTGGTTACTACAAGATGATTGGTAACACCACCGCTTTAACATATGTTACTGACCCTGGATATGCCGCTGTTAACGGACCTTGCGCTTCTACTGCCGGACCTGCCCAAGTCTGTGCTCCCCGCAACGCTCTTCCTGAAACCACTCTTTATGTTCCCCTTATGTTCTGGTTCTGCCGCAACCCTGGACTTGCCCTTCCCTTGATCGCTCTTCAATACCACGAAGTTAAGGTCAACATTGACTTCCGTCCTATTGGTGAATGCTTATACGCCGTTAAGGAACTTGGTGCTTCCGGAACTGCTTCCCAATCTGCTGCTGCTGCTTACCAAAGCTCCCTTGTTGCCGCATCTCTCTACGTTGATTATATCTTCCTTGATACCGATGAACGTCGCAAGATGGCACAAAACCCCCATGAATACTTGATTGAACAAGTTCAATTCACTGGTGATGAATCTGTTGGTTCTTCTTCCAACAAGATCAAGCTCAACTTCAACCACCCTTGCAAGGAACTCGTCTGGGTTGTCCAACCTGACGAACACGTTAACTACTGTGACTCTTTAATTGCTGGTAAGGTTATGTACAAGGCTCTTGGTGCCCAACCTTTCAACTACTCTGATGCCGTTGATGCTTTACCCAATGCCCTTTCTGCTTTCGCCGGAAAAGACACTCTTTCTGGTGCTACCGAATTTATTGATGGACAATTGTTTGCAGATGGACCCGGTACTAATGGTACTGAATCTGATGCTGCTGCATTCGTTCTTGCCGAAACTGCCCTCGACATGCACTGCTGGGGTGAAAACCCTGTCGTCACCGCTAAGCTCCAACTTAACGGCCAAGACCGCTTCTCTGAACGTGAAGGTTCTTACTTCGACACTGTCCAACCTTACCAACACCACACCCGTGCCCCTGATACCGGTATCAACGTTTACTCCTTCGCTCTTCGCCCTGAAGAACACCAACCTTCCGGTAGCTGCAACTTCTCCAGAATCGACAACGCTGTCCTTCAACTTGTCCTTTCTGCTAACACTGTTAAGAGCTCTAACACCGCCAAGGTTCGCGTTTACGCAGTCAACTACAACGTTCTCCGCGTAATGTCAGGCATGGCGGGCGTGGCATACAGCAATTAAGCATCTTATTAGAACTGCATTTAGCTGTTAATTATTAAAAAATTTATATAATAAAAAATTATAATTATATAAATTAATAAAACAATTCTATTATTTCTATGGTCTTATCTGGAATATTTTCAATCCAATAATCAATCTGTAATTGTAATGCAGAAATTCTAGCTTTCCATTCATCTATTTTACTTTTTGTAATTTGTAATACGCCATAACCATTCAATTTCCAACAAGATTTTATTTTTTTTCCAGAGTTATCAGTATAATCATCTGGATTGAATCGTATAAATACAATCGGTCTATGATTTAAATCTTGAGAAATTTCCATTAATCTTTTGTTTTCACAAGAACAATCATAAGTATCGTGTTTATTTTCATCTACTTCTACGATTATAATATGACTACCCAGTTCCAGTAATAAATCAGGGCGTCTTTTACTACACCCATCTTCAATTCGTTTGTCAGCTATCCAACCAAAATTTGGAAATTTTTTAATAATTCGTTCTACAATATCTCTTTCTTTGGTTTTAAAATTTCTTGAAATTTCAATATCAGGACAAAAATGAATACAACAAGGTAAACAATAACCATTGTATTTTTTAATACTTCTTGTTTCACATAAAGGTGCTTTGCACAATTCACTACCACCATGTATTTTACATCTTGAAGGTATTTTTCCACATGGACATTTTTCACAACATTTTATACAAACCACAATACTTTTACCGCAAGGACATAACTCTTTACTATTTGGATTGCATATAGGACACCGTCTTCTACGTTTATTGTGTTCACATATAGCTACGCTTCCACATTTCAAACAATCTCTTTTTTCTTTTCCACATTTGCATAATTCTGTTCCAGAACAACTTTTACATCTAGATTTTCTAAGTGGTTTATCATTATGAGTTTCATCAAAACATATTCCATTTCCTTTGCATGGAATACAGTGATATCTTCTTCCTCCATGTTCGCATAAAGGTGCTGGTCCTCCCATATTATATATATTACTATATTTTATTTTATATAATTAATAATTAATTATATAAATGCCTAAACATTTTCATTAATACAATCTTTTTTAAGTTTTTCCTTTTTATTTAAATACGCTTGTCTTGCATATTGTTGTTTTTTTTCTTTTGTAATATTAGTAATATATTTAGTCCGTTGTTGGTAATCACTAACTCTTTTTTTATGTTCTTCTTTATGACTTTCGTAGTAATTTTTGTTTTTCAATAAATATTTATCAAGTTGTAATTTTAAAGTTGTAACTTCATTTTTAAGGGCCTCGTTTTCCTCTTCTAGAAGTCTAATTTTTTCGTCTTTATCCATTGTTATATAATTATATAAAAAATATTTATATAATTAATCAGTAAATGTTTAATGATAACCAATATAATTACTTGGTTCTAATTGTAATAATATTTTTAAGTCATCATTCGTCAATTGATTAGATAATTGATTATTTATTGAATAAATAAATGTTGTATATTCATCTTTTGAAATATAATATTTACCTCGGGAATATTCTTTTACTAATTCATATGCATTTTGAATATTTTTTGATTTTAAATAACATTGAAGTGGTTCTGCTAATACAATATAATTATTTAATTCTTGTTCGATCTTATTTACATTTGGTCTAATTTTCGTAATTCCTTTTAAAATATTATTGAATGCGATTACAATATAACCAAATACAGAACCATAATTACGTATAACAGTACTATCAGTTAAATCTCGTTGCATTCGCGAAACAGGTAATTTAGAACTCATGAATTCAAGTAAACAATTCGCCAATTTTAAATTACCCTCGGCGTTTTCAAATAAAATAGGGTTTACTTTATGAGGCATTGTGCTACTCCCAACTTCAGTTTCAACCGTTTTTTGTTGAATTAAATCTTTACTAATGTATAACCAAATATCTTGGCAAAAATCGATTAAAATAGTATTGATACGTTTTAAATGATCGAATAATTTTGCGATATTATCATAATGCTCTATTTGTGTAGTATATTCTTGTCTTTTTATATTATAGATATTTAAAAAATCTATAAAAAAGTCTGTCCAATTTATATTATCATAAACAAATACATGAGCACACGAATTACCATTCGCACCTCCAAACTTTGCAAAAAACTCGTATTTTAATAAATAATGATATTCAATATCTAACCTATCAACAAAAACTAACAATTCTTTATAAAATGTGCTGGGTGTAGCTAATTGACCGTGTGTATAAGTAGGAAATGATAGGTTTTCATATGGTTCACCTAATTTATTTATTTTACGAATAATGTTACATATAAAGGGTATATATAGGTCGTGAATACAATCTTTTAATAATATCGCATAAGATACACTATTAATATCATTACTGGTCAATCCAAAATGAATAAAAGGCACTAAATTCGTCATATCCAGGTTCTTACATAACATACATTTTTTTTTGATAAAATATTCAATAGCTTTAACATCGTGATTTGTTTCTTTTTCTATTTCTTTGATTAATAAAGCATCGTCTATTGAAAAATAATCATAAATATCTCGTAAAAATTGAAAACAATATTCATTAATAAAATCGTTTAAATTATTATTTATTGATTGCAAATTAAGTATAAGTTTAATTAAATATTCAATTTCTACAAATACACGTTTTTTCATTAAAGCAACTTCTGAAAAATATTCGGATAATACAGATGTATATGACGAATATCTTCCGTCAATAGCAGATACCGCAGTTAATGATGTTTCAATAGTGGACATTATATACTATATGTGTATTATTTTATATGTTTTTAAAAATATAAAAAGAATGTGTTTATATTTTTAATGATTATTTCAAAAGATAAACAGTTTATATTTATACACATTCCAAAAAATTCAGGAACTGAAATGACAAATAATATACAAAAGGTATATAATAACTGTGAAAAAATAGATAAAGTAGATAAAACAAATGGTATTGATAAGATGCACTTATATTTAGATGTAATATCTCAATATATTGATAAAGATATTTTTAAAAATTATATTAAATTTTGTATAATAAGAAACCCTTATTATAAAATATTTTCAGCTTGGAATTATTTGAAAGAACGTTATGAATATAATAATGTTAATGATTTTATTAAATATAAATTAAATGAAGAATTTATATATGGATTTGAATTAATACCTGGAGATGCGAGAGTTCATTATAGACCACAATATACTTTTATATATGATAATAATGAAAAAAAAAATGTAGATTTTATTATAAGATATGAATATTTAAATGAAGATATTAATTTATTTAATGAAAAATATAACTTAAATATACCATTATATGGTAATAATTCACATAAAGATTATTTAAAATATTTTAATAATGAAAGCATACATAAAATTAATATACTTTATAAAAAAGATTTTGAATTATTAAATTATGAAATGATAAACAGTAATATAGATACATATTTTGATAAAATATATATTATTAATTTGGATAAAGATGTAAAAAGAAAAAGTAATATGATTAGTCAAATGGTTAAACATAACATTCATAATTATGTTTTTCAAAAAGCAACATCAGGTATTGATATAGATAAAAATGAATATATTAAAAATAAAGAATGGGCTTATCCCGGTAATAATTTTTGTAACATTAATAATAACTGTAGTTGTAGTGGTAAAGGGTATGAATTAAGTGTAAATGAAATAGCATTACATTTATCGCATTATCATATATGGAAAGATATTGTAAAAAATAATTATCAAAAGTGCTTAATATTAGAAGATGATTGTATTTTTACAGAAAATATTAACACATTTAATAATATTATATCAAATATTCCAAATAATTGGGAATTATTATACTTAGGACACAGTAAAAAAATTAATGGTTCATACGGTAATAATTCAATAATAATTAATTCAGATTTTAATAAATTATTATATGGAATAAATGAAACACATATTTATGCAATAACAAATGATTGTGCGAATATTTTGATAAATAACATGTTACCTATAAGAGCAGCTGTTGATGGATATTTAGGACATTTTATGGTAACAAAAAAAGTATTATCAAATGTTTTTGTATCTCGTAATGATTATGGAATAAATGGAAGTTTATATGGTATGATGCCATCAACTATGTCTGTTTCTAATAATATAATTAATAATAATACAGATAAAGTAAGTGTAATAATACCCACATACAATCGTTTTCAATATTTACTGAATGCTATTGAATCTGTACAAAAACAAAGTTATAAAAATATAGAAATAATAGTAATTAATGATTGTTCTACTGATAAACAATATTACAACCATGAATGGAATGATATAATAATGATACATCTCCAAAAAAATAGTAAAGATATATTTGGATATGGTTGTGCAGGATATGTACGTAATCAAGGATTAAAAGTAGCAACTGGTAAATATATAGCATTTTGTGATGATGATGATATTTGGTTTCCAAATAAATTAGAAATACAATTAAAAGCTATGAAAGAAAATAATTGTTCTATGTCTTCTACAGATGGATTTCATGATGTAGGTGAATATAATGATAATAAATCCTATAAAAAAATGAATGCAGAAGTTCATTATAATACTTTACAAAGTATTTATAAACACAAAAACTCAAAGTTATTAGAAAATGGTTTTCCAAAAATATGGGATTATCAATTTCTTCAAATTCATAATTGTATGATAACAAGTTCGGTAATTATTGAGAAAAAAATATTGGATTTAATAAATAATTTCAAAAATATGCGTCCACCAGGTGAAGATTATGAATGTTGGATGCGAGCATTACAATTTACAGATAGTGTTTATGTAGAAGATGTTTGTTTTTATTATAATGCTGAAAATTATATTAACTAAATAACATTTTTCTAGGGTTTTTCTTAATAGGTTTTTCTATTTTATAATCTTCACCTACTTCTTTTGCTTCTTTTTGTTTCTCTGGATCAATAATGTCTTCTATATTTTTTTTCCAAATTGCACCTTCACTCCAATTATTATTTATTTCTGTATTACAACTTTTAATATAACATTCGCCAATTTTTAAGAAAATTTCTACATCATTCGCATTTACAAAAAACATATTATTTTTATTATAATATTTACTAAAAAGGTTTCGTAATGTTAATATATCAGCATTATGGTAACGACATAATATTATAATAGGTTTATCATCATGGACAATTGTTAAAAATCGTTCTATTCTACGTTTGTATTTTTCTAAATTTTTATCATAATAATCTTTCCAATTAGGAACAATAGTATCTTCTTTAAATCCATCATTTATATTTACAGTAGGATAATCATGAGGAAATTGAAATCCATATTTATCAATCACTCGAGTTTTCTTTTTATTTAAATACAAATCTGTATGATAATCCGCAAAATTATTTTGAAAACAACGTGTAATAGCTGTTATAGATGATTGTACCCAATCAAATGGTAAAGCAAACTGTCTTCTGTCCAATCCACGTAAAGCACTTGCCGGAGAACAATCATATCCTATAGTTAAAAAATTATAATTATCCATTTATATTATAAAAAGATAAAATGCAAAAAAAACAAGAAAAAAAAGTCACTGGTTTTTTTTAAAATGGACATAAAATTCTTGTCCATTTTTTTATTATGGCAGACACTTTTTTTTTGAAAAAACACACTTTTTGGATTTTGCCTGAAAAAGCTTTAAAAACGAAAACAATAATTTTCATTTGTTACTGAACTTTTTTTTTATAATTTTGTCAGAAAACAATTTAGGCGAATTATTATATAGCATTATATATATAAAATGCTACATGAAAATTCTCTAAAAATTCGCCCGAAATATCATTGTGAAAAATGTGATTATTCATGCAGTAAAAAATCAGATTTTAATAAGCACATTAAAAGCAAGAAACATAATGCTACATATGAAGCTAAAAATGCTACAATTAATTCGCTAACTTGTAAATGCGGTAAAAAATATAAACATCACTCGAGTTTTTATAGGCATAAAAATATTTGTTTGTTTGAAGAAAAATTGGAAGAAAAATTGGAAGAAAATAATAATATAGATTATAAAGATATGTTTATAGAAATGATGAAAGAGAACCGAGAATTGCATAAAACTATACATGAAATAATTCCAAAGATAGGAAATACAACTAATAATACAACTAATACAACTAATAATAATCAACAATTAAATTTAAATTTATTTTTAAACGAACAGTGTAAGGATGCTCTCAATATAACGGATTTTGTTCGTTCATTAGAAGTAAATATGAATGATTTAGTTCAAACAGGTAAGTTAGGATATGTTGAAGGGATTAGTCGTATATTTGTAAAAGCATTAAAAGATATGGATGTTACAGAAAGGCCAATTCATTGTACAGATATAAAAAGAGAAATAGTCTATATAAAAGATCAAGATAAATGGGAAAAAGATGAAAATAATAAGGAAAAAATAAAGAAAACAATTAGAAATATAGAAAACAAAAATTTGAAAATGCTTCCTCAGTGGCAAGAAGACAACCCGGATTGTATGAATATGGAATCTAAAAAATCAGAAGAATTTATGGAATTATCGATAAATGCATTAGGTGGAAATGATGATAAGGACGTATCGGAAAAGAAAATAATGAAAAATATATTAAAAGAAGTGGTACTTGATAAAAATAATTTATAAAAAACAACATAAACAACATAAAGTGATTTTAATATTTAAACATATATGTCTTATACAATTTCAAATAGATTACAAACACAAAATGATTTATTATTGAATAATTTAATGGAATTTTATAATAAAAATAATAATCTTAAAAAAATAATGTGTATTATAAACGGAGAATCTAATATATCATTACGTATAGTAGATTGGTTTGTTACTAATTACGCTAAAAAATATTATACAGTATATGAATTAAAAAATGATTTTTCTGAAGAAGATGAAACATACCGTTTTAAGGTTTATAATGATTATAAATTAAAATTAAAAGCTTATTCAAAGAAGCGATTTGACCCGTTTTGTCGTTGGGAACGTATTACAGTTCCTTATGATGATGAAAAATTAATGGAAACTACTATCGGACAATTGAATTTTTTTAAATGGGCATTAGAAAATAAAATTATCGATTACATAGAAGAACATTATTCAACTATTGAAAAGGATATGAATGTTCGTAATAGTACATCAAAACGTATGTCGAAAATAGAAGATAGCAAAGATAATAAAACAAGAAAAAAGCGCGAAGAATTATCTATTTCAGCTTGTAAATGTATAAAAAAGGAGAATGTTAAAATTGTAGTAAAATTTAATTAAGTTTGGTCGACAAGATAATCAATGAAAATTTCAGAAGTTTGACTTTCAAATTTAGTTTCAGATAGATTAAATTCAGAACGACATAAAGGACATGCATTTTTACATTTGGTTGCACAATCAGAACAAATATAATGAAGACAGCTCGGTATATACATAGTTTCACCATTTAGTTCTTCGTAACATACCGGACAGTTATCCTTTTTATTTAATTCTTGATAATATTGACGAATGATTTTTTGATAATTATTTTGTTGTAATAATAATCGTTCGTCATACTGTTTTGTTCGTTCATCATAATATTGTTGTTTCTCAATATTATGAACTTTAGAATAAGTTAATTGTTTACGAAGGCGTTTAATACGAGAGTTAAAATGAAGCATAGCTATATCTGTTTCATGATGAATAGCTTGTAATGAATCTTGTAATGCATTTACTTTATCAAATAAATATTCATTCGTTTTCATTAAAACATGAGTATCATTTGAATTAGGAAATGGACGAAAATGTTTATAATAAGATACTTCAATAGCAATAGTAATATTATCGTCTTTTGAAATATCTTGTATTTTCATATAAGTATGTGGATTAGGATTATTTTTTGATTTTTTTTCATAAAGAGAAAATTGGTTATAGAAATTGTCTTTTATTATTTGAATATCAGGTAAGTTTTGCATAATGATTTCTTCATTCCAATGAATATTAATATTTTCAGTTAAGTTCAATAAATTCCCACTATTGTTAAAATTAACTTGTTCAATTGTAAATTCATTAGGAATAAAAATTTTATAGAAATATTTATTTACTGTGTTTGATATTAATGTTAAATCATATTTTAAACTATATTGGTTAAAATGCGAATAAATAGCTTTTGTGCATAAATGTTTTCGAGATTGTCTCATTATGATTAAATTGAGTTAATAATAATGATTATAAAAGAATCAATTTTTTATAATGTAATAGTATATATGGAAATAGTAGATCAAGAATTATATAATCAAATAAAAAAAAAAATATATGCAGATATTCCTCAACATAGTGCTTATCGTAGTGGTATTTTAGTTAAAAAATATAAGGATGCTTTTTCGAAAAAACATGGTTCCAAAAAACAACCATATAAAGGAAATAAAACAAAAAAGAAGGGATTAGCTAGATGGTTTGCAGAAGAATGGACAAATCAAAGAGGAGAAATAGGTTATAAATATAAAAACGATGTATACAGACCATCAAAGCGAATTACAAAGAAGACACCTACTACATTTAATGAATTAACTAATAATTCTATAAAAAAAGCACGTAGTCAAAAATATAGAAAAGGGCGTGTAAATCGTTTTACTGGAGGAAAAACTCGTAAAAATAAAGAACAATCAAAGATATATTTTGCAGATTATCCGGATTTTTTACCTAATTTAACTCCAAGAGAAATTTTTGAATTGGGTAGTTTCGGAGGAACTTATTGGAGACCAATTTATTCAAGTATAACAAAGAAAAATTATAAAAACAGACATGAGCGTTATCCTTTATCATGGTGGAAAAATATTCCAGATAATTATTTAACAAATGAAGTATGTGATATATCTATTAATAAGTATAAAGTACGAGTGGGTACATCACTTGAGTTTTGGGAAGAAAAGGGTTGGATGAATAAATTACACCCATATGGATGGGTAGAATGGTATTGTGATTTTTATCAAGGTAAACGAGGTCCCGATGATGAACGACAAATTATGCGTTGGAAAAATTTGGCTGGACCAAGAGGTCGTTTTATGCGTTTTTTAGTAACACAAATTATTCGTAAAAAATCCAATTGGAATGATGAAACTATTAGTCCAAAAATCAGACAAGTATTACAACATTGGGGATACCAATTAACAAAAAAGGATTATTTAAAAGAATTAAAACGTAGAGGATTATAATGATCTTGTTGGTTTATATTTTAAAATATCTAATATTTTACTTGTAGTTGGAAATTCATCAAAACCATATATATCTTGTAATAATAACCATTCGAATAAACCACCTGGATAAATGTATACATTATAAAACCCACATTTATGTAATTGATTATATTTGGTTTCAACTGAATTATCACTACTATTTTCGCCATAAATAATAATATTTGTTTGACTTGTGTTATAATTATTCAATAAATTATTCATGATAGTTTCTTCCTCGCTACTTATAACAGTATTTTTAATTAAACAATCCTGTTTATTTGAAGGTAATGTATTAATAAGAGTATAATTAAATTGTATAGCCTTTTGTAAATCTTCAAATGATATTTTATTATAGGTTTTATGGAATAATTGTGAGAACATGCTATTTATAATAAGAACTAAGTTTTAAATATTTTAATGTATTAAAAATAAAATAAAAAATTGAATACTATTTATATATTTATTTATATAACAAATATATAAAACATGGATCTACATCAAAATAAGTTAAGTAAGAGAGAATGGGAAACTATTGAGCAGCCAGTTTCTGAGAATGAAAAAAAAGTATTAAAAATGATAAAAGAAGGATATCATAATGTGAATATGAAATTAAATAATAAACAATCTCTATTCTCTTATATTAAAGTTGAACAAAATGAGAGTATAGAATATTATTTATTTCAAAAATATTTTGAAACCGAAATAAATAAAAATATATCCAAATATGGAACAAACATACCTAATTATGATACATTATTCACCTTTACAAAAAATCAAATAAAAAAAATGAGAAGTACAGATTCTTTACGAATTCAAAATTTGGAAAAAAATATCACTACAAATCGAAATAAAATATATGAATTTTTACTCATAGAGTTAACTAATGAATTATTACAAAGAATTCACAAAAGAAAAACAGATCATGCATTTTATTTATATACACTTCTTCAATTAAAGAAAGCATCTATTAATAATATTAATCGTTTTGTGTTGAATTATGTAGATGCTGCTATAGAATATACAAAATCATTAACTACTATTAGTAATATTATTCAAAATGCAACAGATTTTATTGAAAAAAATAAATATTTATTAGAATACGAAGATAAGGAACTATTTACTCATCAAAAAGAATTATATTGTATAATAAAATCGTCTGAAGAAGATTCATCTGAAGAAGAATTCATTCCAAAGTTAATATTTTATACAGCACCAACTGGAACTGGAAAGACGCTATCTCCGATTGGTTTATCAGAAAACAATCGTATTATCTTTGTGTGTGTAGCAAGACATATTGGTTTGGCGTTGGCTAAGTCTGCTATTTCAATGGAAAAAAAGGTGGCGTTTGCATTTGGTTGTGAAACCGCTTCAGATATTCGTTTGCATTATTATTCAGCAATTAATTATACGCGTAATAAAAAGAGTGGTAGTATAGTGAAAGTAGATAATAGTGTAGGTGATAATGTAGAAATAATGATATGTGATGTTCAATCATATATTACAGCAATGCATTATATGTTATCATTTAATAAATCTACCAAAATTATTACTTACTGGGATGAACCAACAATTACATTAGATTATGAAGAACATGATTTACATCCAATTATTCATAACAATTGGTCTGAAAACAAAATACCTACTGTAATTATGTCGTGTGCTACACTACCTACAATGGAAGAATTGCAACCAACAATACAAGATTTTCGTGTGAAATTTGAAAATGCAGATATTCATAGAATAAGTAGTTATGATTGTAAAAAATCTATACCTATTATTAATAATGAAGGATATTGTGTATTGCCTCATTATTTATATAAAGAATATGATGAATTAATCGAACATACTAATTACTGTTTATCTAATAAAACATTATTACGATATTTTGATTTGGAAGAGATTATTAAGTATATATCTTATATTAATACAGAAGGATTAGTAACAGATGAAAATTATTTAATTGATAATTATTTTGAAGATATAGTTAGTATTACGATGAATAGTTTGAAAATATATTATTTAAAATTATTATTGAATACAGTACCAGAACAATGGCCACATATTTATCAAAACATGATTTTACAAAGATATAAAAAATTTGAGAAACCATTACAAAAGATAAAAAGTATGGAACAAAATGGTTCTATTAAGACAAATGGTTTGGTTCGTACACAAAGTATTAATGTATTTAATAATATAAAACGAACATTACCAAAATCAACTGGGATATCATTAACTACTGCAGATGCATATACATTAACTGATGGACCTACTATTTTCTTGACCAATGATGTAAATAAAATTGGTTCATTTTATATAAAACAATCGAATATACCATTGACTGTTTTTGATAATATTTTAAAAAAAATTAATGAAAATAATATATTAGTAAAACGCATTGAACAATTAGAACGACAAATAGAAGCAAAGGAAAGTAAGAGTGAAGATAATAGTAGTACAAAAAGTGTTCGTGATAGTGGAAGATTATCAAAGGAATCAATGCAATGGCAGAATGAAATTGATAAAATAAGAAAGAAAATTAAGTTAATATCATTGGACGCTATTTATTTACCAAATACGAAATCGCATCAAGAATTATGGACACCTGACGGCGAAGTATATGAAAATGCATTTATATCAAATATTGGTGAGGAAAATACCAAACTAATTATGGGATTAAATATAGAGAATAATTTCAAGGTATTATTATTATTAGGAATCGGAGTATTTGTAGAAAACCCAGATGTTCAATATATGGAAATTATGAAGAAATTAGCAGATGAACAGCGGTTATTTATTATTATTGCATCTACAGATTATATTTATGGAACAAATTATCAGTTCTGTCATGGATTTATTGGAAAAGATTTGGGAAATATGACTCAACAAAAAACCATTCAATCTATGGGTAGAATTGGTCGTAATAATATACAACAAAGTTATACGGTTAGGTTCCGAGATAATAATTTAATCAATAATTTATTTCAAACACCAGAAAATAATATAGAATCAATTAATATGAGTAGGTTATTTGTAAGTGATTAGGTTGATAGATAGTTTATTATGTAAAATAATATAATTTTTTAATTGAATTATATTATTAATAAATAGATTTTTTAAAGAGCATTTTTGTAATCAACAACGTAAGGATTTGATTTTAACATATTAATCATATCAGGTTTATTGCGTTCTTCATTAATAGTTGATAAAAGTTTGCCTTCTTGACCAGCAACACGACCAATGTTAAATGAATCAGGGGTATTATAAGCCATACCTCCGGCAACTTCGCGTTTGTTATGTAACATAGTATCTCTATCTTTTTCACGAACATTTACGTCATGATTTAACATTTTCATATTACCTTTTACCATATATCCATCAATAGTGCTGGCTTTAATATCGTTATTACGTTGATTGTAATTAGCTTGATAGGAGGTTTGTTCTCTTGTTCCAGCAGCAGCACCTGCATTACCGGCGTAGAAATGATCACCAGTATCATAACGATTTGTATCAGCAACTTGATTTTCAGTAACTTGATAAGCACCTCCTAATTGATTTCGGTTTACATTCATATGAAATTTAGATTGTTCTGTTGTTTCTCTCATAGTAGTAGGTAATTTATCATTGGGATTAAAAATATAGGTTTCAGAAACTGTTTTACCAGCATTTTGGTAAGGTCTTAATGTTCCAATAGTATTTTCTTTTCTTGAAGGACGTAAAATATCCAATAAAGGAGCAACAGCAGCACCTAATCCACTACCGACAACACCAAAATAACTATCTTGTTTATTCGCAGTACGATTATTTGGATAGGCTTTTTTAGCCTTTGCTTCGTAATCATGTTCGGTAGCACCATTACGACCATTAGCATTAGCAACTGCTAAAGGATAGGCACCTAATTGTTGATTATGTGTAGGCATATATTCACCTTTAACATATGATGATTCTGTTTGGTAACCAGCTGCACCTACATAATCAGTTGTAGTTTCAGGACGATTAACATGTCTGTCTACATGAATAGCACGGAAAGGTTGTTTCTTTTCTGCACCAGTAGTAGTAAAAAAACGTTCAGGTCCAGTTTCAAATGCTCTTTCTGGTCTATTCTTTTCCATTATTCCCATATTATCACGATTACTAATAACAGGAGTATGAGACATAGCAGGACCTTCGTGACCTAACGCACTTAATCCACCGGCCTTTTGATGATTACTAGTACGTAATTCATCTACGCTTTTAGGCATCCATTGTTCACGAGACATCATACCTGAATTAAAACCATCAGAACCTTCATTAGATGGTCCTAATCCTAACCCAGGGGCAACCATTTCATCCTTAAAAGGTTTAACATTAGCCATTTTCATACTGGGATTTACACGAGAACGGAAAAAATCATTAGAATTAGGAGCACCATTAGCCCATTGTAAATTTTCACTGGGTGTAAATAATGGGGCTTGAGCATCTTTTTCAATATGTTGAGAACCAGAACCTGTATAATTATCTAAAATACCTTCATTGTAACTGGTGTTAGGATTCGCAGTAGTTACATTACTACCAAAATAAGGAGTCATATTATCATGTCTAAAGTATTCTCTAGATACCATATTTCCACTTAAAGAATAATATTGAGCATCAGAATTCTCTTTATTATTATCAGTTTGATTAAAATACTTGTCTGTATATGCTCCGGCACTACCATCATATTTATTATTAACAGTAGTTTTGTTTGTTTGATCTAATTCAATAGATTCAATAGGTTGTTCACTATTTCTTTCATGAATATTAGGAAAATTACGATTAGGTACATTTGTATTAGGTAACTTAGTTTGATTTTCAAAATTTTCTTCATTATTTTTTTTTTGATTAGAGACTACATAAAATAATCCTAATGCTACTCCAGGTATAGCTAATTCCATAATATATTATATAATTATAATATTCTTATATAATATTTTGAGTAAATTACATCATTTCATTTCTATATAATGTTCCAGGGCAAATATTACCATTATTCATACATATAGAATGATTTGTTAAATAATAATCATTTACATTATTAACCATGGGTATCGTTGGTTTGTGATTGTCTTTTTCTAACATACGCGAGTCAACGTTATGTTCAAATTTAATTTCAGAATCGGTTAATTGTTTTTTATAAGGATATTCCCATCGGGTTTGTTCTAAATCTTTATACATCCAAGCAGGATGGCTAGCTCTACTTTCATCAACAATAGGTTGTTGATTCTTATAATATTTTTGTGTTGAATGAGCTTTATTACGTTGATAATCATTCTTAGTTAAATGATCACGATTAGTAGGTCTGGTCATACCGAGAAGGTCGCTTTCTAAATTAATCGTGTTTGTTCTTAAATTAGATCCCCATTTTTGTAATCTTAATTGAGGGTCTTCAAAAAAAGGTAAATCAACACCTTGACCAGGTGTATTCAGCATATAATTGCAACCAGTTATGCTTTCTTCTACCTGTTTTTTTATTCTGTTAGGGTCATCGTGAAATCGGGTAAAGGACATTTTCTTTAAACTAATATATAATACGAAAAAAACATGGTTAAATAGTTATAGAAATAATAAAACAGCCTAAATCATTCTTTTACGTTTTGCTAATATAGGATAATGAATTTCATCATTTGGGTTTTTGAAAAAGGTTTCATCTTTTAAAATTACAGAACCTTCTTGTTTTCTAATAATAGACCAAATACTTTGATCGTGACGATGTTCATTAAATGATGGATGATTTTGTGATATAGATGGATTATTATTAATAATATTATAATTACAACATGCATTATACCATTTATTTACCATATTTACATTACGTTCTGTTTTCCTAATAATAAATATTCCACCAACTAATTGTTTAGTAGTCATAATATTCACTGCATTTAAATGTTGTATTGTATCCATTTTTGTCCATTCATATTCCTTCCCAGATAATTCAAATGATAATAAACCGTAATCATTATTTTTTACAATATTAACGTATTGTTTAAAACGATTAATTGCTGTTGGATTATTATTTAATACACACCCTGCATCTATATAACATAATATTTCATTATCATTCATTAGTTCAAGTTGTTTTTTTACAACATAAGGTTTCCATAACCAATAACCATATCCAAAAGGATTATTTTCCATAAAATCTTTATGTTGTTCCCAATATTCTGTATTATTTTTTAAATAATCATCTTTTAATCCGATTATATCAGTAAATACATTCATTTGTTTAGCTTCATCACATATTTGGTCAACTGTTTTGTGATAATTTACGGTCGGACCTCCAAATGTTAAGAATGTTAATTTATCAGGTAAAGCAAGTATTTTGTGTATTGTAGGGAAAAATCCAAGTTGGTTTAATATTTTATTTTTCTCTTTACGAATAATATCTATTCTTTGAGACCACCAATCTTCTTTAATTGCTTGAATAATTATCTGTTTACTTTTTTCAAAGTCATTTAAATCTAATTGTACAAATGCTTCTGGATGAATGTAATCAGTTAAATTTGGACAACCCCAATAAAAACATAAACATTCACATAAAATTGGTTCCCATATTTTTTCAGTAGCATAATTTGTTTCTTGGTTATTTTCAGTCATGAAATAATATTTATGAGGCATTAGAACGTTATATGGTTCATCATTTGGTAAAGGACCTTTATAATTATTAAAATTATGAAAATTTTCTTTACCATATACATTCATGATTCTTTCATCTTGTATATGTTTAATAAATTGAATACGATTTTTATGTCCTTCAAAGTAATTTTTATAACTAACTATGGAAGCTACTTTATCTAAGTATTTGGTTTGTTGATTTACTAATCTTTCATATGGTATATTTAACCTCCATTGAACAGCATTTAAATTATTTCTTGTATGAACATATAAAAAATCTTTTGGATCTGGTTTTGCCCATTTCCCCCAAGTATGAGTTCCATATGGATTATTTATAGCTTCAGGTTCTAATGTAAATACCAAGGTTTTTAATGGGTCATAAAAAACATCATTTGTTTTTGGTTGATTGATAATTATATAGTAATCAATATTTATATCACTACATGTAATTTCGATATCTTTATATTGATATGATTTATCGGGTATCATATAATTAAATTCATCTACTAAAGCCTGTTGTGTATCCCAAAAATTTCCAATCATTTTAATTCTTTTTACATTTGGGTCCTTTACAAAAAGTTTATTATAATATTCTTTTTTAATATAAATACCATCATTACGATTGAAATATTCAGAACCCTTTAATTGGGTAACTTTACTTTTTGTAAATCCTAATGTATTCATCGCAACACAATTTTTATTTTGTAATACATTTGTTAATGCATTCGTTATATTTTTTATATCTATTCGTTGAACATCATTACCTATTTCATCTTTTCCTTGAATAAATACAAACTCGTCTTTAATATTACTTCTTGTAAATATTTCTTTTTTATCACGATGAATATCTGTTTTTAATAAACATTCTTCCTTCATTAAATCAAAACCACCTTGATAAAAGGGATGATTAAAATAATCTAGCATAGTTATTTTTCTTTCTCTTTCTAACATTAATAACCACATATCTAATGGTTCTTTCATGAAAAATGTTTTATTTTGGTTAATTATATTGATTATTTTTTTAGCACCTTGTTCACTTATAATATAAGCAGCTGTAGTACGATATAATGGTGTATTAAATATATCATTCTGATAACAATAGTTTCTTTTATAAAAATGTTGATGAATAGGAATAAATGTTGTATTGATTTCTTTATCAGTAATTTTATGAACATCCATATAACAATTACTATTAATTCCATAATTAGGAGTCCATTGACCACCTACAAAAATAATATCCCATGGTTCTTTAATGTTGTTTATTTCAGAAAATACTTTTTTAATTTCATTATATGTAGTGTTATTTACCATAATATCATCTTCTAAAATTAATGTAGGTTCTTTTATATTATTCCATAATAAATAATGACTTAATTTACAACCCATTTCACCAGGTATTATATGTTGATCTTCTATAACATTATACAAATCATCAAAATTGGAATAATTATTTAATTTAGAACCATCAATCGCTGAAAATCGTTCAAAATTAAAGACTAGGTTTGATTTACAATAAGATAAACGGTCTGGACGTCTATCAAGATTTATCAAATAGCTAGGAAATTCAGATTTATTTGTAAACTGTTCTTCTTTATTTAATTCATATGCATTTTTTTTGGAAGTTTTTCCTATTTCACTTGTTAAACGACCAATATGTTGATTTGTAATTGTATTAAAAAAAGCGGATTTATATCCTTTTTCGTTCCATTTATCTGCATAATCTCTTTCAAAGAATTGGTTACTTGAATTGTAATTACCTAATTCGAGTACCATTTTCGTTTCAATTAATGATGGACGGAAGCTATAGTACGGCCAATAATGATTATTACTATAAGGGAAATTACCTATTTTATGGTCATGTAAAACAAAATCATTTGAATATTTTGTATGACCTTGAATATTATAATTTAATATAGTTTCTGCATAATTACGATTAAATAGTATTTGTTTTACATTTTGGTTATGTAATTCATTTAATCCGCGTATAGCTGTTTCAATATAATTCATTTTTTGATGAAATAAAAAATCATCTTCCATGTGTATCCAGTATTGTGGTTTTAATTCATTTAATTTATTCCAAATTATATTCATACTTTCACGATGTCCTTTTTCTGTTGGACCTTTCATATAATAATCTATCCAATCATATTGTTTTAACATATTTTGTCTATCATTTTCGCTTGAATTATCATCTACACAAAACCAATAATCTATTTGATTTACATCGTTCCAATTATTTAATATTGAATTGATAGTTTCTTGAAATAAGTCATATCTCTTACAAGTAGTGAAAGTAATCATTACACGAGGTGTTTTGGATTGAATATGTTTATAATTTTGATAGGCAGTTAATGATTTTCTATTTTGTTCAAAAAGATAATTCCATGTTGTTATCATTTCATTAGGTATAATAATAGATTGTTTTGCAAATTCAGATAATTGTTTATTAACAGCATAAAAAATATGAATTTTATCAGAGTCGTTTTCATAATATTGTTTGTAAAAAGTAATATTTTCAATGGTTTTTATAATTTTATTTTTGTCCACTAATAATTTTTCAAGTATATTTTTTTTAATACATATATATCCATTTTCATGATCATTTGCATAAAATGCTGAAATAGAATTATAATACTCTAATAATCCATTGTAAAAAGTAGTATAAACAAATAATTTATTTGAAAAATCCTTTTTATAGTTTTTAAAACGATGATAAAATAAATTAACAATTACATGTTCTCCTTTATTTGAATAATGTTCCATTGCCTTGATTACACTTTCCATACGGGTGGAATCATGTGTGATTGCTTTTAACAAATATTTAATTTCATTATCTGGTTGTTGTAATCCATGATATAATTCTGCTATCATTAAACATGAATAATATAATTCTTGTTCCCAACCACCGAATGTTAATCGTTTTTCATACCATTCAATTGCATCATTACGATATTGCGGACCAGCATCTTTATATGATTGTCCACAGTAAAAGCTATATCGTTTTGCTAGATATGGATTATTATTTTTCATTTCGTCTTCAAAGCCTTTTTTCAAAATAGTTGCATCGTTTAAATATTTGTTTTTATTTTTATTTCTACTACCATCTCGACCAGAATCAATATAATAATCACCATCAATTTCTATAGGAAGTGAAACCTGTTCTAATTCATGTAAATATTCATGTAAAACACCTACATAACACCATTTTTTACGATTGTTGATTAACAATGGACGATAATAGCTAAAATCTTTACCAAATTTTAAATGATAATAATCAGATGTAAATATTTTTGGTAAAGGTATTGTTCCTGTTATTTTATCATCCGCATCAAATATTAATAAATAATCTGTTTTGTTATACGCTTTTTGTAATGCTATACTACGATTATGACCAAAATTTTCCCATTTATCATGAGATATTTCACCATTTATTTTTTTGTTATGAAAAAAATTGGTAATCAATTCAACAGTATTATCTGTTGAACCAGTATCAGATATAACCCAATAATCAAAATTAAATAATGAACAAAGGTTCTCTAATGTAGCTATTATTACATGAGATTCATCTTTAACAATCATATTTAAACATATTGTCGGATTTTCCATTAATAATCATTTTTAATTATATTTATATAGATTTTTCTTCTATAAAGTTTATTTTTTTATTTTTACAACAACTATACGTTTTACGATGCCATTGTGTAATGCCGTAATTATTAATCCCTTCTAAATGGTGTTTTGTTCCATATCCCATATTCTTATTTAAGCAATACCATTCTGTTAAAATTGGATACGTTTCACATAGTTCTTGAATATAAGTGTCTCGAGCATCTTTAGCTAATATACTGGCTGCAGCAATGCCCATGTATTTACCATCTCCTTGTTCAATTGTGGTATGGGGTAATTCAGTTAATGATTGTTTATTTTCATCAAAATACATATAAGGTTTAAAGTAATTTCCATCAATAACAGCCTGGATATTTTTACCAGTAATGTCTTCTTTGTTTTCTTCACATATTTCTTTAATATCAGTTAAACTATCCTTTATACACATATGCATGCCTTTTACTGTGGCTTTTAAAATATTTATTTCGTCAATCGTATTTGCGTCAATATATGAAATATTATAAGACAAAGCATTTTCTTTAATATAATTCGCAACTGTTTTTAGTTTTTTCTTTGAAGAGAATTTTTTACTATCTTTAATATCAGTTCCATCGAAATATTCAGGTTGTTTAGGTAAAATTACACTCGCAATATAAACTCTACCCATTAAGCATCCACGCCCAGCTTCATCTATACATATTTCATAATCATTGTCGGGATTATAAAAGCGTTCTAATAAAATCTTATTTTTCATTCTATTTTAGTATATACTATTTATTAAAATCTTATTCAATTTTTTTCCTTCTATATATTATATTTAATGCCGTTTAAATTAACACGAAGTACTATATTTTTATTGTTAATTGGAATATTAGTTGTGCTATATTTAATTAATAATTTTAAAGAAGGACATGAAAATATGGGTTGCCCTGCACCTGAAAGTGAAGATGTTCTTGATTTAATTATACCAGAATATTCAGCTGATAAAAGATTACATGAATTAGAAAATGGATTATATCTTGATCATAGCAATGGTAACTTATTAGAAGTGCATTCTGAAATTGATTCTGGTGATGGTTCTACTGATTCTACTGGTGGTTCTACTGATTCTACTGGTGGTTCTACTGATTCTACTGGTGGTTCTACTGATTCTACTGGTGGTTCTACTGATTCTACTGGTGGTTCTACTGATTCTACTGGTGGTTCTACTGGTTCTGGTAATACAGAAACATTTTCTAATATGGAAAAAGTTACCAAAATTATATTAAATCCCCGTGTTAGTGATACTACTTTTACTTATACTGATTTTGCTGAAGGTGAAACATTAGATAAAGCATCATTAACATTAGAAGATTCTTTTAAATCTTTTATGCACAAGGCTGACCCTGCAATTGGTACTACATTATTTTACATTCCTTGGAATAAAGATACCTATATTCATAGTGTAAAAGATAACAAACATCATAAATTATTTCATGCAACAAGTGATAAAGTAGAAGCAAAATCTATTAACAAAGATGGTGCTGATTTAGATGCTATTTATAGTCATGAAAATAATAATAAGATGGTTGAAAATGATTTGTACCATGGTAAAAATACTTATCAAATAACTGGTAAATTTCATTTTGATATTACAAATGGTGCTTTATTACACAATAATAACGATGAATTAAAAATATACAATCGTGCTGGAAGTGTGGTTGAAACAATTGAAGCAACCAGTGTTGAAGAAAAAGGTTTTGAACCATTTGTAGTAAAGGATGAAATGAATTATTTAGATGTTGTTTATATTCCTCATGGTGTAAATACTATGATTGTTGTTTTAGGAAAATATTTAGGTGAAATTACTTTGTTAAATGTTATTCGTTTTACACCAGAAGGAGTTGTAAATATTAAATCTGGTCAAGCAACTTGCGTTAATGAAAACCCCGAATCCGCAACCGTAGTAAATAATGAAGAAGAAGGTGATGGTAAATACATTTTAAAAACACAAATAGTTCCTCCAGTTTGCCCAACCTGTCCTACTTGTCCATCTTGTTGCAATTCTGATAAAAAGGATACATGCACAAGCTGTGGTGGAAATGGTGGAAATGGAACAAAAGATGAAAAAGGTGATTCCATTTTAAAAGATGCTGATAAAATCCGAGACGATGTAAAGAAAGAGAAAGAAGTAGTAGAAGATAATGTAAAGCCAACAAATGTAGGGGGTGTTGTGAATAATACAGTTGATGCTGCTGGAAATATAATTACAAGTACAGTCGATGCTGCTGGTAACGTAATTACAAGTACAGTTGATACAGCAGGTAATTTAATAGAAAAAACAGGAGCTGGTATTTATGATATATTAACACAAAACCGTAATAATGTAAATACAAATATGAATACAAATTTAAATTCAAATCTTAATATTGGTATGAATACCAGAAACGTTGATTATAAAATGAATACAGGAAATACAATGAATACAGGAAATATGATGACTTACGGCGATTATTCACGTAATGGATTAATTCCTCCCTCTGGTAATAGTAAATATGTAGCTCGCACAGCTGATTTCAGTTCTTTTGGTAAATAATTCAAATAATATAAAATTAGTATAATATATTATTTTCGTTAAAATGCTATTAAAAATAGGTCTAACTATATTAGTATGCAAGATATTAACACTATATTAAATAGAACTGAAGTAGAGAATGAAGTAAAAGATATATTAAATAATTTCAATAAAGAAATGAATAATGTAAATTTCAAGAAAGGTATCTATATATATGGTGCTCCTGGTTCAGGAAAAACAACATTTATAACAAATATACTGAAAGAATTAAATTATGATATTATAAAATATGATGCAGGAGATGTTCGTAATAAAAATTTAATAGAAACGATTACAAATAATAATATTTCAAACCGAAATGTATTGGATTTAATGAACCGAAAACAGAAGAAGATAGCCATTGTTATGGATGAAATTGATGGAATGAATAATGGTGATAAAGGTGGGTTAACTGCATTAATAAAACTAATTCGACAAAAGAAAACAAAAAAGCAAAAACAAGAAGATAAGACGATGAACCCAATTATTTGTATAGGAAATTATATAATTGATAAAAAAATACGCGAATTAATCAAAGTGTGTAATACCTATGAGATAAAAACTCCATCAAAAGAGCAGTCAATGTTGTTATTAAATAATTTATTACCCACATATAGTTCAGAACATGAAATGATTAATAATTATATCCAAGGGGATTTAAGAAAATTGGAATTAGTTTTCAATTTAATTAACAAAAGTAATCAAAAATTGCCTGTAAATAAATTAATAGAATTATTTTGTAAAAAATCGTATAATGAAGATGCAAAGCAAATTACAAAATTGTTAATTAATTCTCCAATACCATTAAACGAACATAATTTTTTTATGAATGAAACTGATAGAACAATAGTTGCTTTGTTATGGCATGAAAATATTATCGATATGTTACAAAAACATAGTAATGATAAAACAATACCAATATATTCAAAAATATTAGACCATATATGTTTTGCAGATTATATAGACCGAATTACGTTTCAAAATCAAATATGGCAATTTAACGAAATGAGTTCTTTAATCAAGACATTTTATACAAATAAAATGTACCACGATTATTTACCCGAAAATAAAAATCAATATAATCCAGAAGAGGTTCGATTTACCAAAGTATTAACAAAATATTCAACTGAATACAATAATATTTTATTTATTTATGATTTATCGCAAGAATTAGATTTAGATAAAAGTGATTTGATTTCTTTGTTTCAAGAAATACGGCTTTATTATGATAAAGAAAATATTAATAGTGTTGAAATATTAAATCATTTAGAAACCTTTTTTCAAGATTATGATATAAGTAAATTAGATATAAAACGCTTGTATCGATATTTAGATAAAAATTCAAAGAAAGATTTGGAAATAGATGAATAATATTATTTTGCATGTATAAATAATATTATTATGGAACTTCTTGTATAGGAATTCGAGTTACATTTTCATGTATCTTTGATTTTTGTAACTCAATAATTGTAGAATTAGCTTTAGCAAGTTGTTCATTTTTTTCAACCAATTGGTTCTGTAACATGTTGATAATTTTTTGCATTTGATTATTATTATTGTTTGTATTATTTAGTTGTTCATTTAATTGTTGTATTTGTTGTTGTTGTTGTTGCATCATTTGAACAACTTGTTCGGAACTTAATGGTATAGGTGGTTTTCCATCTTGTTGTAGCATAATCGGTCCATTTTGTTTTCGTTTTTCAATTTCTTTTTTCATAGTTTCTTCTCGTTCTTTTTCAATTTCTTTAATTTGTTTAAGAACATCTGGTTTCATTTCAGGTAAACCAGGTTTATATTTTTTTAATAATTCGTCGATGTCTCGCATAAAAAAATCTTTGATAGATTTTTCACTCTCTTTTCGAATAAAGGTATCTACTGTTTTATCTGATTCTTTAAAATATTGTGGGTCAGGATTATCGAACATTCTTCGTTTATCAAAAGTATTATGATCATGTGAAAAAACCAAAATAGATTTTAATGGGTCTAATTGCACAAAAGGTATAGTATATCCTTTTAAAAATGCTCTTTCTTCAGCAATGGCTGCACCTTCTTCGTATTTAGTTTGTTCTAATAGTTGTTTTTTAAAAGCAAATGTACCAGCAGTAGCGTGAGTATCATGATAAGGTCCACATTGTATCATTTTTGATAGTGTTTTAAAATAAACATAAATTTCACTATTACCAGCACAAAGTGCTTTTGGGTCAGATTGTAATCGTTCAACCGCATGTGAAATTCTTTCAGGCGGATAATAATCGTCATCATCCATATAAACAATAATAGAACCTTGTGCATATTTATGCATATAATTACGCTTAGCACCTAAAAACATTTTTTTATCCACTTTAAAGTAACGTATTTGTGGAATGTTCGATTTTTCAATTAAATCTTCTATTTTATCAGTACCATCATCTACAATAATCCATTCTATACGACTTTTGGGATAATCTTGATTACGAAAACATTCAAACATCGTTTCTATAAAAGGGCGACGATTAAAAGTAGGCGTACATACAGAAACAAAAGGATAGTTTTTAGAATTCTTTTTGTTCTTATTATTATTTTTACCCATAATAATAATAAGATGTGTATTATTTATACTTTTTTTGTTATTTATTCTTTTTCTTTATAATCTTGAAACATAGCTTTCATAAATCGTGAAGCACTTGATGAATATATATATGGTACTAAAATACCAACAATTAATGAAAATACAATAATAGTTAATGTTTTAAAACTAAATTGAGGTATAATTGACTCAATATCTGATAATTGTGATGAAAAATTAATTGTAGATACAATCAATATAATAGTTAAAATAATAGGTAATAATTTATTATAACATACATCAACAAATATATTTAAAATACGTATTATTTCATAAAAGAAATTACTGTCGGAACCACAATCTTTATTCTTTTCATATTCACTTTTACTATTCATAACATGTTCATCTATATCTTCAAATATATTAATACCCTTTTTATGTTCTCCAGAATATATTAAAGTTGAAAATAATGAATAAATGAATAAATAAAAAGTAATAAAAATACCAGCAAAGGGAACATTCGTCGCCATTACAAAGAATAATCTAAAGAGAACCTTGATAACTGTACCAAAAGGATTGGCCATTGAAGCAACTGAACTCATAACAGTTCCTACATCTACTTTATATATTCCAGTAATTGTTAATGACATCATAGAGACTACTAATGAAATCGCAATAATACCATATAGTAAATTTATAAATGTACTACTTTCTGCTTTAATAATCATAATTAAGAAATCTTTTAATGATTTTAATGAATTTTTTATAAAATAAATCAAACCAAGATATATAAGACTAAATTTAAAACGACCATTTAAAAATTTATTAGCAAATGAAGGTATTATATTAATTAAAAAGTTATCTAATTTTTCTACAAACATAATAGAAAATTCAAAGAAGAATAAAATTAAAGAAAAAATAGGATAATCATCATTAGACGAGTTTTCTAACATTTTCATACGAGATATAGGTATGAGTTCAAAATCAGAATCTTTACTATAAAACATTAAGAAGTACCAATTATATACCATATATGAACTAACAACAGCGGAAAATATCCAAGAAATAGATTCTTGTACTAAAAAGTAGTCACTTTCAGCGGGTGTTCCTACTGATAAATTATCTACAATATATTCAGCAATTGCACGGTTTAAATAATTAATCTTTTTGTATAATTTTTCAATTGCTCGTATCATCATTTCGCGTGGATTTACATCATCACCTAATACTTCTCTATCATCAATAGTATCATATCCTTCATAATCATCCTTTTTAAAAGGCTTTTGTGCTTTAAATCCTTCTTTTTTATTTGGATATAAAAACTCTTTAACCTTTTTAAATGGAGTAAAGTCTTTTAAATTATCAAACATTTGAAAAAATTTATCTACATTTTTATTAGTTTCTTTTTTATTATTACATTTTTCTTCGGTTGAATGATTTTTTCCTTCTGATTTCATATCATGTAAAGTAGTAAATTCTTCAATATTTTTATAATTTTCTTTCATCTTTGATTTCTTTTTTTTTACTTTTTTGATTTTTTCAATCATATTTACTGTCTGAAAATTATCTTTTTCTTTATTTTTATTATGTTTTTTCTTATCTAATTTCTTATTTTTGATATTATCATTCATTTATATTATAATATTATAATATTATACAGCATTATAATATTTTGATTTGAATAACCTAAATGTTTATCTAGAATGCATCATTCCGCAATTTCCACCAACAAAAGATAGAATGTTATAGCGTTCTTCATATAAAACTAAATTGTAATTATATTCATATAATCTCCAGTTTGTCTTATCAACACCTTCAATGGAACCATCCAGACCACAAATAATATTAAAACTTGAACTAACAGTATCTATAGATGGAACGTGAGTTGTTATTTCTAATTCAATACGATTAAATTTACTTAAATTGATAGCACCGCTTGGTTGATATTCAAAAGGACTGGTTTTTAATCCAAAGTTATAACAATATAATCCTTCTTTACCGTTACCAGAAGTTCTTACATATTTTTCAATATAATCGTAGACACCACGTGTTAATATATTTTCTCTATACTCGCCATTAAATAAAATGCCCATTGTTTCTAATATTTCTTTTTTATTTTCATTATGAAAATCACCTGAAATAGTAATACCACTATTTTGTATAGAAACCGGATGAAATCCGTATGATATAGTTTCACCTGGTATATTATCATGGCTAGCTAAAGTGACGTTTGATGGAAGTCTTTTATATGGCCAATTTGTATAATTATCCCATTCATTTCTTAAATTTACATCATTACGTTGTAAATACCACATCCAATTTGCTATCATACCGTTTGATTGTAATTGAATTTTTTTTGTGCCTGTAATATTTTCAAATTTATGTTCAAATACATCTTTTACAATATATACCTGATCTTGAGAAGTGAATACTTTTGTTTCTTCTTTTGATAAAAAACAATAGGTAGATAATAGGTGTATATCAGCATTCCATGTATTGACTAAATTACCAGATGTATCATAGTTATCTAAATAAGGTGAATGTGGTGTTTGTAAAAAACGATGCATTTGAAAACGTGGTAAATTAAAATCTGGTTGAACATATGGAAAGCTATTACCAATATCAAGAACATCACGTACTGTAAATAATTCATTTATAGAACGAAATGTGACTGATATTTCCAATTCATTATATTGAAGTGCTATCATAGGAAACGCACATTGACTATTTAGAGTAAACCAAGTATTAATAGGTATGTATATATTTCTTCCTCTTATAGATGGTTCAGCACCTAAAGTACTTGTAGTATAAGGTGCATTTGGATAAGCATTTCTACGTCCAAATGCATAAGCTGGGTCATTTAATTCAGGTATATTACCAGACATGCGATTAAATAATTCTTTTTTTTCACTTGAAAAATCTCTATCAACCATAGCAGCCATATATTCGCCTGTATATCTTTGTAAAGTTAAACTACCACAAGTAATCAATATTTCTTTAATCATATACGAACCAATATTATCAATCCATTTAAATTCATATGGTGACCATTTATTGTTTGTTTCATTAGAAGGTGGATAAATTGGGCTCCATATATCGGGCAATCTAAATACAATATAAGTATCCATCAATAAGTCAGCATATCGAGGTATTTTAAATTTAAATGTAGATGGCTCTGTTGGTCGCAACTCTCTTAAACCATCGTAATCTATTCTAAATTTTTGAAGTCCAAAATTGCTATATTTTGAATAGGTTACTTTAAAAAATGTTTTACTTGGATTTCCTGTTAAAAATAGATTATTATTTCCAGTTGAAACTATATTTAGTAATCCTCCGGCCATATTAATATATAAGTATATATAGTTTTTATATTTTATTCATGGTTAATAGATAATAAATTTATATATAAAATATATACATGGATTTTTATCAAATCATTTTATTATTATTAATTATCATTTTAAGTTGTCTTATAATATTCCAATTCTACCAAAATAAATTCCAACTTTCAAATAAGTTTAGAGAACCTTTTGGTTTTAATACTGCTGAAAATGAATTTGAAAATGTAAGTACTTCTGAATTATATACACTTGTTCAAAGCGTACCTACTAAGCATGATGAAATTAATATTTCACAATTTGTAGTAAAAGGTTCTTATAATACTGCTTTTACTGGTAAACATATGAATTTAGATATGATACAATATGTACTATCGCGCGGTTGTAGATATTTAGACTTTGAAGTATTTTATATTCAAGAAAATGATATGTTTAAAGCGGTTGTAGCGTGTTCAGATGACCCAACATTTAGCACGTTAAAAAGTGATAATCATTTATTATTAGATGATGTATTTACTACGGTTAATTCTTATGCTCATTCTTTTACTACACCAAATCGTAAAGATCCTTTGTTTATTAATTTACGTATTAAATCAAATGATACCAATGTTTATCCTGCAGTTGCAAAATCAGTTCAAGAACATTTAAAATCAACCTTATTTGAAGGTAAAATTACAAAAGATACATTAATGAAAGATATAAAAGATAAAACTGTGTTAGTAGTTGATAAAACAATTCATCGTAATTATAAAGATTATGATGATTGTAATGATGATACAAAAACTTGTAATGCATTAAAAAAATATGTTAATTTAGAAAGTGGTAGTGATAAGCTGAATTTGATACGCTACAATGAAATTTTTGAGCAAAAACATATACCTATTTTGATTCATGATGATAATATAACAACCAATTTAGAATACATGAAATTAGTTGTGCCTGATTTATTAAATGATAACTTGCATAACCCTGATATAAATGATTTAGTAATACATTATGGTGCTCAAATTGTTCCCTTTTGTTTTTACAAAAAGGATATTCAATTAGAAAAATATGAAGAATTTTTTAATGAAAATAGAAGTGCTTTTGTTCCATTAGGTGTGGCCATTGCTTATTTCAAAAAATTAAATGATTTAGAAAACGAATAAATTTTTATAATATACTATTATATTATAAACAACAATATGAAAAATAAATATACAGCAAAAATGTGTAACAATAAGATGTCTTTTGAAGAATGTGAATATGCTATATTACGTCATGCTATTGATGAAACTGAAAACATCAAAGGTAAAAAACAAGTGAATAATGAAGATGTTCAAAAGATGTTAACCATAGTGGAAGATTTTATTGTTAGTAAAAAATTAATATGTTATGGTGGTACAGCTATTAATAATATTTTACCCAAATATGCACAATTCTATAGAAAAGATATTGAAATACCTGATTATGATTTTTTCTCATCCAATGCATTGGAAGATGCAAAAGAGTTAGCAAATATATACTACGAAAAAGGTTATCGTGATGTAGAAGCAAAAGCAGGAGTACATATGGGAACATTTAAAGTATTTGTGAATTATATTCCAATTGCAGACATTACTTTATTACATAAGGAATTATATGAAAATTTGTTAAACGATTCTATTAAGATTGCCGGAATTCATTATTGTCCTCCTAACTTTTTAAGAATGGGTATGTATTTAGAATTATCCAGACCAGAAGGAGACGTTTCCAGATGGGAAAAAGTATACAAAAGATTGAATTTATTAAATAAACATTATCCTATATCAAATAAAGTTTGTAAAAATACAACTAAAAATGTGATAGATGAAAAGTTATATAATTTGGTTTGTAATACATTAGTTAATAATGATGCGATCTTTTTTGGAGGATATGCTTATAATCTATATCAACAATTCTATGGTAATAAAAGCAATAATCATACTTGTTTTGATGTTCTTGCTGAAGATACTGATAAATTAGCATTGATTATAGAAGAACAATTACAACAATCAGAATATAAATCCATTAAAAAGATTGTTCATGAACCAGTGGGTGAAATTATACCTGAACATATTGAAATACGTGTAGGAACATCAAGTGTTGCTTATATTTATAAACCAATTGCTTGTCACAATTATAATATTATTACCAATAAAAAACAAGAAATAAAAATAGCTACAATTGATACTATATTATCATTTTATTTAGCTTTTATATATGCAAATAAACCACATTTTGATAAGAATAGATTATTATGTATGAGTAAATTTTTATTTGATTTATCTGAAAAAAATAAAACAGAAACAAATGGTGTTTTAAAACGTTTTTCTATTGATTGTTATGGTACACAAAGCACATTAGAAAGTATGCGCGCTAAAAAGTCATCTCAATTTAAAAAATTAAAAAATGATAGAACCAGTAAAGAATATGAAATGTGGTTTTTAAATTATACCCCTTATAAATTGGATAATAAAACAATTGTTAATAAAAATAGCATTGATATAAAAGATGTTCAAAATAGTGTAAAAAGTTTAAAAAAAAATTCTAAAAAAAGTTATAAAAGTAGCACTATGAAATCCAAGACAACAAAAACGAAAAAAACAAGAAAAAATACACCTGACTTTTTTAAAAAATTATTAATTAAATAAATACCTTATTGAATAAATTATATTTGTTATAATATAATTTATAATGAGCCTCCGATGGGAATTGAACCCACGGCCGCTAGCTTACAAGGCTAGCGCTCTACCACTGAGCTACAGAGGCACTAATTTAATATATGATTGTTTCTTTATATTAAATATCACTTAAAAAATTTATTGCTTGATTGAACATATAATATACGTTTCCAAATAAGATACTTTTTAAAATTAATCCAATTAAATTAAAATTACCATCAATATCATAAATAGCTAAAAATGAAAAATATTTTAATAAAAGACTATTGATAACCGGTAATTGAAAAACAAAATATAGAATAGCTATAAATAATGGTATCTGAATTTCAGTTAGTAACATATCCATTTTATTTTCCTTTTTCAATCGTGCTTCATATTCTCTAAGATTTCGTTCAGTCATAATTTCTTCTTCACTTACAAAGTCAACGTGCTTTTTTGGTTTTGGTACATAATTAGGTTGAACTTCTTCATCATTTGAATAAACAGTAGGATCTTGAGGTATATCACGCGAAGGTAAATGTTGTGGTTGCTGTTGTTGTAATTGTATGATTTGTTCGTGTGTTAATTGTTGATTCATCATAGGTTCATGAGAGTGTTGCATTTTATTTGTTTGTTTTGTATGTTCAGGATTAGCTAAAGGATTTTGTTCAGATATTCCATATGGATTTGGATGTATATTCATTGGTTGATAATGATTTGAATTATCTGATTGACTAATAGATATATTTTGTTGAGTTGTATCATTAGGTAAATTGGATATTAATGTTGTAGTAGTATCCATTAAATTAATATATAATAATATATACTTAAATCTGTATTATTATACGAATATTATACGTCTACCGGTTTTTCTAATTGAACTATACGTTTTTTAGGATCACATTTATCTACTTTTAATTTATATTTATAACATTTATCATTTTGTCCATATGTTTTATCTTCAAAATCACTAATTATAGGACCATTAAAATCAATACAATTACGTTCTGTACAAACTTTACGAAATAAAGTAGCTAAACCTAACCCTAAAAGGATTGAAATAAATATTCTACCCAAATGAGTATTTAATAATCTTTTGAAATTCATTTATACATATTCATTATATTTTATACTTGCGGTTTAATTTCAGTAATTTTTTCTTTATCAATAGGACAAGAAACTTCTTCTTGTTCAATGGAGAAACAATTATCAGCAGTATCTCTATATTGTAAAATGTCTACATTTTCTGGCGTTGGATAAACATATATTTTTCTAGAATCAGAAACAGTAAAATAGACAAATAGTAAACCAATTACTAAACTAATAAGAAAGTATTTAATATCTATAAATTTGGTAAATCCCATTATATTATATAGATTTATTTTTTTGTTTTCTTCTTTTTCTTTTTATTACTAGATTTTTTAATAGGCTCATCACTTTCTAATTCTTTTATAAGTTGGTCTTGAATAAAATCATTTTCTAAATTATTATCACCGTGTTGTTCTTTATATTTTTGTATAAAGTCTTGTTGTATTTTCAATTGTTTCTCTTGTTCTAATTTAATTTTCTCTAATTCTTTAATTTTATCTTGACTACGCTTTTCACTTCGTTCTTTCATTTTTTCTATTTTATCATTTCTTTCAGTCATACGTTTAAATGCATTTGTATCTACACGTGCATTTTTTCCTAATCCACCCATATTTTTCGCAATATTTTTAAACATATTATTGAATTCTTTTCCTCCGCCCATTTCTTTCATTTTACCTAATAAATCTCCGGCTTCCTTTACTAATTCATCTTTTGAAATTTCACCACTTTTCATTTTTGAATCTAATTTGCTTCCAACGGTTTTCATTAAACCGGATATCTTTTTGGGGTCTTTCATTAATTTTTTTAATACATCTTGAGTATTATTTAATCCTTCACCATTTTCATCCCCCAATAAATCTTTAAAATCATCTGCTATTTCTTCCGCCATCTCTTTAGCTAAAGTACCGATTTTTCCATCAAAAAGACCGGTTAAATGCTCTTGTAAATTTTTAATATTAGGCATTCCTTTAAGTTTTTCTTTCATTTTTTCCTTTAAATCATCCATATTTTCAGAATTTTTAAATACATTTTCGAAATCCGTTTTGGGAGTTTCATCGTTATTTTCAGTATCACCATTTTCTTCCATGTTCTTAAAGAAATCAGTAATACCAGACATTGTATCTTTCAATTTATCTTGTAATTCATTCTCATCTATACCATCAAACATATTCATGGTTTCCCCGAAATCATTTTTATCTTTGACTTCACCTATTATTGTAAATAACAATAATTGTAAGTATTTCCACATTGCTTTTTTTGTATTTTCACTAATACCTTCAGTATTAAATAATACTTTAAAGTCAACATTTGGAAAAAACCTAACATCAACTTCATTTGTTTCTTCAAATATTTCTTCATTTTGGTATAAAATATCAAAAAATCGTTGAGGATATATTTTGGTACAATAAGTAAACAATATTGATAGTTCTGGTTCACTTACTTCTTTATTATTCCATCTTTTCCATAAATGTTCATGCTCGGGAAAAGTAACAGTTAAATCATTTGCAAAATCATTTACTAATGAACGAAAATTAGAAGGTATCTCGTGTTTAGTTTCCATTTAATAAATATTAAAAATAGATATTTATATACTTATCAATATAAATTATTTAAATTTATTTAATATTTCCAAAATCGAAGGACTATTGACCCTCGATATTATAGGACTATTGGAATTACTATAAAAATGATTAACGAGTACTACATTATGTGATTGGCGACGCAATATAGGAGGTTCTAAATTATGTCGTTTTAAAAAAATATAATTTATTTTGTTAATAGTTTCAACTGAATATTTGGATAAAATTTTGGGGGATATTGATGAAGGATTCATATAATTTATATTATATTTAATATTGTGTTATATTTTAAATTATTTAATATTATATTATAATATACATGAATCATAATCATTTACAAATTGATAAACTAAAACAAAATTTTAAAAACATAATGAAATTATCTACTGATATTTCTAAAATAAAGTTAAAAGTAAATACTAAACTGGAAAAAATGAAAGAGTTGTATAATAATATTGTGAAATTTAATAATACAAAAATATTTTTATTTTGTTTAGATTCTTTTCATTTTCAATATAAAAACTTTGTTATAGAAGCTGAGAATATTGATAAAGTTCGTTTACTAACAAATAATCGTATGTATTGCGATTACTATAAATTGTATAATATCATCATGAAATTTGTGAAAGAACAAAAAAAGGAATTGAATTTACAAGATTTAGATAATTCATATCCTATCTATAAAGATTTAGAACCATTCTTAGAATATAAAAGTCATGATATTAAATCAGTGCATAATAACATATTAGACATATTACATTTACTGTATAATGAAATAGAAAGCAGTCATAATAATATTACACATTATAACGATAATAATAAAATGGGGTTTACTTTATCCAATTTTTTGAATACACTTGAATATGAAAATAAACTTTTACAAGAACAAATTGAACTGTATGTTAATTATATTTGCTTTTTCCAAATTTCGCAGAAGAAACAATTAACAAGTATTTATTCAAAATTATTAGAATTTGATAAAGCCATAGCTGATAATGTAAACATTAACAAAAGTTATTCTATTGATGATATTATAGTTGATGAAATTGTTACTGAAGAAGATGAACCTATATTAAGTATATTAAACCAAGATAAAGAAGAGGAAAATTCACATGACTCTAATAATGGTAAAATGGAAGTTGTAATAAACGATGATAAAACAAATATAGTAGATCCAATTCCAGAAGATATAACAAAATTAGATCCAATACCTGCTGAAATTAATACTACGGAAAATGATAAAGTTACTACACCTGAACCTGCGCAAAAAGCTAAACGTAAGAAAGCACCAATGATTATGTAATAATATGTATAATTTTATAAACTATATAAATATTATTTATTAATATATTTTATAATATGAGTAATTTAAATCAATTAGAAAATTTAAAAAAAAAGATTGAATCGTTAGATAATAAACATCATATTGAAATTTTAAAAATTTTATCAAATCATTCTTGTAAATTAAATGAAAATAAAAGTGGTGTTTTTATAAATATGACTTTTTTAACTGGTGAAATTATAAATGATATTAATAATTACTTACAATATATAAATGACCAAGAAGAAAGATTAAAAACAGTTGAATATCAGAAAGAGTTATTCAAGCAGGAATTAATTAATTAATAAAGGAGTTAAAGATTATACTAGTATAATAAATAGTATTATAATATGCTTATTCAATTTATGTTACACAATAAGAGCGATTTAAATTCAATAAATATTTTATCAAATTTAAATAAATTTACGTATACAAAGCAAAATAAAAAGTCTTTACAAAAACAACGAAATGTATTTGAAATAAATAAAAAGGTTGAGACTATTGATAACGTAATTGATGAAAAAATAAATAATAATTACCGACCAAAACAAATAAATTCTCTATTTTGGTGTGTATTTATTGCTGCGCATGGATATAATGAATATATGAAAGTTAATCATAATTATGGTGCAAAAGAGTTAGAAATTAAACAAGAAATATCTTCCGCATTACATAAGAACAAACATATGTTAAAAGATACAAATTATAAATTATCCCAAGTAAAAATTAAAGAAATTATATCAGATTTTTTAACTACAGTTAAGGATACAAATATGAATTGTTTAATAGCATTAACCGTTTATTTTGAAATCAATTTATTTATTATCCATCCTAACAATAAATTTATGATTAAAATTGGTAATCATACAACAAATGAATTTCCGAGTTATTTATTATTCAAAGATACTTATAATAAATATTCTATTCAATTAGACTCGTTAAGTAATAATGATATTGAACAATTATATGAAAAATATTTATATATAGATAATTTCTTACGACCAATTAAATCTGCTTCTAATTATAAAGTAGATGAATTAATTGATACTGCTAAGAAGATAAATATTTATGATGAACAAAAAAAATATAAGAAACAAGAATTGTATGACCTTGTATTTAATTTTGTAAAATGGTTTTAAAAAATTGAATAATTCAAAATAATATATGATTTTACTATATAAGATAATATATTATGGATACCAGAGATACTTCGCAAAAAAATGTACCTTCACTTGGTGATAAGAAAAAGGATTTTGAAAACATAGTAAAGTTGTATTTAGAAAATAGTTCATTAAGACAAAATAATAAAGTAAATGAATTAGAAATCCGTTTTGGGACTAATCCTAAAATTTCTACACCTATTTCTAAAATTAATTATGATAATGTAATTAAATATCTATACTCTAATGGTTTTCAAATTGAAAATAAAGAAGGAATTCAAATGTTACGTATTCAAAATGAATATACAGATGGTCGAAGTGGTTTAACAAAGATATCAAATACTCGTGCTGAAATTACTGGAAGTGATTTAATACAAGAATATTGTCGTAGTAATAATATTCAAAAAGTAATTGACCAGCCGAATACTACATTTAATAAATTGAAATTTACTCAAAAAATGCCTGCTGAAGTAAATGGAACACGTTTAAAAAAGGTTGATTTTGAAGATTTTAACTTTCGTGTTTCATATCAAGTTGAACAAGATTTTAATGTTCATTCTAACTTCTCCCGTAATATAATATCAAAATGGGAAAATTCTTTAAAAATATTCCGTTGTATGAATCGTATTCGTTTTTATCATGATGAATATCCAATTTTCGCAGATTTAAGTATAGTTAAGACTTCAAAGAAAACGAATAACGTTCCCGTTCCAAAATATACAATTCAAGAAGCGGACGTATTTAATGGGCTTGAACATTATGAAATTGAATTAGAATTAGATAATAGTAGAATTGGAACTGGAACCAAATATGATAATTTACCAGCATTAATGAATGCTATTCGTAAATGTATTCGTGTTGTATTGAGTGGTTTACAAGGAACAAATTACCCAATTTCTTATCAAATTCAAAATGATTTAATACAATCATATATGAAATTGATACATAAGGATGCTTACCAATCACGAAGAATATATCCAAAGGATTTTATTGGTCCAAGTTCGTATACATTACAAATCGAAAACATTGTAAAAAATAATGAAAACACAAATATTCCAAATATACGTTATGATTATACAGTTACAGATAAAGCAGATGGAGCTCGTTGTTTGTTGTATATTGCTAATGATGGTAAAATATATTTAATAGATACGAATATGCATATTATATTTACTGGCGTAGAAACACATAATAAAGAACAATTCAATAGCTTGTTAGATGGTGAATATATAACTAAAAATAAAGTAGGTAATAATATTCACTTATTTATGGCGTTTGATGTATATTATGTAAATGAACAATCTACTCGTGAATTTATGTTTTATCCCAAAGATGAAGATGCTGAAAATAAATATCGTTTAAAAATTCTATATCAATTTATTAATGAATTAAAACCCGTTTCTATTTTAGATAATAAAAGTAATGCAGAAGTAAAACGAGTTGAATGTAAAAATATCCATAATTTTCAAATTAAATGCAAAATGTTTTATCATATTACAAAATATACTGATGAGAATGGAGTTGAAGTAGATAAAGATATTTTTAGTGCTTGTAATGAAATTTTATCAAAAACAATGGATGAAACATATGAATACAATACAGATGGGTTAATATTTACACCTGCATATACTGCGGTTGGTGCAGACGCAGAAGGTGCACCCGCTGGTCCATTAAATAAATATACATGGCCATTATCATTTAAATGGAAACCTGCTGAGTTCAATACAATTGATTTCTTGGTAACTACAAAAAAGGATAATTCAAATAAAGAAGAAGTGCATCATATATTCCAAGATGGTTCAAACTTAAATGAACCACAATCAATCATTCAATATAAGACATTAATCTTACGTTGTGGATTTGATGAAAAGAAACATGGTATTATTAATCCATGTCAAGCAATAATAGAAGATAATGAATTAAGTAAAAATAATATGGATAACGAAGATGGTTACAAACCAGTTCCATTTCAACCAACAGAACCATATGACCCAAATGCATATTTATGTAATATTAAATTACAACAACAAGGAACGCAGTTATATATGATGACTGAAGAAAATGAATATTTTGAAGAAAATATGATTGTTGAATTTAAATATGTTATAGATAATGAAGAAGGTTGGAAATGGGTTCCTTTGCGTGTTCGTTATGATAAAACGAATGAATTACGTGCAGGACTTCGTAATTACGGTAACGCTTATCATGTTGCGAATAATAATTGGTATTCTATTCATAATCCAATTACAAATGAAATGATTAGTACTGGATTAAATGTTCCTGAAACCTATAATAATGATGAAGTCTACTATAATCGTTCAAATAATGATACAAATACCAAATCATTACGAGAATTTCATAATCTGTATGTAAAATCAAAACTTATTACTGGTGTTTCTAATCGTGGAGATACATTAATTGATTATGCAGTAGGAAAAGCAGGCGATCTTTCAAAATGGTTACATAATAATTTAGATTTTGTATTAGGCGTAGATGTTTCAAAAGATAATATTCATAATCAGTTAGACGGTGCATGTACACGTTATTTAAAAGCAAAGGCAAAATATAATAATATTCCTCGTGCACTATTTGTAGTTGGTGATAGCAGTCTTAATATTCGTAATGGTTCTGCGTTTAATAGTACCAAAGAAAAACAAATAATAGATGCAGTATTTGGTTCTGGACCAAAAGATATGTCTTTACTTGGAAAAGGTGTATATAAAGATTATGGTGTTGCTAATACGGGATTTACTATAAGTTCATGTCAATTCGCATTACATTATTTCTTTGAAAATAAAAATACATTATTGTCCTTTATTAAAAATTTATCTGAATGTACCAAAGTAAATGGATATTTTATTGGAACTTGTTATGATGGTAAAAAAATATTTAATGAATTGAGTTCTTTAAATAATGGTGAAAGTATTACTATTAATAAAAATGATAATAAGATTTATGAACTTACGAAATTATATGACCAAACAGGATTTCCTGATGATGAACTAAGCTTGGGATATCCAATTAATGTTTATCAAGAAAGTATTAATAAAACATTCCGTGAATATTTGGTGAATTTTGAGTATTTCAGTAAAATAATGGAAGATTATGGATTTATATTAATTTCAAAAGAAGACGCAAACCAAATGAATTTACCAGATGGTAGTGGACTATTTAATGAATTATATACATACATGGAAGAAGAATTGAAGATTGAAACAAAAAATAAACATATGTATAAATCTGCAAAGTATATGAGTCCAGAAGAAAAACGAATATCTTTTATGAATCGTTATTTCATATTTAAAAAGGTCCGTAATGTAAATACTAATTTAATTAATAATATACATCAATTAAAAGAAAATCAAGCTGAAGAACAAAAAAATAACAAAGAGTTTGAACAATCCGAAAATGTCGAAAAGGAAGTCAAAAAAAAAGAAAAAAATATACCAAAAAAGACAAATAAAAAACTTTTATTAAAACAATTTACACCACCTGACGATTCAGATATTAAATATAGTGAAAAAATGGTGAGTATTAAAGAATAAATCAACAATTTGAAATGATATAAATATAGTTTATTAATATCATTAACGAGCATTTTTTTATGAGTTACTATTTATTACCAAAAATTAATAATAATATAATTAAATATTTAAATTGTGTTTCCTCAGAAGAAATACCAAATACAATTATATCAACTTCATTATCTAATTATCTTTATGAACTAAAAGAAAAAATAGATACCCAAGAAAAAGAATGGGGTAATTATAAAAAATATACAAATCCTTATGAATATATTCATACTATTATACCTAATAAAAAACATAGTGTTTCTAAGATTATACCATTATCCCGTTCATTTTTTAAAATGATTGAAATAATAGATACTTTTAATTTATGTTCTACGACTGAACCTATGAATTGCTTTCATTTGGCTGAAGGACCAGGTGGATTTATTGAAGCTACAATAAACCGTCGTAATAATATAAAAGATAAATATATCGGTATGACCCTAATGAACGATAAAAACGATGCGAATATTCCAGCATGGAAAAAAAGCACACAATTTTTAAAACAAAATCATAATGTTCAACTTGAATATGGTAAAGATAATACAGGCGATATTTTATCAGTTGAAAATATGAAATATTGTTATGAAAAATATGGTTCTAATTTTGATTTAATTACTGCTGATGGCGGTTTTGATTTTTCAATTGATTTTAATAAACAAGAGATTAATATTACAAGATTATTGTTCGCACAAATATGTTATGCATTAATTCTACAAAAACAAGGAGGGTCTTTTATTCTAAAAATGTTCGATAGTTTTATGGGTCATAGTATAGATATTGTTTATATTTTAGCGTCATGTTATGAAAAGGTATATATTATTAAACCACATACAAGTCGTCATGCAAATTCAGAAAAATACATTGTATGTAAAAATTTTACTTTAAATAACAAAAATTATATGAATTATATAATTAATGCTTTTGATAAAATGTTAAAAACAAAAGAAAGTGAACATATTGAACGTTTTTTAACTATACCAATTAGTCATTTTTTCTTAACAAAATTAGAAGAATTTAATGCGATTTTTGGACAACAACAAATAGAAAATATTCATTATACATTATCTTTAATTAATAACAAATATAAATCAGATAAGATAGATACATTATATAAAAATAATCTTCAAAAATGTACAAATTGGTGCATAAAATATAAAATACCTTATAATATAATTTCTATTAGTAACAACATTTTTATAAATGATGTTAATATAATGGAACACGATTAATTAGATTAAATGAGCAATTTTAGTAACTAAACAATTTTTCATTTCACCTGAACTTGTTACTGAAGGTGTTTGTTTAATAGGATATCCAATTTTTTCTTTAATAATATGTCCACTTGTAGGAACACCATAAGCCAATGAGTTAGCAACATGGTCACCATAAGCGCCTCTATATGTAGCTGCAATTGTATTAACAGTATCAAATTTTCTACGTGTAATTAAATCACCAGAAGATACAGCACCTTGTTGAGCAAATTTATGATTATTTGGTTTATAATAAACTGGTTTATATAACGGTAATATTAATGGTGTACTTTGTGAAAGAAAAGTTTCAACATTGTTTCCTGTATTTGCACTATTTTGTGGATAATATAATGTATTTGTATCTGTAAACCCAATTGCTTTATTAAAAATTGATTGGTCGAATTTAAACATTGGAAACCCATCATTAAATGTTCCACCATTAGGAACTGTATAATTATCGCTATTAAATAAAGTTGTGTTATAGTAAAATGATTGTAGTTCAACCTTATTTAAATTACTATTAAATGATATATTTAATAAAAATGCGACGGTTTGACTTGCGAGATAATCAATATAACTATTGTATGGGGTTTTTAATAAGTAATGATCATTACTAATCATCTTTTGTTGTAATAAACGATTAATACTTTCAATATCATATTTTCCTTTTGGTATATCAATTTGATATTCATTATTATCAAGCCATCTATATGTGAAATATGTATCTTCATTAATAGAATACTTTTCACAATGAGCTAAACCTTGTGCAGAATATGTATTAGATGAAGCTAAAGCTGAACCAGGTGATGCGCTTTCATGACCTTGACGTATATAATTGTATTGATTTTGCGAAAAGGTTTTATTGCGACTGGTTAAATATTGTTTCGTAGATGTATGGTATGTATCATTATTTCTGGATACATCATATTTTTTAGGTATCATACCGCTACTACGTACACGACGACGAGCGTTTTCAGCTGGAGAAAAAACACAACTTTCAGTATTAACACAATTATTATTACGATTTATATCTAAAGTATTTTCAATACCATTTTTGTTTGTAGATTGAGTGTTGACTATTGTTCCATTTGGTGAGTTTATTAAGTCAATAGAAGTTGATGTACGCGGGTTACATACATCTACAGTAGTTGATGCAATTTCTCTACGATGTATTTTTAATGGATTTGCTTTAAATTTTGCAACTAACGAACCCGTATCTTGAGGTTCATTTAATTTAATAAATGAAGTTAATTGATTTAATGTTTCTCCTTTCCATGGAATTATAGGTATAGAATCATTTAAACTTAATGTTACAGACATTATTATATAATAATAGAATAAAATAATATTATATAATTTACCTTACATATATGTATTTTCGTTACATTCAATAAAAAATAATTATTTGTCTAAACTTATATTAACTCATATAAATCTACTTTTTACTATATTAACCACTTTATTATTAACGTCATTTATAATACAATTACGATGCAAATTATTTGCTGCATCACCTGTAGTTCCAGAACCACACATAGGGTCTAATATTAAATCTCCTTCATTAGTTGAAATCTCAATTAATCGTTCTAATAATTTCACTGGTTTCGCAGTTGGATAATTACGTAATTCTGCACCTTGACTAATAGAATGAATATCATCCCACAAATCTGTACAAGGTTTACCTGGATTTTCAGATAAATATATTTTTTTATACAAATTGCCCTTTTTTGTTTTTGGTACATGAACTCTATTATCGTTTATTAATTTTTCTAACTCTTCTTTTTTAATTCTCCAACCAGCGGGTGGATTAAAATTACGCCCTTCTACATCAATATCATATTTATAACCGCTATTCTTGGTAGCTTCTGTTACTAAATGACCCATTGAATAATTACCACGCTCGTCACTATTTTTAAAGGAATTTTCTAAATACGTTTTATCTTTTTCTTGATATACAACATTAAATTTACATTTCTTATTTTTATTGCATTTAAAAATTATATCAATTGTTGAACCCAACTTATGTTTTACATTATTTTTCGAACGACACTTTTTCCAAAAAATGGGTTCAACAAAATTAAAATGCTTTCTTAATATTTTTTCAGGTATAAACATGCAACTTGATGATATATGAAAGAATAAAGTACCTTCTTTTTTTAATATTGGTAATGATTGTTTTATTAATTCATCAATAAATGCTTCATATTGTTCATCTGTCCATTTATCATCAAACCCTATATCAGAACTATCAGTTAGTCTATATTCTCTATCAGAATTAAAAGGCGGATCTAAATAAATCATATCTACTGATTCATTTTTTATAAATGGTAAAACAGTTTTGTAATGTCCAATATGTAAATTAACGTAATCTGTAATTTTTTCCATGGTTTGTAAATATCTATTATAATATAATAACAGTCAATTTTTTATTTAATTTTACAATATATTTATGAAACTAATTAAAAAATATATATATATATAAATATAAATAGCATCATGAAAAAAGAAGTTCTTGATAAATTATGTAATAATTATATAAAAATATTAGAAACATGTAATAATGAAAAAACTCAAAATATAGAATGTAAATTAATAAAAAATTTATATGAAAATTGTTTGATTTTTAAAAAACAAAAAGAAAAGCAATTAAATGTAAAAAATTGAATATTAATAAGGTTTTATACCTTCTATAAAAATATAACGATGCCGTTTGTATCGACTGGTGCTACACATTATAGTGGGATTCGTAATGAATTAACGAATACTGAATTTTTACAAAAGAGTTCATTGTATATTCGTACTTATTTAAATTATTTGTATGGTGATGATATTGTATTTAAACATGAAGGAGGGACACAAAAAACAGATGATGCAATTATTTTAAAAAATAATAATCGTATTGCTGGAATTTCTTATAAACATCATAAATCAGGAACATTTGATTGGTTGAACAGTAGTAAAAATATACCTGATTTGGAAACTTTAAAACTTTCATTGAGTGTATATAAAAATAAATATCCAAATATTACTGTAGAATATTTTAAAGAAAATGAAAAAGACTTACGCAATCAACGTGATGATATTATACATAATCATTTAACAAATATTACAAGTAGTATGATAAAATCAATTCTAACGTATATTTACAATGATTATTCTGAACATATTATAATCAATCTTGTATCAGAAGAGAAATACCTATATTATCCCAAAAATGAAAATAATTTTTCAGAATTTGCGAGTTTTCCAGATTGGGAATATTATTTGGACCCGAATACTCGTGCTAAAAACTCTGCAAAAATTTTTAGAAAAAAAGATGAACAAATTGTTGATACTAATCTTCGATTAAGACTTTGTTTAAATAATGGTCTAAATGCGTTCTTTGGATTATCAAGTGCGAATAAAAATAGTATACCATGTTTAAAAGTACAACAAGAACATGTAGATGATAAGTATATACCCAAATTATCAGACCATATTTTTGAGAAATATAATAATCAAAACTGAATTAAATAGATAATAATAATAAATAATAATGAATATAATACTTAATTTAAATAATATTAATAGCTATAATGTATGTTTTTTAGAACCCAAGAAAAATATTATTATGGATGGTTTATTTACAAAAATAAATTTTTTAAATGAATATTTAACTATGAATGGTATTTTCATTATTTTCCCTATTGATCAATATTCTATTGAAAATAATGAAAAAAAATACTATCTCAAATTTAATCATACTTCTAACATGCGCACTGTACAAGAATTTTCTAAATTAGAAAATAATTTATTGGAATTATATAATACAAATCATAATAGAAATAAAAAAAAATCCATGTTGTTATCTAAGCAATTGTTTAATGGATATATTAAAATTTATAAAGAGAATGTTAATATTATTCATGATAAATTACGATTAGTCATGAAAATTTCAGGAATATGGGAAAATGAAACAGAAGTAGGGTTAACCTATAAACTTTTTTTATCTCAAGAATATATTTAAAAACTTTTTAAAAATTGTAATATATTGCAGTAACTATCTAATAGTATGTTTGAGTTTTCATTATTAGATGGTAACAGTTCATCACTAAAATAAGTATTAATGTTTACTTTATCATTATTTGGTATTTTATCACACTGTTTATCGTAAGTATCGCATAAATATAAAGTATCGATTATTTCTGTAATAATCCAATATTTTTCTGTTACTGCTTTATTATTTTTTACATATAAATATTCAAAATCTTCTTTTTTTTCTGTTCTTTGGTTCTTATTGTATTGAAAATTTATTTCGTTATATAATGTTGATAGTTTATCAGTTGGTTTTAACGTAAAATTATATATAATCTCATTAATTATAACATCAATATTATAATTATTGTTCTCGTCTGAAAATATATTATGTTTATATATGAATCCTTTCATCTTTGGGTTATATTTGTTTATTATATTAAATATTTTGCAAAAAATATCAATTTTATAATTTTGAAAACATTATAAGAATTGCATACGGACGCGGGTGCGGGTATCATTTAATATACGTCTTTTAATTAAATCATATGTTTTATTATATTTTGCATCTTCGTTATATTTACTTTCAAAATATGTTACATTTATAATATTGTCTTCAATAGTATATTTCAAATCTTTGATATCTGTTAAATTATCAGATTTATTCTTTTTGTAATAACTTACTTCTTGACTATTGAATACTCGTTTATTATCATCATGCCCTAATTGTACTATTTTTTCGTTACTTTTATCATTTATACTTATAAAATTAGACCGGTCAATATTTATACCATTTCTTTTAACACGTTCATTTAATAATGTATCTTCATACCCCCATCCCCAAAAATTAGGATATCCTAATACTAATTCAAAATCACTCCCTTTTATAGATACTATTCCTCCTAAAGCATATCTAAATCCAAAAAAATGTTTTACAGTATTTTTTTCAGTTGCATAGTCTAAATAATGACTTTCTGTAGGAAATGTATCAATATCATTAAATACAAATGTTATATTTTGATAATGATCTGGATATTTTTCTTTCATAGCTAAAAAACCAATATTTTTTAAAGCACCACGATTAAAATTTCGTTCATCGTTTTGAAAACAATAATATAATTCACACGATTTATTATATTTACTTATAATTATATCCATTTTTTCTTGAAATATATTCTTTTGTTCTTCACGATCTCTATACGGAATTAAAAAAATAATATCTGGTATCATTATATTATTTGTTGATAATAATTATTATATTTTAACATTATATTTTTCAATAATAATTTGGGGTATTAATTTTTGTTTATAAGAATCTAATTTTTTAAAACACTTATTAATTGTAACCTCACTTACACCAGATATTTGTTTAATCTCTTGTTTACTATTATTCACACCACAATTAATTATAATAAAATATAATATTCCAGCAGCTATTGCGTGAGGTATATTATCAGTAATTAAATTATTGTCTTCTACTTTTTTAGCTATGAACTTAGATAACATTACTAATTCATTAGTAAAATTCAATTTACTACAATAACGTTCTATAAATGAACTTGGTAAAGTAATTCCTAATTCACTTTGTTCAGATACATCACTATTTCTTTCAATGTTATGTAAAATACTAACAGCCATAGAACAACCGTTGGTTGCACTTGTATTATCTAATTTAAATATTTCTGCTATTTCATGAGCCGTTCTGGGGCAATCATTTAAACGACATGCAATATAGATTGATGCTGCTTTAATACCATCTCTATTTAATCCTCTAAACATTTTTTGTTCAGATATATCTTTATGAACTACCATAGCATCATCTATAAATTTTTTAGGAATACCTGCATTATGAGCCATAATAGTAATAAATTGAAATTCATCATATAATGATTTTTCTTTATGAGGCATAGATTGCCATTCTGTCCATTTACGTATTTTTTTCATTTCATACGATGAACCTACATTACACAATACTTTACAACCATATGAGGATTCTACTAATAACGGATTAATAGGATTTCCACAACGAGAAGGGTCTGTTTGATTTTTATCGTCTGACGAATGAAATCTCCACTCGGGTGAATAATCTAAAGTATCTGTATAAATAACTCCACAAGCTGGATTATTACATGTAGGAAAACCATCTTCTGTTATGATTAAAGTACTATTACAAAGATTACATAAATCTATTTCTTTTTCTGTGGAATAAACACATTCCATATTGCTTTTGTTAGTAATTATTTCTTTATCAAATGTATCCCATAGTTGTAATTTTTCCAATTTACTCATACTGGATTTTACTTTTTTTGTTTTTTTATTTTTCTTATCATCATTCTTAATAGGTTTTGAAGCGGGTTCATCAAAACCTATAAATGTAAAATTATGGTCAGGATTATCTATATTTATTAAATATGTTTTTGTATATTTTATACAATTATTAGAATATGTAATATGTTCATCGTCTTTGTTTACAACGTATTCTTTCATCATAATATTGATAAAGAATAAATATATGTAATTTATACGGATTATTAATTATGAATTTTTATTTTCAATTTTTTTATAATTATAATATAAATGTCTAAACTAAATGGAGGTGATATGGTACAAAATGTAGTATCAAAAACTTGTAAAACATTGAGTATCATAGAATATGATGAAGGATTTAATTCTTTAGATAGTGAGATATATATAAAATATATTCGGTTGGTAATTTTAAATTTTTGTCGTATATTTAGTGATCCAAACAGTGATTTACATAAATTAATTACTTGTGATAATTTAAATAATATTCGAGACTTTAATCGTGAAATTAGTGATGATAACAAAAAAAACATTTTAGATTCATTTTTTAACAAAGATGTTGAAAAGTTTGACTTAGATTGTAAAATGAAATCAGATTTTTCTGAAAAATCAGATAATGAAGAAGAAGATATGCAAGGCGGTGAGGATTTACCTACTACTAAAAAACCCGTTAAATTAAATGATGGTTGGCTTGAAAAAGAAAATTTACAAGGTAAAAAGTATTGGTATAATGAAAATACAAGAGAAATCAGCAGTGTTCAGCCAGAAGTTACTAAAACAGAAACAAAAGAAGATACTAAAGAGGAAACGAAAGAAGATGAACCTGAAGAAGATGCTAAAGAGGAAACAAAAGAAGAACCAGAAGAAGAAATAGTTTTAAATAAATCAGATATGTCTAAGAAATTATTACAAAGTATGGTTGGGTTAGAAAATAATACAAAGGAAAATAAAACAGTTGCTTTGGAAATTCTAAATGTTTTATTTAATAACAAAATAATAGAAATTATCAAAAAAGATCAAGCAGTTGTAGCACTTTTGGCAACATTTATTAATAATTTATATAAGCAAACCAGAAAATATACAAATAAAGATATTATAAAAAATATGCAATTCTGTTTAGAACCTTTTTCTCAAATTGCTTACATACGACATATATCAGAAAAATTAAGTTTACATGATGAATATTACAAACATACATTAAATATGATCGATAATGAAAAACATTTATATCTTATTCCTATTTTAATCAATCATATACAAAAGTATTTTATTGAAATAGATAATATGATAGATATAGATATGGTATTAAAAAAAGAAATTATCTCATCGCTAAAAAAAAAATTAGAAATTGTATACAAAGATAATGATGCAGAACAAAGTAGAATAATTAATACATTTATTAATGATATGGACAATATAAGTAAATTAAATGAACCATTAATTGATATTTTGATACCCAAAGATAATATTCAAGGTGGTAAAAAGACTCGTTCGAAATATCGTAAAGCTCGTAAGTCACGCAAATTTACAAAAAGACGTAAATCACATTAAATATTATATACTATTTATTATAAACAGTATATAATCAATCATATTACTTGATGTTTTTCTTTGTTTTGTTAGAACCTACTTTCTTTTTAGATTTATAACTAGTTCTTTTTTTACAAATATTATCAAATAAAGTATTAAACAAATTGGTATCAACAACTTCTTCCTTTATAATTTTATAATTATTTTGAACATCACTATATTTATTAGTAATTAGTCCAACTGGTATAACTAAATCATCAAATCTTGATATATGATTACCACCACCATAATACATTCTATTTACCATTTCATTATCAGATATAATTTTATTAATTGGATATCCACCAACCAATTGGTCATCTTGGTTTGTATTGTATATAATGTTCTCTAATTCATACATATTCTAAGTTATATATTATGTGAATACAAAAAACCGGATTGTTTTATTTATTATCATAGTTTCTTTTAATATCTGGAGAACACGTTATTTCACGATTATCTTTTAAATATTGTATTATAAAGTCAATCTGTTTTTTATCACTTAATAAATTGCCTAAACAGGTTTCAATATAAGAAAAGGTCAAAGGTTTATAGTCATTCTTTTTACCAATTTTTAATTCTCCACCTTTAATACCAATTTTATTTTTTATATTATTCGAATTATCGACAGTTTTACATATATTTTCAGTTAAAGTGGTTCTTAACTCTCGTAATTGTTTTGATTTTTCATTTAATATTTTTAATTGGTCATCCAATACAATCCAATTTTTTATATTTTCGATTAGCTGTTGTTTATCATTTTGAATAACACTCAGTTCATTTTGATTCATTGTATATGATTATAACAAATATATTTTTATAACTATTTAAACATTATTTTGTAATTAATAATATTATAATGCATCCGGTTGTAGTACAATCATTTGAATGTTCCAATCATAAAAGTTTATCTTATGTTTCAAAATGTAAAATTAAGTTTGCTGGTATTCGTTTTTTGAGAAAAAGCCAAGGATACAAATTTATGGAAAAAATATTAGATTTATATAATGAAATTTATGAATTGAAATCTAGAAATATTGGTGAAGGACATCCTCAAACTATTGACGTACTCAGACATATTGTAAAAATAGAACATAGTATTATGAAGATGAAGGAAAATACAAAAAATAACAAAAAAAGAAATGAATTCTTAAAGAAATAAAAAATTGAATATATTTAATGTAAATATAAAGTAATAACCAAACTAATATGCCAAGAGAAAGAAGATCTACGCGTTGTAGTCATTGTCGTGAACAAGGACATAACATAGCTAGTTGTGAAATCTATAAAATAAAAATTAATTCTGCATTAGCATCTGGAAATAATAATTTAAATATATATGGTTTAAAAATAAATAATTTTGTAAGTAATATAAATTTAGACCATATAGTAAGATTAAATTTATTATATAGAGGTCTATTGCCGTATATTACTCGCTTTAATTATCAAATATTCTATAATAGGTTAGAACAAAAATTTGTTTATATAAAAAAAACGCATGAATATATTAAAGAAATAAATAAAATCACAAAAGGCCCAAGTGATACCAGTGATATAAGTATAAAAACAAAAAGAAATTATAAAATTAGGTTGCAATATTACAGGGAAAATTCAATGTGGTCATCTTACATTAATTTTGATGATTTAATTGATATATTCAATAATGACTATATTGAAGTTACTACCCAATTAAATAATGCACGAGTTGCTAGAGAGGCGGAATATCAACAATATCTGCAACAAAGAGATGTCGAAAGAGCACAGATTCTACAACGTGAGGCTGAAGCTAATTTAATAATTAATAGAATAGAACTTCCAATATTAAGAACCGATGAAGTTGCTGCAGATGATTGTCCTATTTGCATGGAAACATTGGGTGAAACAAATAAATCAATTTTACGATGTGGTCATTCTTTGTGTACAAGTTGTTTATTAACACAAACACTTCGTGGAGTTGCTTTAAAGTCTACTTCTTCTTGCTTTTGCACGATTTGTCGAGCACCTTATTTATAATAATTATAACTGTAATCTATAAATAAATATTTTTTTATTGGACAAATATAAATTAAGAAGATAATATATATATGATTTTTAATTATATATATTATCTATTTATAATCACAAGCTTAACTATGTATACTGCATTATCAGATACAGAATGCAAAAATATACAATCACATAGTGATAGACGTATTAATAAAAACCAATTTCGTTTAGTTCAATATAATATGGAATGGGTTTTTGTTGATTATTATAAAAACGCTGATTGTCCAGGTAACGGTTGTACTTGGAAAAATGAAAGTGATATCAATACACATATTTCATATTTAACGGATACAATAAATAAATTAGAACCAGATATTATGAATATATGTGAAATTGAAGGTTGTGATGAACTAAATCGATTAATAAGTAATACCAGCTCTTCTTATAATCCATATTTAATTAAAGGAACAGATACATCTACCGGTCAAAATGTAGGTATGTTAACAAAAATAGACCCAGATATTAATTTATATAGGTCAGATTTACATGCGAATTATCCTATTCCTAATAGTAAATGTAATTATACTGGTTCGTCTGGTTCGTCTGGTGTAAGTAAACATTATATTACAGAGTTTACTATTCAAGATACAAAAATTGCTATGATAGCAGCACATTTATTATCTATACCGACTGACCCATATAGATGTAGTAAAAGAGAAGCACAAGCAATGGTTTTACAAAATATAATTAAAGATTACATTAATAAAAATTATGAAATTATTTTTTTGGGTGATTTAAATGATTATGATAAAGATATATTAGATGTTAATAATAATATACCCACTTCACAAGTATTAGATATATTAAAAGGGACATATATTGATGACTATACATTGTATAGCGTATCCGAAAATATTCCTCAATCAGAAAGATATTCAAATTGGTGGGATTCAGAAAATAATTGTAAAGATTTACCTCAAAATTATGCATTGATTGATCATATATTAACAACTTCTAATTTGAAAAATAAAATTCAAAATGCTTTTATTTATCATGGTTATAAAGAATATTGTGGTAAGTGGAACTCTGACCATTATCCGGTCGTAGTTGATTTTGTTTTATAAGTTTTTGTATTTTTATATTTAGATTTAATATTTGCATATTTGTATTTATTAAATAAAAGATATTCAGATAAATGGGTTGTATTAAATGATGGCGATTTAAATAACATAGTATTTACTTGATATGGTGGAATTACATTTTTCTTGTAACAGGATGAATCCAACATATTTATATATTATATATTTATTTTTTTTTGTTATTTAATTTATCTTTTATTATCGAGAGCTTGTTATTTAATTTATCAATATTACCAATAAATACAAATACTAATACTGTCCAAATAGTTAATTCTATTGTTGTATATGGTTCAAAATGATTAAAAATAAAAGATGCGACAGATGGTATTAATAGTGTAATTTTTCTTAAATAAAACACAATAATTGTTAAAATAGCCAATTCAATAGATAACATAAGAATAGTTTTAAATAATGTATCGTCTTTATTTGCATCAATTAATAAATATTCATTCGTATAATGTGCTGTATATGCAGCCATAAATGTAAAAATAATTGAATATTGAAAAAACTCTATAAATTTACCCAAACGAGTTTTGTCTAATGTGATTAGCTGATTAAATCTACTACTAAACGAATTCATATATACTAAATATAGATTTTTATAATTTACTCTTTTAAATATTTAATAACTTCAATATGTAGATAATTATATAAAAAATATTAATATCTACAAAATATGTTTGAAGAAAATTATTCAAAATACATAGAAAAATTATATGGTGAAAAGAGAGAAAATAGTACTGATATTACTTTATTAAATTTAAATAATTTAAGTATGCCGCATGAATATATGATTAATCAAAGAGTGGATATGACCAATATAGAAACATATTCAATTGACCCCGATGGATGCGAAGATGCTGATGATGCCTTTAGTATTTATGAAGAAAATAATAAATTATACTTAGCAATACATATAGCTGACCCAACCGAATTCATTAACATACATAGTGATTTATGGCTTGATATTGAAAATAGGGTTATAACACGGTACCCTTCAAATAATAAACCAATACATATGATACCCACCGAAATAATGGAAAAAGCAAGCTTAATGGATAATAGTCACGGAAATATAAAAAATGCGATAACAGTTATAACTGAAATAAATAAAGAAACCTATTTGCCTGAGAATAAAATAAAATTATTATTTACTGTAATAAAAGTTAAAAAGCAAAACTCTTTATCGTATGAAAACGCTTCTGAAAATATTTATAATTTAATGCCGTTAAAAAATGGTTTGAATATAAGTATCGCATTACAAGATAAACGTGGTAAACAAACCATTGGTATAAAATTAAAATTAGTGGATACATCTGTAATAAAATATGATAAAATTGACTTATATCTTCATAGTGATACTGTAAATGAAAAACAAATGAAACAAATGATTGAAGAATTCGCTATATTTGCAAATTCATTTATAGGTGAATATTTAAAAATCCATTTAGACGGTATTGGTATTTTTAGAACGTGTGACGCTACCGCAATAACCGGTTATGAATTTAATGACTTAAATGGAAACGAATTGCTGCATCATATAATTACAAATGGTATATCTGCGGATTATATGAATACAGTTGCATCACATGATTTAGTAGGTAGTAAAGAATACACCCATTTTACTTCTCCTATTCGACGAGCATCAGACTGTGTTTGTCATTATTTATTAAAATATTTATATTTAAAAAATATAATTCCATCTATTAATATACCATTTAATAATGAAAAATTAAAATCTTTATCTGAAAAATGTGTAAGAAAAACAAAAGAAATAAAAAAATACAATATACAGATACAAAATTTACATTAATTCAAGTTATGCATAATATTATACTACGTAAACACCAACTAGAAATACAGTATTGTATTACTTGTTATATAGGTGGTTTTATAAATATTATAATTAAAAATATAGATGGTTTTTCAGTATATTTATCTTATTCATTACACCTTTTCTCGTTTCAAACGCCCATTTTGAAATATTATATATTATATATAATGATACTTATTATTAGAGGACATATCCGTCAATCATTTGAAACAAAACAATTATATAATTTAGTAAAAGAATTATATATAATATTTCCAGATTTAAAAATTTTTATACATACTTGGAATATATTTTCCAATAATATTAGTTGGAGAAATATAACTATTAACGAACAAAATGTAAATGATAAAATTATTTATGATTATTTTGATGATTTAAAACATTTAGTTAAACACATTATTATTGACGACGATAGTAAAATAAACTTAATAGGTAATTTATGTGGTAATATTAATAATGGTCCAACGCCAATTATTGGTTGGAAAAATTATTGGTATGGAAAATATAAAATAATAGATTATCTTTACAATATAAATATAGATGAAAATGAAATGATTATAAATTGTAGGTTTGATGTAATGAACAATAGCAATAATTTTGATCAGGCGTTTATTGTTAATTTTATAAAAAATAATAGTAAAACAATATTTACAAAAAATATCTTCTTATTTAATCATGAACATAATGGAATTGATAATATATATATAGGTAATATTAACACTCTATATAAATTAATTAACAAATTTTTTTATGAATTAGATGATATTTTAATTAAAAATAATAATACTATAAATCAAGAAAGGCTAGTTTATAGAATAAACAATAGTTTGTTTGATTAAAATGGTCGTTTGAAATGAGAAAAGGTGTAAAACGTAATGAATACAAAGAAAAGATTGATAATAAAAAAATGTATAGTCTTACAATTACAACTGTAAATTGTAGAAAAAAATTTGACGAAGGGGCAATCCCTGAATTAGATGAATTATTTTTATAATTTGTATTTTAATATCCGTAACGACTAATAAGAAATAAATCGTATTTATTAATAATACGATGAGACAAATACAGGTTGATTATAATTAATATAATTAAAAAAATATTATAAATACATATTAACCATATATAAACATACATATCGTTATAAATCATATCAAATAATGGAGTTATTATTTCTTTCATATCATTACGAATATCTTTATCTTTTAAAAATTCAATACATCTATCTTTTAAACTTTTCATCTCTAATAAAAAATCATAATAAATTTATTTAGAATAAACGTATATTCGTATAATTATTATTTCATTTTTGTATGCTCATTATAAGTAATCGTATAGAATGAGTACTATTTATAATCCCGACAATACTTTTTCATTTGATAAATTAACTTTAGCAAAACCTATATTAACTACAGGTGGTAATTATTTTATTCGTTGTGTAATAAATAACGCACCTCTATATATTCAACCACCTAAATGTAAAACTAAACAAGGTATTGTTAGCACCGGAAAGAAAATATATACTGATCTGATGTTCAGTAATGTGAATTCTGAATTTATTCAATGGATTGAAACATTAGAAAATACATGTCAACAACATATTTATAATAATCGTGAAAATTGGTTTGATGGAGATATGGAATTGCATGAAATTGAAAATTATTTCACGAGCACATTAAAAACTTATAAATCTGGTAAATATTATCTAATACGCTCAGGTATTCCATCCAGTTTAGGAAAACCTATTATTAAAATTTATGATGAAAATGAATTACAAGTAAATATTAATGATATTAATGATGATACCGATATTATGAATATATTAGAAATAAAAGGTATCAAATGTTCTGCAAAAAGCTTTCAAATAGAAATTGAATTAAAACAAATATTAGTATTAAAACCAGATAACTTATTTGATTCTTTTTTATTAAAAGGCGTACAAACAACTTCAAATAATTCTTCTGAAAAAAATATGGAAACTGTAGAAGAACCAGTGTTAGTGGAAACTGTGGATGAACCCGTAACAGTGGAAACTGTGGATGAACCCGTAACAGTGGAAACTGTAGATGAACCCGTAACAGTGGAAACTGTGGATGAACCCGTAACTGTGGGAACTGTCGATGAACCAAACATGGTAGAAAATGAAAATATAGAAAAAATAAATAATCAAACATCTGAAGAACCGATTTATTTAGAAAAAAAAAACACATTAGAAGAAGTACAATTGAATTTAGAAGAAATTACTGATACTGTTGAAATTAAAGAACGCAATGATCTATATTATCAAATGTATCGTGAAGCTAAAAAAAAAGGAAAAATAGCTAGAGATTTAGCACTTTCTTCATTTTTAGAAGCAAGACGTATAAAAAAAACTTATATGTTAGAAGATATTTCTGATAGTGAAGAAAGTGATTTAGACAATGAAGAAATTGAACATTAGATATTTGATTTATTTTAGCAAAAATTATATATTCAAAAAATATTATATCACACGTTATTATATAAACAAAATGTTTTCTAAATTCGGAAATGGTTTTTTAAGCGGATTAAATGCATTCTTCACTAAAGAAAAAATGCTTATTTTATGTATATTTTTAGTGCTTATGTGGGCACTTGTTAGATATTCTACTGATAAAGTTACTGTTGTTGATAAGATGACCACAGGTGATGCACCTGAAAGTGATGCACCTGTTGAAGATGCTCGACCTGCACCTGCTGCAGCCTCTGTATCTGCACCTGCTGGATATGAAGTTAAGGATGTTGCTAACCCTGCTGATTTATTACCTGCTGATAAAAACAGTGAATGGGCTGCATTAAATCCTAATACACCTCCTGTTGATTTTTTAGCTGATAACACCAAATTACACGGTGAAATCTCGGTTAACAAAAACCCTTGTTACGATATTCGCCCTTGTCCTGAAGTAGCCAAGGTTGAAACTGGTCCATGGAACCAAAGCACTATCGAAAACACAAAATAAATAATTAAATTATTATAATAATCATTTTATAATAATTATGAAAAGTCTGATTATATATTATAATGATGAATGAAGATATTTTAGGATATACCATAATAGGTTCGATGTTAAGTATTTGTGCGTATATGCATTATAGTAATTCATATGAATTTCAATTAAAATGCATTGTATCCGAAGTTGATGGTAATAAATATTGTGTACGTGAACGCAAACAATTAAAAAATGCAGTTGATTTATTAGCTAAAACTACAATGAAATGTAAACAACTTGTTCAATATATGCACAAAAAATATCCAGATAAAGACAATGTAAAAAGACTGGTTGATGGTTTTAATCCACAAAAAGTGATGGAAACATTACCTACCAGTTCATACACAGCATATAGTGAAAATAAAGGTGAAAAAATAGCATTTTGTTTAAATACTAAAAAAAATAATAACAATAATTTAATAAATGAAAGCACATTAATGTATGTTGCTATTCATGAGTTATCTCATGTAATGACGGTTTCAATTGGACATAAAAGCGAATTTTGGCAAAATTTTAAATTTTTATTAGAAAATGCAAAAGAAGCTGGTATACATCAACCAATTGACTATAAAAATGAACCACAAGAGTATTGCGGTATGAAAATTACAGACAATCCATATTATGACGCTTAATATATTTTTATAAGAATACAATATATTAATCAATGTTTTATTTAAAAGGAATACCGATGCTTATTAGAGAATTAAATTATGATGATTTAAAATATTCGTACTATAACGTAATGAATTTATTATCAGATAAAAGTATTCAAATTATAAATACATTAACCGATGTTGAATTAACCAATAAATTAAAAGATGATTATGCAATATTAGTTATACATAATTTAAATATGAACTCTATATTAGGTACTTGTTCTATTGAAATATTTAACAGAAAAGGCTTATGTACAATTTGTATTATTAAAAATATAATTATTGACCCATATTATAACAAAAATGGATTATATGATATATTTTTAAAAAATATAACAGACTATTGTCGTATCGAAATGGGTTGTATAAAATATGTATTACAAGCTGATTAAAATTAATCTTTTATCTAAAAAATAAATAAATATTTTATCCTTTGATATACTATATATGACCAATAAGTTATCATCTACTGAAATACCAAAAAAATTAATATATAAAGTTCATATTTTAGATGAAGATGGAACCACTAATAAAATTATCATTTTTCAAGGGAATAAAGATTATCAATTTATTTTTAATGATCAACAAATATTAGAAAATAAACAAAATAATATAGAAATAATTAAATCTGAACAACATATTCATAATGATGATTCTATTCGTGTTATAAAAAAGAAAATAATGAATGAATTAGGAATGAATAATATTGCTTACGAAGAATTATATTTATTTGTAAATTCAATAAAAAATATTAATTTTCAACAAGCTTATAAAACAATTACAAACAATAATAAGATATTGTTTACAAAAAACATGCTGGGTCAATTGTTAATGAATATAAAATCACCTTTAGAATTAGCTGAAAAACTAAATACGAATAATGATTTTTATACATATCAAGAATTATTAACAATTTTGAAAGATTTTAAAAATGAGTATGATGTATCTACTACTTTAGGACATCAATTTATATCATCATTAAATTTACTTTATTCCGCTAACCCATATCATATTTTAAACAAAGAAGAACCTTTATTTCAATTAAATAATCAAAATGCTATTATGAATTTTGAAAATCATATTTTATTAGACTATCCTAATATTATAAATAATACTATATATGTATGCACTGCTAATAGTGTTCTTAATTATTCTATACGTAATAATTTAAATCAAGAATATATGATTGAATTATATTTCCCATTATTAAAAACCCAAGAAATATATAATCAACAATTATTAAATAATAATCGAGAACAAATAATTGAAAAAAATAAGCAACAATTTGATGAAAACTTAAATAAAATTTACCAAAATATTGATTTATTACATAACATGTATTATTATAATAATGATATACCTTTTATTCATAAGGGAATTCAAAATATAAACATGATTATTCATCCTGATACAGAATTATTATTACCATTAGAGCTAATATTCAAACATTTACACGCTAATGAAAATATGGTATTTATTAAATATAATCCAGGACCAAAAAGAGAACATATGTATCGATTGTATTCTACTGAATTATCAAAAGAAGGTAAAAAAATACCCAAATTATCTCGTAATCAAATTGTAAATTTATCAAAAATATCTGGAAAAACTAAACAGATTAGTATATTATTAAATATTGAAAATGAAACCGATATTAAATATTTCTTTATAGATATTGAATCTAATGGAAATATAATTATACGTATTGAAATAAAAGATAGCATAAACGAAGTAGAATTAAATCAATTATTAAAAAAACATGTAAATCAAGTACTTACAAATATAAACAATATAATTGAAAACGTTGGATATAAAATGAAACTATTTGATAATATAGATAATCAAAACAATGAAATAATAAACCTTGAATATGTTTGGAAAATAAGTATAAAACGTGTTATTAAACTGGATGATTATATAAACGTTTTTAAAGGAATATTTAATATTGTTGATAATAAATTAATTATATTTAAACGTGTATCTAATTATACAGAATTAGATGAAATAAATACTATTATCGCACAAAATTATAACAATGTTAATGATATTTCATTTATTAAAAATATATTACTTTCTAATTTTACTATTTCTGAAGATCAAGCTGAAAATAAAATAAAACAATTTTTAAATGATCATACTTATATCCATGGTCGTTATGTAAATAAATCAGTAGCTATAAATGTAAATCCAGGAATACCATGTATTATTACCGAAAATGCAATTGTAAATGAATTAACAATAAATGCGAAAGAAATCAATTCAATAGACTACATTAATGTATTAGATGTTTACATAAACAATTTATTAATAATAAGTCAATATCCAGACAAATTACCTATACCAAAAACCACACTAATAAAACAAATGAAAAATGTAGAAAAAATAGATGATGTTGTTGAAATAAAGCCAGAAATAATACCTGTAGAGTTAAAACCGTTTGCATTGGATAACACATCAGATAAAGCGGATAGTCCCGACGAAGATGATGGGTTTTTCTTTGAAAGTGATGACGAAAGTGGCGATGATAGCAGTGAAGAGGAAAGTGATGATGATTTAAATGGTGGTGGGTATACTGGATTTTTACAAAAAATGAAAGAATTAGAACCTAATTTATTCTTAACAAAAAAAACAGGACAATATGATGCATATTCCAGAAGTTGTCCTGCAAGTATAAGTAGACAACCAATTATTTTAACACAAGAAGAAAAGGACAATATTGATAAAGAATATCCTGGTTCATATAAAGTTGCATTACCTTATAGCACGAAAGAAAATAAAAAATATTGGTATATTTGTCCTCGTTATTGGTGTATTAAACCCGGGGAAAATAGACCATTATCAGAGGAAGAAGTTAAAGATGGTAAATGTGATGGTAAAATTATACCCAAAGGTGTAAAAAAACCTCCACCTGGTCATTATATATATGAATTTAATGATGATAAAGAACATAAAAATAAAGATGGTTCATATCGTGATTTTTATCCAGGATTATTAGACGCGGACTCACATCCTAATCATTGTGTTCCATGCTGTTTTAAAAAGTTCTATAGTGAACAACAAATAAATAGAAGAAAAGAATGTGCTATTCCTGATGATGAATTGAGTGGTAATGTTAAAGAAATATATGATTTAGAACAAAAGGATAAAAAGGTTGTTGTTAAAAATGTAAAGTCTAAGGCAAAAGCTTCACAAAAAAACATATTAGATTTTAATAAATATCCTATTGAAAAAAATCGTTGGGGATTTTTACCTATTCCTGTTGAAATGTTACTACAAACTAAAAATAACTTATATATTACTAAAAATAACCAACATTTAATACAAAAAGACAAACAACCTTTACTACGATATGGTGTAGAACATACACCTGGTAGACAATCATTTATAGGTTGTATAGCAGATTTATATAAAACAGATGAAAATATATCTATACGTGAAATGCGTAAAATTATAAGTAAAAAAATAACTATTGATAAATTTGCTATAGCACAAAATGGTTCATTAATTACTACTTTTAAAAATTCTTCTACTGTTATTGAAAAGAAAGATATTACAAAACACCAAAAAAGTATTTTATTTAATACATTAGATATGTCGAACAAAGACAAATTACAATATATGTATGACGTTATTTCATCGTATAATAATTTCAAGGCATTTTTAAACGATGATGATGCATTTATTGATCATACCTATTTATGGGATATTATTACATCAAAAGATATAGGCATTTTTTCTAATGGTATTAATCTTATTATTTTAGATATTATTGATAATGATTCTACAAACAATATTCAAATATTATGTCCAACCAATTCTTATCAAAAATCTTTTTATAATCAAGATTTAAAAACTGTTATATTAGTGAAACAAGAAGATTTCTTTGAACCAATATATTTATATGGTAATACTCCAAATAATAATGTAAATTCTATTCATAATGTTATTAAATTTTTTAATCAAAGTAATATGCCTACTAATTTAAAACCCATATTAAATAACATAGAAAATAATGTAAATAAATATTGTAAACCATTATCAAGTCGTCCAAACGTATATTCATTTGAGGAAGCATTACCATCTCGAAATATTTACGATTTATTAATTTTGAATAATTTTCATATAGTTAAACAAGTATTAAATTATAATGGAAAAAATATTGGTTTTTTAGTATCAATAAATAAAGATGATATTATATCTGTGTATGTTCCATGTTATCCATCTAATATTATAAAAAATATAGAAATTACTTATCCTGATGATATTAAATGGAATAATTACCAGGACACGTTATCACGATTACAAAATATTAATTCTATATCGAATAATCATATCAAATGTAAACCTATAATAAAAATAATAGAGGATAATTTAATAATTGGGTTTTTAACACAAACAAATCAATTTATACAATTAGATACATATGAACAAAATACTGAACAAGATAATTTACCAAGTATCCAATATTCTGGTTACAAACACTATTATAATATAGATAAAAGTTTTTTATTAAGTAATGAAATAGATATTATTCGTAAAAATACAGTTCAAAAAATTTCATTGGAAACTCAACTATATTTAGCTTTTAGAAGCAAGATTAGAATGTTATTAAATGAATATTATAATGTTGAAATTTATAACAAATTAAAAGAAATTGTAGACAATCAACAATATTTATATAAAAATAAACTTAGTAAAATGAAAGTAATCTTAAAACATTTGGTTCGAAATCATATATCATTTGTTACCATCGATGATGAAATTTTAAATAAATTAAATAATATGAATACATTTTTTAATCATAATGATGTACATATCTTTTGTTTAGAAAAAAAAAATATGCTATGTTTACCTGATAAAAATTTAATAAATAATATAGAAAATGAAGATTTTTATTTTACCAAAATGGCTGATGAATTAATTCGTTACCAAAGAATTCAATTATTTATGTTTAATAACAATGAATATATGAATATAAGTAATACTGACTTTCATATTGATGAAAATGAATTATTTTTATTACAATCTATTTTATTTGGTGACTATTTTAATGATTTGCATCCTCAATCAAATAATAAATATATCAAAAATATTGATTATGATATTGCAAAACCAGCAAGTGTATCAGACGCGATTGTGCAATCAAACAATATTCAAATTTAACGTATGAATAATATTTTTATTTCATTATTTACCACTACCTGCAGCACGGTTACCGTGGTCACGTAGGCGCGGGCCTCGCGGAGCAGACATGTCTTGTATCCATGAAGACCTCTTCATATACAATTCACGTAACTTAATTATGTTTTCTCTATTTAACGGGGACATCTTGATATTGTTATATTACTTTTGTAAATATTCCTTTCATTTTTTTATTTTTAAAACATTATTATTAATAAAAATATAAATACAAATAGTTATATTTTTATAAATGGATAATAAATTCTCCAAACTTACTGTAATATTTTGCGTACCAGGTAATCGTTTTTCAGATAAATTTTTACAAGCATGGACTAATACTCTGCAAGCTTTACAACCAAAATATAATATGTATTTAAGTAATAAATATTCTTCTCAAGTTAATTTTGCTCGTGCACTGTGTTTAGGGGCTAATGTATTGTCTGGTCCAAATCAATTACCTTTTCAAGGACAAATCAAATATGATGTTATTGTTTGGTTAGATAGTGATATGGTATTTACTCCAAAAATGATTGATAAACTTATAGAAACCTGTTTTTATCAATATAAAGTATTTTCAGGTATTTATGCAATGGAAGGAGGCGACTTGTTATGCTGTGTTGAAAATTGGGATGTGGACTATTATAAAAAAAACGGTTCTTTTCAATTTTTATCTGTAAAGGAAGGTAATGAATATATCAAAAATAAAAATGCTTTAAGAAAATGTGCATATGTAGGTATGGGTTGCATGGCGATACGTTACGGAGTGCTTGAAGATAAACGTATTAAATATCCTTGGTTTTTTCGTAATATTACTTCTTTTCAGGAAAATGATAGAATAATTACTGACGGAACAAGCGAAGATGTTAGTTTTATACGTAATTTAATAGATTCAAATGTAATTGATAATATTATGGTTGATTTAAGTTTACGTTTCGGTCATGAAAAAACAGTAGTTATTTAAGATTTATATATCTTTGAAAATTTAATAATGTATATTTTTCACTTGTAATTGAACTTGTTTCTAATGTATAATTTTCAGGTAATTCTGGAAAAAAAGTATCACAATTATAACTGCTATCAATATGTGTAATAAATATTTTATTTATATATTCAAACATGTATATAAATTGTTTATAAATGTTACTTCCTCCTATAATCCAAACTTCATCATAATTATTTTCGTCTACCAAATTCATTAATTCTTCTATTGATTTACATAATAAAAATTGGTCGGGCAAATCCTGCAAAGAAGTTGATAAAACTATATTATCTCTAAATGGTAATGCTTTATTTATACTTTTATATGTATTTTTACCCATGACTATAGCATTGTTACCAGCACCTTTTGTTAAATTTTTAAAATAGGTCATATCTTCTTTAAAATACCATGGTAATTTATTATTTAATCCTATTCCTCGATGTTTATCCATTGCTACTATTATATTGAATTTCATTATATATATTATAATAAAAACATATTTTTAAATTTATGAAATATAATTATTTAATATAATTATATTCCCGATTACCTGATTCGAACAGGTGACCTGACGATATCTAAGATACAATATGTATTAACCACTACAGTCGTCCGCTTCTACCAACTGAGCTAAATCGGGATGTTATTTTAAGAAACCATGAAAGAGAACTCACCACCCCCTATATTAATAATAATATTTCTTTAAATATTTTTATTAATTAATCATTAAAAAATATTGGATATTATTTATTTTATATTTTATTTAAAATCCTGCATCATAATCATCGTCACAGTTATTTGTATTATCTCCTTGAATAATATTTACAGTATTTTTAATTTCTATATTTTCTCTTGAACATACATCTGTTTTGTCTTCCAAATTGAACATTCCATTGATTTCATCTTCATTGTTAGTTCTTGTTGTAGTTTGTACTTGAAGATCTTTCATTTTATCAATATCCAATACTAATTGACATGAACCTGTACCAAATAATCCCATTTGACCCATCATTACATTTGCAGATACACCACGCATATGGTCAAAATCAGCATGTCGTGAAGCAGATAACAATACTTCTGTATGAACTTCAAATGTTGATTTTGATATAGGTCCAATATCATCATTCAATATTCCTGAACGGAAAATAGATACCATATTTTGTGTTGAAGTCATTCTATCACATAGTAAACTCAAATGATGATAATTAATGTATACACCACTAAAATCCATCACTTCCGCTAATTCATTATAAATAACTTGACGAGCAGCTTCGATACCTAATACATTAAATACTTCTTTAATATCATTACTGTATGTTCTAGCATAATCAATAAAGTCAAATGCTAACATATCCATTAAATTAGTACCAGTTGTATCTAAAATCCAAATATCTTTCTGTGCATACTTACCTTCGTCGCGAACTACATAGTTTTGTAATTTACGAGGCATCACATTTTGAATACCTTTAATACCACGTAATATAGTATTATTCAAAATAATATCTTGATAATTTCTTAACAGGTAGATTTCATCTGATTGGTCTAATGATTCAGTTAAATCTTTTTGTTTTTTTGTTTTTAATAGATTACTGGTTAAACGAATACGGAATACCAAATTGTTTGAGTTGTAATCAGAATATACACAATTTAAATCTTCACCATATAATGTTGTAATTGCAAAATGAATATCATCCATTGTAATATTCTTTTCTAATAATGTTTCATTATCCATTTCTAAACGAATAATCCATAGTGATTTTATATTATTTTCTTCTGCGTCATTATTACATTCATCAATCATATCTTCAAATTCATAATATTGTTGTAATAATAATTCATCATCAGGAATAATAGTACTTCTTTCATTCGGATCAAAACAAATTTGAGCAGATTTTACAATATCCATTAATTTAGTATATTCAATCATATTAGATAGTTGATCTGCTTTATCTTGTTCGTATTGGTCTTGTTCTTTTAAGAATACAGTTAATGAGGGATTTTTTGGATTCTTGGTTAAACGTAAAATTTCTTCAATACGAGGAACACCACGAGTCACGTTTGACTTGGATGCTACACCACTTAAATGAAATGTATTCAAAGTTAATTGTGTAGTAGGTTCACCAATTGATTGACCTGCAATTACACCAACCATTTCACCTGGATGAACAATAGCCTGTTTATATTTAAGATGAACTGTTTCTAAAAGTAATATTAAAGCCTTTCTATGGAAACGTTTATTTACAACTAATTCTTTTGGTGTTAGATAAAAGTAATACATTATTTCAAATAATGGATTTGGTTTAATATATGTAAGACGTTTCATTTTATCAAAATATTCTTCAATTAATTTAAATGCTTCCAATGGTGTTATATCAACAATTGTTTGTTCACTTAAATTCAATTGACTTTGAATATTTCCAATAATAAACTGAAATGCAACTGGTAAACGAACACTATTTTCTCCTTTAAATTGGAACACTTTTTCTATTAATTCTTTTCTGGATTCTATCATCTTTTCAATATATTGCTTACATAATACTTTTGTATCAGCACGTTGTTTTTTTACACGAGTTACTGTACCCTTAGTATAAATATCCATCAGATTATTATGTTGTTCATTTATACCAATAATATCATATCTCAAATAAATATCTTCGGTAGTCATGTCTACTAATGGTATCTTTTGATTTTCAACACGAATTGAATCAAACCCATCGTCACCATACGCAAATTGAACAATCTTACCCTTATTATTTCGAACAGTCATATCATATTCAACTTTTAAATCTTCCAAACCTTTGATTAATCTTCTTTGAATATATCCTGTTTGAGATGTTTTAACAGCTGTATCAATAAGACCCAATCTACCACCCATTGCATGAAAGAACAACTCGGGCGCTGTTAGACCAGAAATATAAGAATTTTCAATAAAACCTCTAGCATTAGGAGTATCATCATATTTACTGTAATGAGGCAAGGTACGACTATCAAATCCATATGGAATTCTCTTACCTTCTACATTTGTTTGACCCAAACAAGAAATCATCTGAGAAATATTAATCAAAGAACCCTTTGAACCAGAATTAACAATCATCAAGAAACGGTTTGCCTTACTAAGCGACTTTCTTCCAATTTTACCTGCTTGTTCAGTAGCTTTATTTAATACATTATTTACCATAGATTCAAACTCCTTGTTATTTGTATTAGAAGTATTATTTTCAAAAGTTCCTGCATGAACTTTATCAATAATTGATTGCACTTCTTGTTTTTGAGTTGTAATAGCATGAATAATACTATCTTGCGTCTTTATATCAGCAATCAAATCACTAATACCCACACTAAAACAACTGGTTTTCATGTATTCAGTTACAACATTTTGTAAATCATCTATAAAATTACTGGATTGCATGTTACCAAAATCATTACATATACGATGAAGAATACCAGACGTACTTGCACCTAAACAAGACTTTTCTAATTGACCACGAATATATTTTCCATCACGTATTTCTAATACATTATTTGAAGTTGCATATTCTTCTTCTTCTTCAAATAATTTCGTTTTAGATTTTAGTGTAATTGGTGCTAATATTTGAGACAATATATCGAAATTAGTAATTGTCTTACCGCTTTCACGTAATGCATTTACATCAACATGGGAATACATCATTAATAGTCTCATTGCTTCGCGAGGTGTAAACGAAATATTGGGTCGTGTAAAACGGAATGACCCTAATAATGAATCTTGGAAAATACCAATAATTGGAGAATTGTTTGCAGGACTTACCAATTGATATGGAATTGCAGCCAAGTTTTTTAATTCTGTTTCCGCTAAAATATTTTGCGGCATATGCATATTCATTTCGTCTCCCGACGTATCCCAAAGGTTTCCCAGAGGGTCGGACTGTATCTTAAGCAAGTTCAAGTTGATTAGACTATCATAACTCACCAACACCCGTTCAGTCTCTGAACGCCTGTCGTATCCTATCATAACGGACTTAGACAGTAACGCTGCGGATTGTCCAATCCAATAACATTATTACCATTGGGTACGGCTATTAACCGTGTTCCCCTTATAACGTTTCCATTACAGGGTGGTAGTTATTGGCTCTAAGGAGTTTCCCGCATCAAGGCGTTTCGCTAATTCTTCTAAAAATTCTAATGCGTTTTTTTTACTATCATCTAAACTTATATGAGACCCGCCAAAGTCTGCTTTATATTTTTTTCGAAGAATTAACTAGGGGGTATCAACCTTTTAAGTCCCCCTGTTTCCGACAGAGAAATTATTCACTGCGTTTATGCAGTGGAAACATTCGTTTATCGAAGTCAGCATTATAAGGCTTTGTATCTCCTACATTCATGCGAAATGTATCACCTTTCTTCATAATTTTCACAATATGACTCATCATACTCATTCTATGAAGACTGGGTTGACGATTAAATAATACAGCATCACCATCCATCATATGACGATGAACTATATCACCATTTTCTAATTTAATTGTGTTTCTATCTACATAACGTAAGGAAATATTCTCACCATTTTTTCTTTCTAATATTTTCGCACCTGGATATACATCAGGGCCGTTTAACAATAATTTTAATAAATAGTTTTTATTTCTTTCATTTACCTTTACTGGTTTAGTAATATTCATCGCAATTTTCAAAGGAACACCTAATTGACGAATAGATAAATTAGGATCACCTGTAATAACAGAACGAGCACTATAATCAACACGTTTACCCATTAAATTACCACGAATACGACCAAATTTACTATTCAATCTACCCATAATACAATTAAGAGGACGACCAGAACGTTGAGCCATAGGTTGAGTTCCTTTTACCTTATTATTTACAATCATAGCCACAAAATATTGGATAACAGATACTAATCCATCAATTATATTCGCATTTGCGTTATTTTCTATTTTTTCAGCTAAATCTTTATTTGTTTTTAAAATATTACAATAAATTTGAGTCAAATCATCTTCACTTCTTTGTTGAGCATCATGTTTTACTGAAGGCCTAACCGCAGGGGGTGGAACCGGTAATACTTCACATATCATCCATTCTGGTCTAGACCAGACTGAACTCAATCCCATAAAGGTTACATCTTCATCTGAAATACGCTTGAATATTTTAGTTACTATTTCTGGTGTAAATTGTATTGTTTTATCTTCACTACTACTAACCTTCCATGACGCCAATATAGTAGCCATACCTTCTAAACGTAATTTTTCAGGGTGTTTACAGCCACAACCATTTTCATTAAAACCATTATCACTTGATTCGCCACAACGACCAGTATATTTTCCAGCGGTAGTGGTTACGTAACTCCATCTATCTTCGGCTGACCAATCTAATATATGATTATGTTCTTGTTTACTTATTTTTAACTTACTGCATTTATAACAAACCGATTTTAATATTTTTAAAATTTCTTTTATATGTTGTATGAAAAATACTGGTCTTGCTAATTCGATATGACCAAAATATCCAGGTGTATCAATATAAGTTAAACCATCAGTAGGACAAATTAATCCGGGTTCTAATACACCCATTCTAGGATCAAATAGTCCACCCGGTTGAGGTTTATTATTTATATATGTATCGCGACTGGTAATTTCTACTACAGAATTCTTTCGAATTTCTTCTGGCGATAACATACTAAATTGAACACCAATGATCTTTGATGGAACCTTATCATTCTTATTTAAATAAAGTGACATTATTACTATATATTATATAATATTATTTATATTTGTTTCATTTCAATTTTTTATTTTTCTAATTTATAAACTTTACCATAAAAATATAAAAAATTGAATAGAATAATTCATTATTCATAATAAGTATAATATTCATTTTACGATGACGAAGTATAATAAGGTTAAGAAAGGTTACAATCCAGATGATGTTGTTTCATCTGAAAGCGAATCGGAATATGTTACAGATTCATCTGAATCTGAATATAAACCACCTAAATCCAAAAAGAAAGAACAGCTAAAAAATAATAAAAAATCAAAGGATAGTACTAAACCCAAACAAAAACAAACTTTATCTAAGAAATTCTTATCTGAACAATTTCCTTCCAAGCATGCAAAGAAGGTAGCCAAACAAGAAAAGAAATTAAAAGAATTCAAAAAAACAAAGAACCTTCGTTCTTCTAATAAGAAAAAGAGAAGAGAAGAAGAAGAGGAAGAAGAAGAGGATGATGAAGAAAGTGAATATGTAGAAGAGGATGATGAAGAAAGTGAATATGATTCAAATTACGAAGAAGACGAGGACAGTGATGACGAAGACGAAGAAGATGATTCTGATGACGAAGACGAAGAAGATGATTCTGATGACGAAGACGAAGAAGATGAAGAAGATGATGAAGCTATTGATAAAGACGGTTTCGTTAATATTGTTCTAGCTCTTGATGGTGGATTAGACGGAGAAGATGAAGAATACTATGAAGATGACGACGCTGAATGCAATAGCGAAGATGAAGAGACTTTTATGAGAGAAAAATACGAAAAATTTAATATTGAATTAAACGAAAAACAAAAATTAAAGAAAGAACGTGAAAATAAAAGAAAAGAAGAAAAAATCAAGAAGCAAGAACCAACTGATGCTGAAGTTGATTATCTTGAATTGGTAAGTACAAAAAAACATTATTTACAACAATTACAAAAGCGTCCTAATAGTAAAACTATTCAAGGTTTATTAGATGATATTAATCAACGTATCAAAAAATTGGTAAAGAAAACCCGGTCAAAGAATGCGAAAATGTATCATAAGCTTATTCACAAGGAAAAGAAGCGAACAAATGAAGTAGATTATTTTAAAAAGAAGTTATCTAACAAAGACCAATTACGTATTATGAATGATTTAAAAGAAATTAATAGTCATATTAATATTGATAAGCCTTATAGATTATCTATTCTAGATTCTAAAATGCCTGCTAAGTTTAAGGCAATTGCTATGCAAAAGTTAAATATTCTTAAATCAATGGAACAAGGTGATCCAGAATATTATAAAATTAAGAATTGGGTCGATACCTTTATGAAGATACCATTCGGTATTAATACACATCTATCCGTAAATATCGATGATGGAATTGATAAATGCCACGATTTCATGGCTTCTGCTAAAGAAAGATTAGATAATTGTGTTTATGGTCTGGATGATGCGAAAATTCAAATCATGCAATTTATTGGTCAATGGATTTCAAATCCGAGTGCTATGGGTTCTGCAATTGCGATTAAAGGACCTATGGGTACTGGTAAGACAACTCTTGTAAAAGAGGGTATTAGTAAAATTCTTGGACGTGAATTCGCATTTATCGCATTAGGCGGAACTGGAGATAGTAGTTTTCTGGAAGGTCACTCATATACTTATGAAGGTAGTACTTGGGGTAAAATCGCACAAATCTTAATTGATAGTAAATGTATGAACCCTGTTATTTACTTTGATGAATTGGATAAAGTAAGTGATACCCCGAGAGGTGAAGAAATTATTGGTATTTTAACACATCTTACTGATACTTCACAAAATAGTGAATTTCATGATAAATATTTCTCAGAAATTGATTTTGATTTAAGTAAGTGCTTATTCATATTCAGTTATAACGACGAAAGTAAAGTTAATCCTATTCTAAAAGATAGAATGTATCGTATACAAACAAAGGGATATGATACAAAGGAAAAGGTTATTATTTCTAGAAAATATTTACTACCTAAGATTAGAGAACAGGTTAAATTTAACGAAGCAGATGTTATCATGCCCGATGATACTATTGAATATATAGCTTCCAATAAAGAACTTACGAAGGACGAAGCTGGTGTTAGAAATTTGAAACGTTGTTTAGAGATTATTCACACGAAAATAAACTTATTTAGACTTGTAAAAAAAGACAGTGATTTATTTAAGAAGGATATTGATATTGAGATACAATTCCCATTCACAGTTACAAGAGACCATGTAAATAAATTAATTAAAAATGAAACAAATCAAAATCAAAGCTTTCTAGCTATGTATGTATAAACAAATCAAAACAATTATGTACATATTGTATTTTTTTATGTAAACTCATATAAAGTTTATTGTGCTTACATATTAATGTCTGAAAATTCAAATAATACTCCAAATCCACAAGATATAATCGCAATGGTTAAATGTAAATCATCGTTAGAAGGTGTACATGTTGAAATGCAAAATGAGGAATATAAATATATATTAACAAAAATAATCAAATATATTGATAAATGTCCGCATAACTTTATTTATGACTATATAGATATTAATCCTGATTATTCAAAAACAATTCGTTATTGTGAGTATTGTTATAAAACTTTTGAATAATATAATTTTTCATAAAACTAACATAAAAAAATATCTTTTATTTTATATAATGAGTTCTTTATCAAATAATGAGCGATTACAATTAAAAAAAATGGTTTCAGAAATGGGGAGTGTAGATAATTCTGAAATCATACGTAAATTAAAACATAGTGTAGCCATTCGTGATGGTGTTAGAATATTAGATAATTTAAAAAAAGAACATAATGAACTTCGATTGCATAATTTCGATGAATTCCGTAATATTTGTGTAAATGAATGTAGTTTTTTATATAATAATTATTCTGATATTTTTAATGGTGTAATTAAGGATGAACTGGATTTAACTATATTAACAAAATTATTAACAGTCTTGAAATTAATTGAAGATAATAAAATTGACCAAAATGAAGGGTCAGTGATGGTAGGTAAAATTTTAAAAGAGATGTATATTGATACTGCATTGAAAAAATCAGATAATCTGGATAAAAAATATGGTTCAGATAAGGTTGAAGAAAATACAGGTAAAAATGTATCTTGGAAAGAATATAAAAACTTAAAAGTATAAATACTATAATGGCAGAAGAGTTTAAAAGGGATTTGGATTGTTTATCTGAAAAATATAATTATATTGCAATATTGAAATTGTCTTCTCAAAATACTGATTTACTTGAACAATATAAAATACGTATTGATAATCATAATAATAAAATTTGTACTGAAAAATTTGCTGATTCTGGATTTGATTTATTAGTTCCAACTAATGAAACTTTTGAAAATAGCATTAAAACAAAATTTATCAACTTTCAAATAAAATGTGAAATGGTTTATTACGATTGTAAATTAAAAGAAATAACACAATCACCTTATTATATTTATCCTCGTTCAAGTATTTCCAAAACACCTCTTATGTTAGCTAATCATGTAGGTATTATTGATTCTGGATATCGTGGTGATTTAATTGGTGCATTTAGATGTTTAGATAATGAATATAATGTTGAAAGTAATACTCGTTTATTGCAAATATGTCATCCATCGCTTTGTCCTGTATATGTAGTAATTGTACCTGAAAGTGAATTATCAAATACCGAACGCGGGTCTGGTGGGTTTGGTTCTACTGGTAAATAAAAAAAATGTTAAATATTATATTCACTTTATATAATATGTAATGATTAACAATAAATATATTAATATTTTTAAAAATAAACCTTTAAAAAGTTCATCTGCACCTAAGGTTATAGTATTTGATTTAGATGAAACATTAGGTTCTTTTTCTCATTTAGAAATATTATGGAATACTCTGTTATTATATAATCAAAATAATATTCATTTTAATGATTTATTAGACTTATATCCAGAATTTATACGTTATGGAATAATCAATATTTTAGAATACGTATATAGTAAGAAATTATCTGGAGAATGTTCTAATATTTTTTTATATACAAATAATCAAAATTCTACTACATGGGTTAATATGATATGTGATTATTTTTATTATAAATTAAATGTTATTAAACCAAATAAATTATTTGATCAAATTATTTATGCCTTTAAAATAAAAAATAAAATTATTGAAAAAATGAGAACTAGTAAAAAGAAAAAACATTCTGATTTGATAAATTGCACGCTAATGCCCATTAATACTGAAATTTGCTTTATAGATGATACTTACTATAATGATATGAATACAAATAGAATATACTATATTCAACCTTTATCATATGAACATAATTTAACTAATATAGAAATATTAAATCGTTTTTTTTCCTCAAAATTAAACCATAATATTCAAAACAATCACATTAATCGAAATATTTTATATAATAATTTAAATTATATTGAAAATAATAGTACAAATTTTAATAAATTATTAGATACAAATATTAAAGTTACACATAAAATTATGTATTATATTAAAGATTTTTTTCTTTCCAATGATAAAAAAAATAAAACCAAAAAAAATATTCATAATTTAAATCGGTATACACGTCGTAAAAAATAATTATATAAAATAATATCTTATATAATTTATGAATCTAATACATATATTTCATTTAGATTCCTACCAAAATTATCATAATCAAGTCCATATCCAATAATAAATTTATTTAATATTTCTTTTCCTACAAATCGCATATCTATTTTTTCACTTTTATAATTGTCTTTTTTAAAAAAAAGAGTACATATATTTATTTCTTTTGGTTTACGGGTATATAATTCATTCATTAGGTTATGAATAGTAAGACCTGTATCTATAATATCTTCTACTATTAATACTTGTTGATCTGTTATATTTCTATTTAATCCTAATATATTTTTTATTTTTCCAGTTGATTCTGTTCCTTCATATGAACTTACTTTAATAAAATGAATCTCACAATGTATATTTAATTTTTTTACCAGGTCTGATAAAAACATAAATGCACCATTTAATACACCTATTATAATTAATGGTTTATCTTCATTAACTATATCTTTATAGTAAGCATAAATATCTTCTGCTGTTTTATTTACTATATCATCTAATTCTACTGAATTAATATACGGAACAAATTCTTTATTTTTTATTATTACCGAATCTTTATTAATAAACGACATTATATATTATAAGTATAATTTTCTTTAATATTTTATAAATGAATATTATCATTTGCAATTAATATTAATTGTTCTTCCATTGATAATTTTTGATATGTTACACAATCATCCCATTTATAGGTTATAAATTTATTTAATGAATTTTTACATAATATATGTATGCCTGTATCTTTAATAGTTATATTTGTTAATATTCCTCCGTTTGTTAATTTTCCATTACGTATCCAACGTATATGTTTACCTTTATGTAATTCATTTATACCATCAATATATCTATAATTCTGTAATCGATAATAATAATCTGTTATTGCTTCATTAGATAAATCTAATCGTTTTAATGAATTATGCACTATATTCGCAATACTTTCCGTAGTTTGGTCTTCCAAATGTTCATTACTACTATTAGTAGAGGCATCTAAGATATTTTGAATATCTGCCGATGTAAAAATATTGTTTTCCTTTACAGCATCTTCATATATTTGTTTAATATCAATATTTTCATTCATATTAAATTAATTGTTATTTGTTTATATCATACTTGGTAATATAGTTTCAATTTTGCGATTTAAAAATTCAATTACACCCAAATTAACAAATAAAAATACTGCACTACCAAATATTATTTCCTTATCATTATCTTTTAATATATGAATATTCCTTCTTGGATTAAATCTTAACATAATAAATAAACACACAAGTAATTGAATAATAGTATTAAATGTTCTCAAATAACTTTGTTCTATTAATACTATATTGAAACCCATAAATAATAACAAGTAACCTATATTTAATAAATGGGTTGTATTGATTAAATAAATATAATAATATGAGAACTTATCAAATAAAGAATCAATATATTTTAACATAGTCATTATAATATATAATCATATAAATATATTATGAATTATATACTATGTCTCAACTATTAAACCATACTATTAAAAATAAATATAAAGTTGTTTCCTTAATAGGTAAGGGTAATTTCAGTGAAGTATTACAATGTATCAATCTAAATACCAATTCAGTAATTGCGATAAAAATAGAACAAAGCGATACTGTATATAAAACGATTACGAATGAAGCAAAAATTATGAATTATTTACAAAATAATAAATGTAAATATATACCAACTGTTTACTGGTATGGAAAATATTTAAATTATAACTGCTTAGCTATATCTTTTTATGATTGTTCTCTAGCGACGTATATTCAAAACAATAGATTAACATTAAAAGAAATTAATGAATATATGGTTCAATTGCTATCAATTATTAATGAAATTCATAATAATTTTGTTATACATCGTGATATAAAACCTGATAATTTTATGTTTAAAAATAATAAATTATATATTATAGACTTTGGGTTATCTACTTATTATATTAATGAACATGAAGAACATATACCAAACAATACCCATACAAATATATTAGGTAGTCCAAATTATATTAGTTATAATATACATAATGGTAATACTTATTCTCGTCGTGATGACTTAATATCTATAATGTACTTGTATATTGAACTCATATATCAAAAGTTACCGTGGTCAGATGTAATTAGACAACATCATGATGAATATAATGATATTCATATATTAAATCCAGCTAATATGGAAAGACAACAATATAAATCATTGGAGTATATCAAGAATTTTGTAAAAAATAACGAAATATTATGCGATATTTTTAATTATTTATATGATATACCATTTTCAAATAAGCCGTTGTATGAATACGTAGCTAATAAAGTTCATGTAATTAACTAATTTGTTAAACAATATAAAAGGATTATACTATACAATATTATAAGTGATATAATGAGTGACGACGCATCTTCACAACGATACACTGGACAAGTAAAGTGGTTTAATAACAAGGCAGGATATGGATTTATTACCGTAACCCAACCTGGAGATTTTGTAAATAAGGATATTTTTACACATTTTTCTAGTATTGATGTTACTAATTCTCAGTATAAGTATTTGGTTCAAGGAGAATATGTTGAATTCTGTATTGTTAAGTCATCTACAGATAAGCATGAATTCCAATCTACCAATATTTCGGGAATTAATGGGGGAACATTGATGTGTGAAACACGTAAACAAATGCTATCTGAGCGTAAAAGTCGTAAGGACACCAATGAAGTTCCTACCACAAATTAATAAAAATAATTACTAATATTAACATAGCACAAAATTTATAAAATATCTATTTTATAAATTTATTTATCAACAACAACTTCTTTTAATATATTTTTCATTATTTTCTTTTCGGATTTATCCTTATCATCTTGACCACCTAATGCTGTTATCGACAATTCCATAAATTCATTCGATTTCTTTGACTCTAAATTTCTATGTTCTGGGTTCTCCTCTTGCCATTTTGGAAGCATTTTTAAATTTTTGTTCTCAATATTTCGTATTGTTTTTCTCATCTTGCTTTTTTCATCATCATCCTTTTCCCATTTATCCTCATCTTTAATATATACAGTCTCACGTTTTATATCTGTACAATGAATTGGTCTTTCTGTTACATCCATATCTTTTAATGCTTTTACAAAAATACGAGACATACCTTCTACATACCCTAACTTACCTGTTTGGACCAAATCATTCATATTTAATTCAATTGAACGCATAAAATCAGTTATATTAAGGGCATCTTTACAACGTTCATTTAAAAATAATTGCAGATTAAATTGTTGATTATTGTTAGTAGTATTGTTAGTAGTATTACCTATTTTTGGGAGCATTTCATTGATTGTTTCTGTATATTGTTTTTGTTGTTCTACAACTGTTTGTTGCAATTCTTGATTTTGTTTCATCAATTGAATAAACATATTTTTATAATCAACATTATTATCTTCTATTAATTCTAATTCTTGGCTTGGAATTTCTGTATCTGAATCTGTATCAGATGTGTCTTTTTCAATATATACATGAGTACATTTCTTTTTATGTGCATATAAACTTTGTCTATGTTTATATCTTTTACCACAATCGCATTCAAACGTAAGGCATTTTACTGGAGCTTTATTGTAAGTATTTGTAAGTATTTGATGTTTTGCAGTCAATAAATGTTTATCATAATTACTTTTTTTACTGCAACTAAAGTTACATTTATCACATGAAAATTTTTCGGCATTTTTCGGCATTTTGATGTAAGTCGTTTGTAAGTATATTATACTTACATAAAAAAATGCCTAAATACTTTTTCGACAAAATAATAAAAAAAGTTCAGTAACAAATAAAATTTATTTTTTGCGATTTTACAGCGGTTTCAGGCAAAACCCCAAATGTGTGTTTTTTGAAAACAAAAACTATCTTCCATATTTTAAAAATGGACAAAAATAAAATGTCCATTTTAAAAAAAACTACTGACTTTTTTTTTCCAAAATTACCTCTTTTAAAATATTTTTCATTATTTTCTTTTCCGATTTGTCTTTGTCATCTTGACCACCTAATGCTGTTATCGACAACTCCATAAATTCATTTGATTTCTTTGACTCTAAATTTCTATGTTCTGGGTTCTCTTCTTGCCATTTTGGAAGCATTTTTAAATTTTTATTTTCTATTGTTCGGATTGTTTTCTTTAATTTATCTTTATTATCTTCATCTTTTTCCCATTTATCTTGGTCTTTAATATATACAGTCTCACGTTTTATATCTGTACAATGTATAGGACGCTCTGTTACATCCATATCTTTTAATGCATTTACAAAAATACGAGACATACCATCTACATAACCTAACTTTCCTGTTTGGATCAAATCATTCATATTTACTTGAATTGATTTAATAAAATCAGTAATATTCAAAGCATCTTTACATTGCTCATTCAAAAAGAACTGAAGATTAAATTGATTATTATTGTTGGTGGTATTAGTAGTATTGTTATTTCCTATTTTTGGGATTATTTCATTAATTGTTTCTGTATATTGTTTCTGTTGTTCTACGACTGTTTTTTGTAATTCTTGATTTTGTTTCATCATTTCTAAAAACATATCTTTATAATCGGTATTATTATCATTAACCATTTGATTTTCTTGAATTGGTATTTCTTTATCTAAATCTGATAATTTTTGTTCAACAATTTTATGAGTACATTTTTGTGTATGTTTCCATAAACCAGAATTGGTTTTAAATATCTTACCACAATCACAGTTAAATGATGTTACGATTTTTTTATTTCCATTAATTTTCATCATATGTTTACGAGTAGTTATATGTTTTGTGTAATCATATTTTCTACTGCATTTATAGTTACAATAATTACATATATATATTTGCGATTTTTTAATTTCCAATATTTCCATAATCGTATATATTATGGAAATATAAAAATCGTCTAAATACTTTTCCGACAAAATAATAAAAAAAGTTCAGTAACAAATCAAAAATAATTTTTGCGGATTTAAAGCGTTTTCAGGCAAAACCCCAAAAGTGTGTTTTTTGAAAACAAAAACTATCTCCCATATTTTAAAAATGGACAAAAATAAAATGTCCATTTTAAAAAAAACTACTGACTTTTTTTTTCAAAAAAACGTGCATTATAGAATTTTCATATATTTCAACATGATATGTTAATTTATTACGATTTATACTAACAAATAAAATAATTATATTATATATATGCATTTCATAGATATAAACGATTTTTTACAAAAATTTAAGAAGAAATCTTCAAAATATTCATTAACATATTTTTATAATAATACAAATGTTAAAGTAGGAGCCAAACTAACACCATTGAATACATATATAGAAAAAAAGAAACGAAATAAGGATGATATTGATTATTTATACTATTCTATTAAAGAAAAATATGATTATTTAAAACGATTTTACAATACATCTTTAAAAATAGATCCATCAATGTTAACAATGAAAGATAAAGTTCCTATGGAAAACAAAAAATTTAATAATAATGTAGAAATTAATTATAAAAATGTAATACGTAATATGCACTATGAAGATATTTTACAAAATACATCGTCTGGGTTTGTAAATATACCAAGTTATATGCAAGTAATAGTTGATTTATATGAAAATGATATAATTGATTATAAATTATTAACTCCAAGTGCTTTAGCTTATATTAAGAAAGGTAGATTAGGTAGTGTATTTTCTTCTTTTTATTTTCGTGCATCAATAATGAGTCCTTATTTAGTATATTCCTTAAATAAATCTTTATTAAAAGGAACTAAAATATTTACACCAACCTTAGGTTGGAGTTCATACTGTTTTGGTTTTTTAGAATGTGATGAAGTAACTGATTATGTAGGAACAGATGTAATACCAAATGTATGTAAAAAAACAACCGAATTTGCAAAACAATATGAAGATAAAACCGTTAAAATATTTTGCAAACCATCTGAAGATTTACTAGAAAATAGAAAATTCATGAGCAAATACAAAGGATATTTTGATGTAATATTTTTTAGTCCACCTTATTATAAATTAGAATTATATAAAAGTGATAATCAAAGTACAGAAAAATATAATACGTATGAAAAATGGTTATATTATTATTGGGAACAAACAATGAGACTATGTTATCATGTATTAGAAAAAGGGGGACGTATTTGTTATATAATATCGAATTATGGAACAAACAATACAGGAGAACAATATAATTTAATTAAAGATATGAGTGATGTAAGTAGAAAGTTTTTTAGTTATAAAGGAAAGCAGCCAATGTATAATAAAAATGTAAATGTAACAAAACATAAAGATACTGACGAACAAATATTATTATTTATAAAAGATTAAATTTTCCATGTTCCATGAGAACAATGTTTACCATAAATTCCAAAATTGTCTTTTTTAAATGGAGTAGGTTCTATTAAATTTATAAGTTCTTTGTTAGTAAAAGTATTATATGTATAACTAACTAATATAGGTCCAGTTGTATGATAAACAAATACATCTTTTGGACTATCTGTATGTTGTGTTTGAGCAATATGAATATCTTTATGTGAAATTACAGGTGAAACAATATTATCAATAATATTTTTTAGAAATGGATGCCTTGGAGGTGAATAAAAAGCATAATTACCAATTAAAATATCACTATTTTGCATTTTTATAACATGATCATTAATGTTTTTAATTTCAATTGGAAAACTACAAACACCAGAATGATATAATTGTTCAAAATTAACATTAATGTCCATATCTAAATCCAAATAAACACCTCCATAATAATAAATCGCTAGGTAACGAAAAAAGTCAATTTTTTGTATAGTATATGGTAAATTATTAAATACATTAATATATTCAGGCATTTTAGATTTCATAAATTCAATAATATCATTATCATCAAAAAACATATAATTCCATTGTGGATGTAGAATTTTAATTTTACTAACATAATTATGATAATATGAAGGTATATTTTTTGTTTTCCATGTTTGAATAATATTCATTTGTATATATGAATAAATATTATTTATATAAGTTTAAGCTAAACTATCTTCGTCCCAATTATTAGCAATGTTTTCATGACTTAACATAATACTAGGTCTGGGTCGTCTAGGCGCATTCTCAATATTCATAACTTGAATAATTCTATCATCTAGGTCCTTTTCTTTAACTTGCCAATTAAATAGTACTTGACGATTATTATAATTTAATTGTTTATTGTAGATATCATATTTATTTCTAGATTTAGTATCCATAATTGTTTCAAATTCTGTAGTAATTGATTTTTTAGTATCAATAATGGTAGAATATTCTTTATTAATATCATCTATTATTTCTTTCCATTCTAAATATTTTTTATTAGGGTCCTGTTGTATCCAAAGAGTTTTATTATTCCAAGGTCCTAAAATATCTAAGCGATGTTCTAATTTATTATGTAAAATAGAGTATTTTTCTCGTAAAACTTGAATTTTTTCTTTTAAATCATCTAATTTATAGTATTTTGAAATAGATAAAATTAAAGAAATGTAGGTAGAAATAGTTATTGCAGCAATTGCAATAGGATTTTCAGGGATACCAATATTATCTTTAGTAGCTTGTAAAAACCCTGATATAGTGGATACAAAAATAACAGAAGTTTGAATATTATTTACAATATTATTCAAATCGTCATATTTTAAATCAAGCAATCGTTTACTTTCCTGACATTCTTTCAAAATAATCATTGAACTTTTTTTCGCAGCATCTAATTCGTGTTGAAATACTATATATTCTTTACTCGAAAACCAATTGTGATTTTCTGGTTGTTGTTTACTAAATGTTAATTCAATAGGTACAGAAGAGGTTTTTGGTTCATTATTAGTTTCTTCATTGTCTTCATCATTATTAATAATCGGATCTATAATAGAACTATCCTCGGAACTGGGAATATCGTCAATATTATTATTATCGCCCATGTATTATATACTATAATATTATTTTATGAAACAATATTATACATATTATTTTATATTTTTAATAATTTCATCTGGATAGTTTAAATCCTTTAAAACACGCACAGCACCTTTAATTTTCGATATACCTTTTTTTAGTTTATATTTATATACAAAGGTATCATCGTCATTGATTTTAACATCCATTTTATAATTTTGAATATGTGGTGAATTTTTATATTTTTTACATATGGAAATATAATGAGTGGTTAACATAAATTTCACATTATTGAATTGTTGTAAATATTGTAAAAATGCAGTTCCAGCTTGTGCAGCTTCAATAGGATTTGTACCTGAATATAATTCATCAAAAATACAAAAATGATTATGTTTATTATTATTAGTTGATATTATATCAATAATATCTTTACATCGTCTCGATTCAGCTTGGAATAAACTATCACGTCCGGATGTATCCGGAATATTAATATAAGAATGTATATGTGTAAAAGGAATAATATCAGCACTTTCATAAAACCCACATCCAAATTGTTGAGAAAATATAATATTAATAGCAGTAGTTTTTAATATAGTTGTTTTTCCTCCTTTGTTAGGAGCAGATATAATCATATTTTTATTTAATATGCAATCATTTTTTACATGTTTTTCATTAACAAGAGCAGGGTAATATTGTTTTTTAAATGAAACTTCATTCACATTATCATAATTCGCAAATGAAATAACCTTATTTTCATAATGTTCGTAAATACAATTTAAATTATCAATATAACCTTCAAATTTCATAGAATAATTGATACCATTTTCAAATTCAGAATTTGCAAAAAGTAAATAATAACACTTTAATAAATATCCAATATTATTTATTTTTTGAAATTTTGTATACGTAGTAATATCATGTATGTGTTTTTTTAAATTATATAAATAATTGCAATGGCGTTTAATATCATTACAAAAAGGAATATAGGTATCTTGTTTATCAGTTAATTTTAAAAATGTATCCATACTGTGAATAGAATAATTAATATAATGTTTGAAATCAATTAAATGATTATTAATTTTATTAATATTATTATAAAAACGTAGACATATGGTAATATTTTGATAAACTTGAAAAATATAAAATCCAAACATCATGAACATATAAAGAATATTCTGTGGAGTTAGGTTTTCAGAACTTAGCATTTTTCCTATAAAATGATTTTTCCCTAGAAATTTTAATGTATCAATATAGGTAGTTAGTGAAATATTAACACCTTGTAGTTTTAATAAAACAAATGGAATAATCAACATTATAATCGGTATGATTAAACTGATAACAGGTGATAATAAATGTATAATAGAAATAATTTGTAAAAATTTACTAGAATTATTTAAATGTTTTAACATATCCCAGTCCATATAGTTATATTTTTGTAAAAAGTATTCATCATTCTTAACTTCATTCCAAGTTTCAATTATATTATCATAATTTGGTTTTTCAATAGATTTCATTTCAGTATGATATGTGTTTAACTTTTTAATTATATTTTGTGTATCAGTTAAAAAATGGATATCACTTGTAAAATATTCATTCCATAATGGTATATTTTGTTTACCAAAAATATTAGTAGATTGTAATAAATGTTCGTATATAGGTAAATTTTCATTATTAGAATCAGTATTTGAAATTAATTCTAAATCATTCGAGACAACATCTGTAATTTTATATAGATTATCTGAATTTACATATGTAATAGGTAATTTAAAATGAGTTTTATCTAATACAACCTCTTGTTTTTTATTGAATAAATTAGTTATATAAGAAAACATATAATATAAAATGAATAATTATTTATATTATGAACGAATTATAGTTCTATATTTACATTTGGATTTAATTCAGTTATCGAAATTTTATAATGGTTTTCTATTTTTTTCATATGATGTACGTCATATCTGGTTACAAAATTAATGGCCATTCCTTTTCTACCCCAACGACCACTACGACCAATACGATGTAAGTACGTATTTACATTTTTGGGTACATCAAAATTAATAACTATACCAATTTGTTGAATATCAATACCTCTTGCAGTAATATTAGACGATATTAATACACGAAATTTTCCGTTACGGAAGTCTTGTAATATATTATCACGTTCAGTACGTTCACATGAACCGTGTATACAACATACAGGAAACCCATCTTTATTCATTGCATCAGTTAATTCTTGTACACGATTTATATCATTAACATAAATAATACATTGCGTAATAGATACCTTTTCAAATATGTATTTTAACATTTCATATTTATGCATATCACTATTCAATGGAATAAACATTTGTTCAATACATTCTAAAGATAGTTTTTCCTTTTCTACTATAATTTTAACAGGGTCATTCATAAATAAATTTGTTAAATTTATAATTTCATTGGACATAGTAGCACTGTAAATTAGTATTTGAGTAGATTTATTAATATTTGTTATTAATTGTTGCATGTGTATTCGAAATGTGTTTGATAATAGTTCATCAGCTTCATCTAAACATAATATTTTTAAATCATCAATGTGTAGAAGTTTTCTATTAACCATATCATTAATACGTCCAATGCAACCAATAATAACATGGGGTTTTTTATATTTTAAATAAGAAATATCTTTTTGTATAGGAGAACCACCTACTAATGTTTTAATTTTTAAATTTTTCATAAATGAACCGATATTTGAAAATACATTAGATATTTGTGTAGCTAATTCTCTTGTAGGTGCAACAACAACTGCTTGTGTTTGATTTACATTAATATTTATTAATTCTAATATACTAATAGTAAATGTTCCGGTTTTACCACTACCAGATTGAGCTTGTGCAATTAGGTCTCTTTTATCTAATGCAGGTTTAATCGCGATTTGTTGAATATTACTAGGATTTTCAAACCCGTAACTATATATACCTCTTAATAAGTCATCTTTTAAATTAAAATTATTCCAGTTTTCATATTTAATTATCTCATAATTCATATTGTTATAATCCATATATAATACAAATATTTATATTTATACTGTTGTAAATATATAGTTATAACAAAATATTTAAAGTTATTATAATATATATTTTAGTATGTTAGTTTATAATTTGGATTTTTTTAATAATTTAAAAAATCAACCGATAACATTGTCGACTGAAATATTGAATAAAATAACAATATTGCATAATGAATTGCATATAGATACTACAGTAATTGAACCAAAAAAGTTAAAGCGACAGAAGAGAAGTATAGAAAATATTAAAAATTTAGATTTTAAATGTACAGTAATTAAAAAAAATGAAGGTGATGAAAAAATATATAGTGATATTCGTTCATGTTTAAATAAATTATCTGAAAAAAATTACGATTCACAAATAGAGTTATTAATTGAAAATATTAATTTATTATTGGAAAATAATTCAAAAAAGTATAATATTCTAAGTATTATTGAATTAATATTAGACGTTAGTTGTGGTAATAGTTATTTATCTAAATTATATGCGAAATTATGGAAACATTTATTAAATGTATATGGTGATAATAATTATCATGATATTATATTTAATAGATACGATGGTCTGATAAATACAATTGAATATATAGATCCAAATATTGATTATGATAAACACTGTAAAATAAATAAGATAAATAATAAAAGAAAGAATCTAACAACGTTTATAGTTAACTTAGTAGAAGAAAATATGATAAAAAATGATAAATGCATTTGTCTTATTAATGATATAATAGATGATATAGAAAACAATGTAATAGAAGATATACCTGAATATAAAAATGATGAGTTAGTAGAAATATTAAAAATACTTGTAATAAATACTCAATCAATATTAAAAACAGATAATCGTTGGAAAAATATTCAAAAATATATAATAGACATGTCGAATAAAAAAAAGAAAGATATAAATGGTATATCAGCAAGAACATTATTTAAATTCATGGATATACGAGATAAGATAGTTTAGAATATATATTATTTTTATTAAAAGGTAAATAAAAATAATAGGGTGGATATGTATAATGGTAAAATCAAATTTAAATCCTACATCAATTAATTATTCGGAAGATAAAGAAATTGATATGGAAGATATTGGTTATTCAACTGTAATATATGAATATGAATTATATAAAAAGACTATTGAAATTGCACTCGGAAAAATAAAACATACTTATTCTAAATATAATATAGTTTATTATCCTATTTACTTAATAATAAATGACGAACCAAAGTCAAAAATAGGAATATTTGAAATAGATAGTAGCAAATTGATAAATAATATAGACGATAATGATGTAGTAGATTTAGAAGATGGTGAAATTATAGTTTTTATTACAAGTAGTTTTTTAAATAAAATGTTAGGTTCTCAAAACATAGAAAATAAAATAGATATGAAAAATATAGATAACAAGTTAGACACTGATAATAGTATAGATATTGATGATATCATAACAGTTGAGAACCTTGATGAAATAACTGATAAAGATGATATTTTTAATATGAAACATGTAACTAATACTGATGTTCTCAAAAAAGATAATGAGATATTTATAGATAATAATAGTAAAAGCATAGAGCCATTATTAATGGAAGAAACACTAGATGTTTCAAAAAATGATAATAATAATTACAAGGTAACTTTATCAAATACATGGATTGAGAACTTTATGAAAAGTAATCACTATTCATTAGTAGATAATGAAGGTAGTGGTGATTGTTTTTTCGCAGTTATTCGAGATGCATATGAAAGTATAGGAAAAACAACGACTATAGAAAAATTAAGAACAATATTGGTTAATGAAGTAAATGAAGATATACTAAATGAATACAAACAAATATATTTAAATTTGGAAAATTCTTATAAAGAAAAAGAGATGGAAATGAAACAGATGAAAAAGGCTATTATGGTATTAAAGAAACGAAAAGAAAACATAATAACAAAAGAAGACAATGAAAAATTGGTTAATGAAGTGAATGAAGTATTAAATAATTATAAATTAGCATCTGTGGATAAATCACAAATTAAAGATATATTAAATGAATTCGAATTTATGAAGAGTATAGATAATTTGGATGAATTTAAAGAATTTATAAAAACAAGTAATTTTTGGGCAGATACATGGGCAATTACAACGATTGAGAAAAAACTCAATATAAAGATCATTATATTATCTGAAGAGGCATACAATAATAAGGATATGGATTCTATTATGATATGTGGTCAATTAAACGACCAAGAATTAGAAAATAAAGGTAATTTTGAACCTGATTATTATATTATAACTAGTTACACTGGAAATCATTATAAGTTAGTTAGTTATAAAAATAAAAGTATGTTAAAATTTCGTGAAATACCTTATGATATAAAAACATTAATAATAAGTAAATGTTTAGAAAAGAATGCAGGACCATATTATATTATTAAAGATTTTGTAGATTACAAAAATAAATTAGGAATAAATGAAGTAGATACAAAAGATGAAGATGAATATTTAAAACGTGATTTGTATGATAAAGATGTAGTTTTTATGTTTTATGATAAATCAAATCCAAAAGCAAAACCAGGAAAAGGCTCGGGTGAAAAAATACCAAACAATTTAATAGTAGAATATATTGAGTTAACTAAAGGAAAAAATAAAAATTGGCGTCGTAAATTAGATGATGATTGGGCGGCACCTTTTCGATTAGATGAAAAAAGATGGTTATCAGTAACACATTATTTATTAGGTAGTCAATTTAAGAAGGGATTTCCAGACTTTTATCATGAATTTTCATTAGATAGTGGAAGTAAAATAGCAAATGATATTGAATTAGCTAAAATAGCTGGTAGTAAAAGTGGAAAAACGAAAGATTTGGTATTACGAAAAAAGGAAATAGTAATAGATAATGATTATTATGGTTATGATCAAAATTCAACACATATACAAGAAAGGAAAAAGGCTTTAGAGTCAAAATTTACCCAAAATGCAGATTTAAAACATATATTAATCAATACTAAAAATGCAAAATTAACAAAATTTAAAAGACGTGAAACCCCTGAACCAGATGAATTATTAATGAAGTTACGACAGGTTATATAATATGTTTTCATGAATAACAAAATATAAAAAATTGAATAAAAAAATTTATAATTTATAATAGACATAAATTATAAATGGCTTCTTTTGATAACGAAACTAATATGAATTGTGCTTGCGATAATACTAATGGTTCTGTTTGTGAACAGAAACCGATGGTTCAAGATATTGATATGGTAAAGGAACAATTTCCAGCAAATCCATCATTTACTGGATTAGCAAATGAAAAGCTTGAGATTTCAAATACTGAATGGACCAGTATTTATATTCCAGTAATTCCTGCAAATCTACATTTGTCGAATCACGAAGGTGTTACAAATAAGTTTTATCCTAAGTATTTGAAGAGTTTTCTTGAAAACAACTTAAATTTGGGTAAAATCAAGAGAATTGATTTTGTAGACCGTAACATAGAAACTTCACCAGTAACTGTAAAGGGTGCTTTTGTTCATTTTGATTATTGGTTTGATTCGAATGAGGCAAAGTATTTGAGACATATTTTGAATACAAAGCAAAAATTCAGACAAATGGGTTACCAATATAACGATAAACTATGTACGTTTTATACTAGAGATGAAACTGGTGCAACGCATTCTGCTTATCTAATGGTTAAGATTAATCATAAGCCAATAGAAGAAGCTGACTACGATGTAAATGTTCATCAATTAAAGGCAGTAATTAAGAAGTTTGAACAAGAAAAGATTGAAAGTGATAAAAAGATTGAAGAGTTGACTGCGCGAATTAAGGAATTAGAAAACAAGTAATAATAAAAATAAAACTACAAAAAAATAAAAAGGGGTCAAACGGGGGGACCTTTTTTTATTGCATTATATTTGATGAAGACTCATACGTAATGTTTTATATACATTACTTTTTTTTGGTATATTTTTGTTAATATACGATTGTATTAATTCCATATTTTCAACAAATAAAGGTTTATTATATAGTAATGAAATTAGATGATAAAACATATTTATATGTTTTTGATTAATTTGTATTGAAGTATTATTATATTTATAACACCAAGATATAAAAATATCAAGATGAAACAACAAGATAGATTTAAATATGTAATATGAAAATACAGGTGTATTTTCAGTATAATTAATAGTATCTTTATTAAAAAAATCAGAATATTTAATATTATGAAATTCCAAAATTTTAGAACTTTGTAATAATGCGAAACCACGTTCTTGATTTAATATATAATTCATTTTTTTTAGTATATTCATAATCCAATTATGTGTATTTTTTACTCTATATGATTGATTATAAGAAATATATAATGAATTTAAAATATTTGCCCAGGTTTCACAATACGTTTCAAATAAAAAGAAGTCAATTTTAATTTTAAACAATTTCTGTAATATTAGATTATGATTAGATAAATTAGATACATATGCAAAATCAAGTCCAAGTAGATGGAAAGTTTCATGTATAAATGCTTTAAACCAATCTTCTTTTCTATATATATTTACTTCATTGTAGTCATTATTTTTATTACAAGCCCAAGTATATGCAGTATTTACGTTTAATTTAGTTATTTCAGTATTTTTATTTGGTATTATCTTTGTTTGATTATGAAAATAAATATTTATAGTAGTATTATTAGCACAATCATGAGTAGAATATAATAATGCTACATATAACCATTTATAAATATGTTTTAAACATTGAATAATATCTTTTCTATTAATATTTTCGTTTTGAAAATAAATAAAATTTACAGTAAACATATTATTTTTAATAGTAAAACTATGATTATAAGTTGAATATTTATTAACTTTTAAATCTTGCTTTACAAATTCTGGTATATGATTATTCGGTTGAATATTTTGTTTTTTAATTATTTTTAAAGGTTGTTTACAAGTTTCAATCCAACTTTTTGTAGCAGTTTCTAAATTAAATATTATATTTTTTAATAGAGTAACACTATTTTTAGATAATTGAACATTTGGTATTTTAGAGTTAATTTCATTTATAGTTTTAATAATATTTGGTTTTAAATTATTCGTATAGTTCATTTATATAATCATGATAAAAAATTGAAGAAGAATACTAATTAAATATAATAATAAATCATGGGAATACGTAACCTAAACAAGTATTTAAAAAAAAATTGTAAAAAATCTATAAATAATGTACATTTGAGTGAATTAGGAAATAAAACAATAATAATAGACACAAGTATTTATTTGTATCGTTTTATAACAGAAGGGTCTTTGATAGAAAATATATATCAAATGATAACAATATTATTGAAATATAATATAGAACCTATATTTGTATTTGATGGTAAACCACCAATAGAAAAAAATGGAACAATTAATCAAAGGAAGAATGAAAGGGAAACTGCACGTGATCAATATAAAGTCTTGGAACAACAGTTAAATAATAATATAAGTGTAACAGAAAAAAAGAACATATTGAAAGAAATGAACTTATTAAAGAGACAAATAGTATCAATAAAAAAAAAGGATATATATGATGTAAAAGAACTAATAAACAGTTTTGGTGTAAAATATGTAGATTCTCAAGGTGAAGCAGATGAATTATGTGCGTATTTAGTTAATAATAATAAAGGGTGGGGGTGTTTAAGTGATGATACAGATATGTTTGTATATGGTTGTAAATATGTTTTACGGGAATTGAATTTAATAAACCATAGTGTATATGTATATAATACGTCTAGTATATTGAATGAATTAGATATTACTGAAAATGATTTTAAGGATATATTAATATTATCCAGTACAGAATATGATAATAATATTAATATTAGGTTAATTGATATACTTAATGTATATCAGAAATATAAGTCAGAAAAATTTAAATATGTATATAGTTTTTATATTTGGTTATTAAAGAAAACAAATTATATAGAAAATTATGAATTACTATTGAATACTTATAAGTTATATACAAATAGTAAATATAATATGAATAATATTAAAATAAATACTTCAGAAAAGAATTTAATACAAATACAAAATATAATGAGTAAAGAAGGGTTTTTATTTATTTAATAAGTGATGCTAAAAGAGAGCCATCATAATCTTGTAAACCTGTATGTTGTAAATTAATACTAATATCAGTGTAAATTTTACCATTAATTTGAGACCAACGATGACAAAATAACCAGTCTTCAGAAAAATAATGTTTTTCAATTACTGCACAATCAAATAAAGCATAAGCAAATTCTTCTTCATCATTATTTAAATAATTAATATCATCGACATATTTAGTATCAGGATATACAGTAGATAATTGTTCAATAACTGTACGTTTAATTAACATAAATCCAGTAGCAATATGCCTAACTTCAATTAAATTATTAGTAACCTCTATATTTTTTGTTTTGTAGTTTAAATTATAGTTTAATATAGAATGTTGAATCATTCTATCATCATCTGTATTTTTAAAAAAAGTATTATTTTTTTTATTTAAAATATTTTCAATAGCATTTGGTTCTTGTAATTTTTTCCAATCAAAATTTTTATATGGATATATTCCGCCGACAAGATCTTTATCGGCAATTAGCAATTTAAGTATATCAATCGGGTCCCATGTAATGTCGTTATCTATAAATAATATATGAGTCATATTAGGATTATTCATAGCCTTTGCAACCAGATTGTTTCTAGCTCTTGTAATTAAACTATCATTTTTACAGAAATTTATAAACAATGGTATTTTATATAGTGCAAAAAGTTCTTTTGTAGCCATAATGCAACTAACATAATTTACAAAACAGGAGCTACCATAACATGGAGTTAATATATGAACTACTGGTTTATTAGTTTCTAAGTATTTTTTTATTACAGTATCATATGATACAGGTTCGCTATTAATAGACATTATATTAAATATATAATGTTTATTTATATTGTTTTAAACTGAATTTTACATAATATTATATATTTTTATTCTGTTAGTTTTTATTATATTTAGATAATACTAACATCACCTGCCTTTTGGAAGTGGTGCTTCATATATCTTTGAAGATTGAAGTAGGTGAGCTCGTCTTCCTTGCCGATCTTAAGAAGCTTGGTAAGCTTGTTATCGGGATGGATAATACGACCATTGTCCTTATCTTGAAGCTTGTGAGCAAGAATATATGCATTGATTTCACGGCTGACTTCAGTGCGAGCCATTTCAACACCGTGGTCCTTACCGAGGAAATCAGCAAGTTCCTTACTGATCTTGGTAGGCTTAACAAAACCAGAAGGCTTACGGTTAACGTTGCTGCGGCGCTTCTTAGATGAAGCCTTTGCGGCAATCTTCATTTCACGAGCAACAGACTTCTCAAGGGTCTTGAAATCATTCTTGACGGTAGAGAAAAGACTAACAAGTTGTTGAAGCTTGGAGCTGAACTCAGACATCTTGGAAACAATAGATGGGACTTCAACGACGGGTGCAGTTTCCTCGACAACAGGTGCAGGGGCAGGTGCAGGGGCGGAAACCATTTCATTTTCAGGGGCAGCAGCAGCGGCCTTCTTTGCGCGAGGCTTAGTAGTAGTAGTAGTAGCGGGAGTAGACTTAGAATTAGAGCGAACCATTCTTATAAGTAGTATAGTAACAAGCTTTTTAAGTTGTTTACATTAATAATATATTTATTCAATTTTTCAAAAAAAAATACGCACGATAATAGTATATAATTAAATTTATTAGATTAATTTAATGAATCATATAAAAATGGATAAACATTACGAGCTTCTAATGAAACAACAGTTAGTGCAGTTAAAGCATATAATGCACCTAATTTTCTATACTCAATATTTATTCCACAATATATTAAGTTTTCAAGAACAATTAAACAACCTACTTTAATATCATATTCACTAATATCATTAGGAAAAACATTGTTATTAAATATATTACCAAAAGGTGTATGGTAAGGGCAAATATTAAATTTAATTTGTGAAGAAATATTTAATCTAACCTCCCATAGATCACGGAGTATTCTATATAAATGTCTATATTGAATATATGATAAATTTTGAAACCATAAAAAACTCGTATAATTTCCTAATAAATCAATTTCTATAAATAGTTGTTGTATCCTACGTTCCATATTATTATTACGTAATTCTATTATCATATTATATCTATTAACCATATCAGTTGTAATATTTTGTATTTGAGGATTATTTCGATTTATAAATGGTCTACGAAATTGATTATATTTTCCAAATTCTATTTTATTATTTACTTTACGAAATGAATCAAATAATATATAACTTAAGTTATAACATCTTTTTATTTTATATACTGTTGATGATGTAAAAATATCACGATTATAAGGGTTTGTTTTTTTAACATGATATTTAAATGATTGAATTAATGATGTAATATTAAAACAATATGTAAAATCTTGTTTATCTGTAATACTATAGAAATTTTCAAGTTCAATATCATTTATTGATTCTAAAGTAACAAAATCAGTATCATTTACACATATTTTTCTATTTAATAACGCAGGACCCTTTAGTTTAAAAAATAATTGAACTATCCATAGTCTTGTAAATTTTTGAATAATAATAGCATATTTACTTCTGTAAAAGTAATCATTAATTCGTTTTATTAATTCTGGTTTATTGCCGCCAATTCTTAATTTAAATTTTCTACATGCTTCTTTAAGTTCAGGTAGTTTATTTTTTTCAATAATTAAAGTATTATTTATATAATTTTCATAGCTGATAATAGGGTAAGTTTTTTTCATATTTATATATGTTTATAGAATATTTTTATATAACTTATGATGAAAACATTTTTTCTAAAAAAATTTATAAAAAATTGAATACGAAAAATGATTTAAAACTAAAGACATATAGTTGATTATAGTGATGTCTAAGTCTGTTGTTATGTCTATGAATGAATGGGATACCGGGGCTGTCCGGTACATGCAACCCAAGTTGAATGAACGTGGTGGTAAGAGTATTAATGTTATTAGCACACAAACCAATCGTTCACTTCATGTATCAACACCTTTGTTGATGACTTGGGGAATTTCAGATTTTGTTGGTGAAAACGGTGAATCTGATGGTAAGTTTAGTATGTCGTTGTCCTTTCCAAATGATCAATATCATACTACACAAACACGTGCATGTCTTGAAAAGTTTAGAGCATTTGAAAATCAAATATTGGATGATGCTGTTAAGAATGGTGAGGTATGGTTCGGAGAAGAAATGTCTCGTGAGGTAGCTAAGCATACATTCTTTCCTTTCTTGAAGTATCCTAAGGACTCTAATACAAAGAAGACCGATTATACAAAGCCTCCTACTTTGAAGGCAAGAGTTCCTAATTATAATAACAAGTGGAATGTTGAGGTATATGATACAAGCCAAACATTATTGTTTCCATGTGAGGATGATGGTCTTACTCCTATGGATTTTGTTCCTAAGAAGAGTCATGTCGCTTGTGTACTTCAATGTGGTGGTCTTTGGTTTGGTGGAAAGGGTTGGGGAATTACCTGGAAGCTAACTCAATGTGTAGTTAAGCCAACTGAAGTTATTAGTGTTTTGGGTAGATGTCATATTCAACTCACCGATGAAGAGTTATCGACTGCTCCTACTGCTCAATCAGATGATGAAGCTTCTAATAATGATACATCAGCAGCAATTGCAGATACTCCAGTTGTTGATGATAGTGAAGAAGAAGAAGAAGAAGAAGAAGAAGAGCCCGAACCAGTTGTAGTAAAACCAGTGATTAAGAGGAAGAAGAAGGTTGAACCTGAACCTGAACCTGAACCTGAACCTGAACCTGAACCTGAACCTGAACCTGAACCGCAACCAAAGAAGAAGGTTGTTAGAAAGAAGACAGCAGCAGCCTAACCAGTGTATATAAATAAAAATTAAAGCAAAAAATAGTAAAGCAAAAAAATAGTAAAGCAAAAAAAGTAAAGCAAAAAAGTAAAGCAAACAAATAATAATAAAAAAATATATAAAGACAACCCAATAATTATATTGTAAGTATAATAACCTGTTCTTGTAGCTCAGTTGGTTAGAGCATCGGTCTTATGAGCCGAAGGTCCACGGTTCGAGCCCGTGCCTGAACAATGACCTGAATAAGTCAATAAACTGTTCATATGCACGGATGTCCGAGTGGTCTAAGGAGCCAGACTTAAGACCTGGTAGCATAAGCTGCGTGGGTTCGAACCCCACTTCGTGCAATGTGATGAAACCACATAAAAAGTTTCACTTATACCCGGTTAGCTCAGTTGGTAGAGCGCACGCCTTTTAAGCGTGTGGTCGTGGGTTCGAGCCCCACATCGGGTGGGGGCCTGGTGGACGCCCTTAAGTCCCCGCGTGGAAATGGAGAGACATAAATAAATAAATACATTATAATACTAAATTAAGGTGTCTCACAGTAATAAGCGATGGATCAGGGGCTTATTACAAATGATTTTAAAAAATAGACCTAAATATGTCTTAAAACTATTTAAGCACGGATGTCCGAGCGGTCTAAGGAGCCAGACTTAAGACCTGGTAGCATAAGCTGCGTGGGTTCGAACCCCACTTCGTGCAACTATTCCTCTATAGCTCAGTTGGTTAGAGCGTGCGGCTGTTAACCGCGAGGTCATAGGTTCGAACCCTATTGGAGGAGAAACAGTGTTCTTATAGCTCAGTTGGTTAGAGCGTAGGTCTAATAAACCTAAGGTCCACGGTTCGAGCCCGTGTTAGAACACTTATTCCCACGTGGTCTAACGGTTAGGATGTAGCCCTTTCAAGGCTAATGCCCGGGTTCGATTCCCGGCGTGGGAACAAATGACCTGAATAAGTCAAAAAACTTTTTTTATGCTTGCGTCGTATAACGGTTAGTATACTTCTTTAACACGGAAGAGAACTGGGTTCGATTCCCAGCGCGAGTAAATTATATAAAAATAAATAAATTAATATTAATTTATTTATTTTTTAATTATTACCTTGTTCTGAACATTTATTAAACAAGGTTTCATTTCTAACATAACTAATATAACCAGATTTTATTGCAACTAATGCTTGACAGAAGTTCGCACTTACAACATTACCACCCAATCTTGTATTTAATGAAGCAATAGGAACAGGTTGACTATAATAATTCGTTTGGATAATATATATTTGATAATCATTAATTAAGATAGAATCTAATTCTTGTAATGGTACCATTACTCCAAATAGACCAAAAATATCCATATTTAATTGTGGAATTTCATATATATTTTCTCTTCGTGGGAAATAGGCATCTTGTCGTTCTTTACATATAAATACGATTTTATTATTATCAATGTCTGTTGAAATATACTTACGTAATAAATCCTTTGTTATAAAACATGTTTGTTCATCATATAAAAAAATCAAATTATTTGGGTCTTCTCTAATGTAATTACAGTAATTAACATTTTCTTGTTCAATAAGATCAAAATGTTCCAGATTATCAAATTTTTGATATGTATATTGTTTAATATCTACGGGTTCTCGTGCTAAATAATCATCTTCTGTTAATAAATCATCTAATTCTAAAGGAGGAGGGTTACTTGGACTTTGTGGTTCAAAAGAATTAATCCAATTACTATTTTCATCCATTGATAAATTATTAGGTCCATCTATTATATCTGTAGCAACGGTACTAACTTCACTCAATTCATCGTCACTTGGATCTACTAAAACATTTGAAGGAGAATTATTATTAGGTATAAAAATAGAATTATCAAATGAAGCTGCTAATATATCAGAATCTTCATTATTTAATCCAATAATATCTTTAAAAGTAGTGTCTGTTAAAATAGTGGTTTCATTAAATAATATTCCAGTTAAATCAACATCTTCAAAAATAGCATTAGATAGGTTAGCGCCTCTAAAATCTGAGTTTACTATTCTACTTTGAATAAATTTACAGTAATTTAAATCTAAATCACGTAAATCGCAAAAATCAAATAAAGAATAATATACATTAAAACCAGGATTAACCTCGTCATTATAGACAGTACAATTTATGAAATTTACATTTTGTAAAGTAGCATCGTATATGTTAATATTTTTAAATGTGCAGTTATAAAAATTAACAGTCATTAATCTTGTTTCCGTTTGGAAAACAATGTTTTCAAGTTCACAATTGTAAAAATTACAGTCACTTATAATAGTTTTATTAAAAGTACCATCTATTATTTTGATACTATCAATATTGTTTCTATTTTGAATATTTTCATATGATGATTCGAAATCTTTTAATTCACCATTTTCAATTTCGGTATCAAATACTGTTTCTGCACCACCTTTCATAGGCATATCACATGTATCTAACCAATTAATTAATTGTTCTTGAGACATATTGGTAGTGTTTCCACCTTTATGTATAATTTTAGGTTGATACATAACATTACAATAACCACGACAAGCATAAATATTAATTTGAATATTATCCTTATTTATTTTGTTCTTACTAGCATGTTCATTTATAGTATTAAATAACAGTTCAAATGTAAAAGGTTCATCCAGTAAACCATAATCAGTTATATCGTCCCAATCTAATATTTTTTCTTGACTATTACAATAATAAAGACCTATATTTTCTTTTAAAATATCATCATCATCATCGTTTGTTGAAAATACCATAGGCGTAATATTAATTGTATGCATTTCTTCAGATATAACTTCTTCTACATTTTCAATATTTTTAAAGCATATATTTCCTGGTAAATTTTCATATACAGTATCATTATTGATTGAACATGTGGGGAACCCTAAAAGTTCTCCTTCATTAGCAAAAAAATTTATTTTATTAAAAGGAAAATCTATTTCTTTTAGTTTATAATCATTATTTTTTATAATGTTCTGAAAGTTGTTATTAGTTATACCATGTGCAATAAGTGTATATGATTGTATATTATTGGCTAATATAGTAGTAGTAGTTTCATCATCCTCTTTAAACGATTTTAAATTTTTATTTGTATACATCATAAAGAATTTATCATTATCTGGATGCGGTATAGTATTTTGAAGATTAACAAATCCGGCTTTTTGATAACAATATTTAGCTCCATCGTTATTATTTAAAACGTCTAATATAAATGGAAAATTGTTACATGGGGTTTTAGTAATTAAATTAATCATAATACTACAAATATTTTTATAATTATTATATTCTATATTTTTACAAACATTCCAAATATAATTAATTGGACTATTATTGTAGGTATCTTCTTCAAAAAAGGAATAATTATTAACTTTAATATTATGTTCAACCGTAATAAATCCTAACATTTGATTATTATTAAAAATGGTTTCGCTTGATAATAATATATAATTTGTGTAATTAGGGTTAGATAGCATAACGTCCACAGTATTTTCATTTAAACCAAAACAGTTGGTAAGTGAATTAGAAATTTCATTAAAAAAATTTTTAGAAAATAATTTACTGTGGTCATAATTATGATTTAAATGATTATTAAAATACATTGTAATATTATTATTTTCAGAAGGTGTAATTATAGTATTATTAATATTTACATAATCAATCTTAACTAAAAAGTAAAAGATATTTGTCTTATTATCTAAATAAACATATCCTGGAATAAACTTATTAGACATATATTATATTATATAATCAGAGAAAAACTTAAATAATTATTAATCATATATATAAATGATACCTAAAACCATAGTTCAAACTTCTCGTGGAAAGCCACAAGAATATGTAGTTGATTTAATTAAACAAAAATCTAATGGATGGAAATATGAACATTATGATGATAATGAAGTAATACAATTTTTTCGAGAACATCCATTACAAGAATTTCCAAATGTAATTCAAAAATTTTTTACATTTAATTATGGAGAACATCGAGCTGACTTATTTCGATATTATTATTTATATGTAAAAGGAGGAGTATATTTTGATACAGATGCTATGATAGAAGACAATATTGATAATATTGTTAAAGATTATGATTATTTATCAGTAAATTCAACTTATTTTCCAGGAACAATATTCCAAGGATTTATTGCTTGTACACCTGGACATCCAATTATATACCAAGGTTTAAAAAATATATATGAAATTGATATTACTATTTTGAGAACAGAGTTTCATAAAATATGTCGTAATATGTATATATTTGTTAGTGAATATAAAGGTGACGATAAAATAAAGTTGTATGAAGAAATATATGGAGATGAGGTTACTGCAGCAGTGGTAGATAAAGAAAATAATAATAAATTAGTTCTCAATCATTATCATATCAAAAAAATAATACCAAATAAATAATAATATATTTAAGAAATTTATATTATAATTTTAGAGTTATGTTTGCACAAATGTTACTTTTATTATTAACATTAAAAACATCAATTGTATTTATTTTGGAAATACCTTGATTATAAATTTTAATAGTTTGTTTTTCTTGTAATTTTAATTGATTTTTATGAAAATAAAAATTAAAGTTATCTATAGAAAAATGAATTTCATTTTTCTCCCAAATATCACTAATATGATAAGTAAGGTTAATCGTGATATTATTATTATTATCAACCTGTATATTATTGGGTAATATAGGAATACATTTTACAGTAAAATCATGTTCACCTGTATCATATATTAATTCATGATGCCATAAAGGAATTATATATGTTTTATTTTCATATTGAAGTTTATATAAATTATTTTCAAATAAATCATTAATAGTAGGATTTAATATAATAGTTTCTTTGTTAATATGTTTATTTTTAATAATAGATGCAATTTGATTGATAATATCATCATTAATGTGCAATGAATCTTTATACAAAATAATAATGTTATATAATTGATTTAAAATATTTACATCCAAATTATTAAGAGTATTTAAAGCATGTTTTTCACATTTTGATATAATTTTTTCAAAAATATAAAAAATTAAAGTAGAATGTTGTTGTTCAGGAAACATATTATTTAAAAAAGTCTGTAAAATATTATAATAATTTTGGTTCTTTTCATTATCAGTATAATTATAATGACGTAATAAATATTCATAACTTTCTTGTATTTCAATAAATCTATTGGATGCATCTTCTGATTTATTTTTATCAGGATGATATTTTAAAGCTAATATGCGATATTTTTTTTTAATCAGTTCTGAATTTATAGTTTCAGTTGTGTTAATATTTAAATTTATACATGCGTCTTCATAATTCATATTTATTTAGTTTACTTATTATATAAAATATAATACTCTCTAAATGGTATATAGGTCTATAATTATTATTAAAATATTTAAAAAATGTATATGATTTAATTAAAATATCAGTTATGTTTTCTTTGTTTAAAAAATTATTTTGTATTAATGAATAAATAATATACCATATACATTCGGATATATCTAAATTGTACGTTAACATATCATATAATAAATCACGTAATGTAACAAAATTGATATTTTTATTATTAGAACATTCGGATATAATTTTATCACATACAATTGTAAAATTATCATCTGGAATATTTGTAATAGTATTTTTGTTTAATTCTAACAAACTAAAATAATGTAATTCTTTCATATTTATTATATCATTTGTATTAATTATATTAAAAAAGTTTTGTTTGGTATTAATATATTTATTATCTAATTTTGGTAGAGATGACTTGTTAACAAATTTATTTTCTTTACATGAATTATGTAATAAAGTTTGATATATTTTTTTTGTAGGGCGTTTTATATTTAAAATATGAGAACATTTAATTATATTATCTGGTATAAAACTTATTTGTTCAGTAATTAGAATAAATTTAATATGTATATTAGATAAATTATGATTATAATGTTGAATATAACTATAAAATATTTCTAATAATTCAGAATGAATCGTATGAAAATTTTTACATACAATTATTCCACAACGACATGTAGGATGAACAGAAATAATATCAATAATTTGAAAAAATAATTCATGCCATAAATTTTTTGAATTACATCCTAACAAAGACATATCGATCTCGTAATGTATATCGCTAATTTTATATTTATATTTATTCTTGTCTGTCTGTATTATCATTTTTTTATCGTATTTTAAGTCAGTAGGACTGTATTTTTTAATAATTTGTAAGCTTTGACTATATTTACCTGTTCCAGGGGGTCCGTAAATAATTAAATTTTGAAAATTATGTATATTTTTTGGAAAAGATTTGATAATAGGTTGTATATCATTGTGAATATTAAAACCAGAAACAGAGTTTATATATTCGTCGAAGGTAGTTTCATAATATTTCATTTATATTTATATAGAAGTGATAATTAGTTTTTATACGAATTTATATTATTATTAATATAATATAAATTTAATAAGCAATAAATTTTTTAGGTGTTAACATTATATCATATGAAGGAATAATTTGAAAAAAAGATATTATATATAATAAAGTACTGCATAATAAAGAAAACAATGGAATAAACCTATCTGAATTGAAATCTAATAATATATCAGAGAAACTTGTATTATTGATTATTTTTTCATTGTTATAAATAGTAAGCATTAAAACAAGTCCAATTATAAGTGATATAATCATATAATATTTAAAATTATTTAGTTTTTGTTTTTGATTAATAGGTAATATAAATGGGGCACCTTGTATGTTTGCAAATTTTTGTTGTAAATGTAATATTGCAATGTTAATAAATAATAATGATACAAAATGTAATATTAATCCAATTATAACAGATAATAAATTGAAATTCATTAGTGAATTAGCATATGTTAGCTTAGGAAATATCTGGCCAGATAAAAATAATAAAAAGGAAGTATTGATTATGAATAAAAGACTTAATCCAATAATTTCAGTACTATTTTTATATGAAAAATAAAATGATACTAAATATAACATAAAAAAGGCAACGAAATTTAAAAAACTTTTAACATCGGAATCCATAGTTATATAATTATAAGATTATAAAGTTAATTGTAATTTATATGTGTTATTTAACCAATCTATCAATATATTTTTATCACAAGATAGATAACCATCTTTAAATTTTTTAATATTATAAAATTCTGGTTTTTTCATAGAAGATGTTTTATAAAATAAATAAGGACCAAACTTTCCTTTACGGATACTAATATCTTCATTTATAATTCTTAAAATATTTTTATCAACTTGATTATCTTTTTTATCATTTAAGAATTGAACAATGATTTCACGAGTAATATTTTTTATAGGAGTTTTTAAATTTTTTAAACTTTCTTTATTATCTCCCCATTGAACATAATCACCATATTTTCCTGTTTTTATAAATATTTGTTCATTTTCATATGTCCCTAAAGAGTCTTCTTTATCAGTGTTTATTAATTCATTTAATTTATATTCATTATTTTTTAATTTATCTAAATTTATTTCAGTACCAGGGATTAGTGGTATATATTCACTAGTGCCGTCGTTTTTATTATGTTTAATTGTTGGTCCGTAACATTCAAATACTATATCATAATTAGGTTCAATTTCGAAAGATAATTTTTTTAATTTTGATAATCCTTTGGATAATGTTTTTATTTGGTCATAACAGTTTTTACAAATATTGGACCAATCATCTTGCTCGCCTCCTGATATTTTGTCTAAAATTGTTTCCATATTTTCAGTATATTCATATGAAAATAACTCTTGAAAATATTTTGTTAAAAAGTCAATGGATAATATACCAATCGGTTGAATTATTAATTTATTTTTTTCATTACCAAACGTTTTTTCAGAATCATTTTTTTTAATAAGATTATTTTGTAAAGTGTATTCAGTACAATTTATTTTAATACCTTCTAAATCTTGTTTTTTTACATAATTACGTTCTTGAATAGTATCAACAATGCTAGCAAATGTAGATGGACGACCGATACCAATAGTTTCAAGTTTTTTAATCAAACTGGATTCTGTATAGTAAGTATGTTTGTTATGATAAGATACAAAACTATCTATTTTAATGTAATCTATTTTAGTTAATGAACGTAGATATAACAATACGGAATTGTTATCATTTTGGACTGTATTACAATCTTTATTTTCACTTATTATTTTCCAACCATAGAATATTGGATTTTCAATAGTATGACTATAATGAAATTTTAATGGAGCAGTAAGTTTTAATTGTATATTTTGATATCTAGCATTAGCCATACAACTTTCAACAGTATTTTTCCATATAAATTTATACAGTGTTGATAAACGAGAATTTTCAGATGTTATATTTTTGACTTCTATTTGTGTTACACGAATAGCTTCGTGTGGATTAGAGTTATCATTATTAGTAATTAATTCATTGTTTCCTATAAATTGTTCATTATAATTTTTTTGAATATATTTATTCATATTATCAACAAATACCTTTGAATATTTATTACTTTCAGTACGCATATAAGTAATATAACCATTTTGATATAACTGTTGACATAGGCTCATAGTTTCTTTTGGAGAATAATGTAATATATTACTCGCATTTTGTAATAAAGATGATGTATGATATGGTTTTGGAGCTTTTTTTTCTGTATCTTTTGGTTTATTAATCATTAATTCATGATTAAATGTTTTAGATGTTTCTAAAAATGATTGTATATTATTAACGTTATCAAATTCATGTGTTAAATCAAAGAGTAATTGTTTATTTGTAAATATACCTTTTATTTTATGAGTAAATGAAATATTAGTATCTTTATTTTGTTCATTTTCGTAAACTAATCTTAATGCTGGAGTTTGACATCTTCCCGCGGATAATGAATTATCTTTATTATTATATAAATGTGTCCATAAATACGGACTAATTTTATAACCAACAATAATATCTAATATTTGTCGTGCTTGTTGAGATTTAACTAATTTCATATTAATTATTGTTGGATTTTCAACTGCATGAATGATAGCATTTTTGGTAATCTCATGAAAAATTATACGTTTTGTAGATTCGATTGGTAAATCAAAAATCTCGCAAATATGCCATGCTATAGCTTCTCCTTCACGATCATCATCACTTGCTAATATTACATTTTGTTTTGGGAATTTATTAATAATTTTTCGCATACTATCAATATGTCCTTCTTTTTCTTTAATGAATGAAAATGTTGGTTCAAATGAGTTTTTTGTATCAATTGATTTTAACCCATTTATATTTCGTAAATGACCAATAGATGCAATACAAGCAAAATTAGAACCTAAATAATGTTCAATCTTTGCACATTTTGAAGGTGATTCAACAATAACTAAAAATTTTGCATTTAATGAAACTGATAGTTCTTTTTTTTTGTATTTCTTTGGAGGCATATGTATTTAAATAATAATATTTTTATTATCTTTAATAATATTATTTATAATAAATATAAATAAAATTTTACAATTAATATAATGGATATATTTGTAATAAGTCTTAATAAATCTTTAAATAGAAGAAAAGAATTTGATAGATTAAATAAAAACATTAATTATGAATATTTTGATGCGATTGATGGGAAAACATGTATATTTGGAAAAGAAATTGTAAATCCTAATTCATTAGGTTATTCAAAACAAGCTATAGGTTGTGCAATCTCTCATTTATCTTTATGGAATAAATGTATAGAATTAGATAAACCAATCATAATAATGGAAGATGACGCATTTGTTTCATATGATTTTGAAAAACATATAGATAATGTTTTTAAAATGTTACCTGAAAATTGGCATATATTACAATTGTGTTATAATTGTGATTCAATTTTAGGATTTTCAAATACAAATTTTGAAAATGCTTACAGTTTCTTTACTAAAAAAAAAATTAATGATAAAGACATTCATGATTTTCAAAATTCAAAAATAAATCCTACAGTTGCAAAATTAAATATGTCTTTTGGTACAGGTTGTTATGCGATAACTCCAAATGGTGCTAAATTATTAAAGAAAGAATGTTTTCCTATGGATAATAGAATAATAAATATACCTTTAGTTGGACAAATAAAAGCGTATACTGTTGATTGTATGATGAATAGTTGTTATACCAATTTAAATGCATTTGTCTGTCCAATACCGTTTGTTATGACTAAACATTTACATGTAAATTATGAAAGTACTATTACAAAGTGAATTTAAAATATGAAACGAGATAATATATTATATTGTTTTACTGGTTTTTTATTATAAATTTCAGGTTTTATCGGTCTTCTATCGTATTCATCTGGTGAATATGTAGGATATATTTTATTATTATCGTCCCAATGAACTCGTTTAAATTTTAATAATAATTTTGAAAAAAGATACACTTGTTCTAATATAAAAGAATATATGAAATGATATAAATATTATTTTTGTATAATATGTGTAATGAACAATGCTAAACACGTTAGGTTATTAGTATCAGACCGGAGTTATTCTGAATGTAAGTTTGTTGATATAAATAGTAGTACACATAATGAATTTGTAAATGATATAGATATAGTACCGTACGATATGAAATTATTTAATGGTGATATAATTAATTTGAATAATTATAATAATATTACTTCAAATATAAAAAGTAAAACAACTGTATTAGCAGGAGTATTAATATTGAAAAATAATCGTTCATTTGGGAGGACAAATAATAAAAAACGATTATTATATAAATGTATACCAGATGATAAACATTTACCTGTTTTTTTAGTTCCGTATGAAATAAAGATAGGATTTTCTAAATCTTATAAAAATAAGTATGTGACGTTTAAATATGACTATTGGACAGATGAACACCCGTGTGGTTTATTACATGAGACATTGGGAGATGTTGATAATCTTGATGTATTTTACGAATACCAATTATATTGTAAAAGTTTACATTATTCAATGATACATTTTACAAAACAAACTCGCCAAGTATTAAATGAACAAACAAATGAAGAATATATTGATGAAATAGTAGAGAATAGTAATTATCATATACATGATTATCGTGATAAGTATATATTTACAATTGATCCTAAAAGTAGTACTGATTATGATGATGGATTTTCTATAGAAGAGTATAATATAGATAATATTCAAATAGGTTGGAAAGTGAATGTGTATATATCAAATGTATTTCTGTGGTTAGAAACTTTAAAACTATGGAATTCATTTACAAAGAGAGTATCAACTATATATTTACCTGACCGAAAACGACCAATGTTACCAACAATTTTATCTGATACGTTGTGTAGCTTACAAGAAAATGAACATAGGTTTGCATTAACTATGGAAGTAGTTATTAATAACGATGGAACAATTAATCAAGATATTCCAGTAGAATATAAGAATGTAATAATTAAAGTAAAAAAGAATTATCATTATGACGATGAGAAGATGTTTGGTGATATTCATTTTAATAATTTATTTACTTTAAGTAAAAAAATATCAAAAACTGTAAAAACGAATCATGAGTTAGTATCTTTTTGGATGGTATTTATGAATATGCGGATAGGTTCAATGTTAAATGCGAAGCAAGTAGGTATATTTCGCACATCTTTTATTCAAGATAAAGAATTACGTTCAGATATTGATACAAAGCTAAATGATAATACCATACGTGTTATACGTAATTGGAATAATGCGATCGGTCAGTATGTATTGTATAAAGATGATATTTCATTACAACATGATATGATGAGTATATATAAAAGTAAAAATGATAATGTAAATGCTTATATTCATATAACAAGTCCTATACGAAGATTAGTTGATTTATTAAACCAGATACAATTTTTACATAATAATTCGTTAGTTGATCATATCAGTAATGATGCTAAGGAATTTTATCAAAAATGGTCAAATGAGCTTGAATTTGTGAATACTTCTATGCGTTCTATTCGTAAAGTTCAAAATGAATGTGAATTATTAACCAGGTGTATTAATAATACTACCATATTAAATACAACTCATAATGGAGTGGTTTTTGATAAATTATTGAAAAATGATGGATTATATTCTTACATGGTATATTTAGAAGAATTAAAATTACTATCAAGAATTATTGTTACAGAAAATTTAGATAATTATTCATGTAATACGTTTAAATTATTTTTATTTGAAGATGAGGATAAGGTTCAACGTAAGATTCGATTACAATTAATAATAAAATAAGTAATATAAATATTATTATCGTTAATAATATATATGATGAATAAACTTGTAGTTTTGTCGTTTGCTGTGTTGGGTATGTGTGGAGGTGTGATGTCTTATGATGCGATTCAATCACCGTTATTTGAAAGATTTCAAAAGTGGGTTGATGAATATAAGATAGAAGTTCGTGATAATGAACATTTCCGTAAAATATTTATTAAATGGGAAGATAATCATAATTATATTGAAAAAATTAATGCTCAAAATTTAACTTATACATTGGACCATAACCAATTTTCTGGTATGGATTCTGAAGAATTCAGTCAATATCTTGGTTATTCTAATGCAGATGGAATGCTTGGTCGTAAATTTAATCCCGATAAAATTAAAAAGACTGTTGATACAACAAAATGCTTGTACAATTGTGTAAACCATCATAAGGAGGTAAGTACATTAAAAACAATAGAATGTGTTACTGGATGTTTAGATAGTGATAAGTTAATGGTTGAATCATTACCTGATAGTATTGATTGGTCAACAAAGGGAGCAGTCACTCCTGTGAAGAATCAAGGTCAATGTGGGTCTTGTTGGAGTTTCTCAACAACGGGTGCATTAGAAGGTGCATTTTATTTGAAAACAGGTACTTTAGATTCATTTTCTGAACAACAATTAGTTGATTGTGATAATAGACAAAATAAAGAGAATAAGGGTAAAGATATGGGTTGTAATGGGGGTCTTATGGATAATGCATTTTCTTGGATTGAAAGAAATAACGGTCTTTGTACAGAAAGTAGTTATCCTTATGAATCGGGAACAACTAAAACAGGAGGTTCTTGTAAAACAACTTGCGAGGTTGTTCCTGGTAGTAAAATTACCAATTTTATTGATGTTACACCTAAATCTGATAATGATATGATGGCTGCGTTATCACAACAACCAGTTTCAATTGCTATACAAGCTGATCAAAAAGATTTTCAATTATATAAATCAGGTGTATTTACTGGTTCGTGTGGTACTGGGTTAGACCATGGTGTATTAGCAGTTGGGTATGGTAAGTCTCATGATGGTATTGATTTTTATAAAGTAAAAAATTCTTGGGGAACAACTTGGGGTGATAATGGTTATATTCTATTAGGTCGTGGTGATGAATTTAACAAAGGAAGTGGCCAATGTGGTATGTTACTTTCTGCTAGTTACCCAGAAGTTTAATTATGATATCCATAAAAAAATATTATAAACATAAGTATTTATAATATTTTATTTTTATTTAAATATCATCCATATCAATATCATCAATATTATTTAGTTTAAATTCATTTATATTTTTGTTAGCAGCATTAGCATGTATTTTTGATATTATTTCTTCATCATTGTCTGATGTATCTTCAAAACTAATATCGTTCGTAATTGCATCTGATGTATATGATGGACCCATATGTAAAGTCAATACATGTTTAATATCTATATTCGGTATATCAGTAATTTGTTTAATATCACTATCATTGTAAATACATAGAATATCACAATTTTTTAATACACTTTCCCAAGTACGTAAACCAATCAATACAATAGTATTAACAGTAACAGTATTGTGTCTTTTTTGTCTTCCTCTAAAACTACCTCGAATATGACCTATTAGACGGGTTTTATCATTTGTATATACTTCACACATTCCATTACCGAACATTTTAGTAACACAACCAAAAATTTCACCTTCTTCTTCGGGCAATCTGAGTTTATTTTTATGAGAACTATTTTCATTTTTTCTGGCCAGTTTTTTATGACCAGTTCCACCTTTTAAATTCTTTACCATTGTTAAAATTATATAAATATATTTTTGTTATAATATTATATTCAATTTTTTATAATTATTATTATGGAAAATGAAAGACCTAATTGGAATGAATATTTTGCAGAAATAGCAACAGTAACTAAAAGACGTTCTCCATGTAAACGTTTACAAGTAGGTTGTGTAATTGTAAAAGATAATCGTATTATATCACAGGGGTATAATGGATATTTACCAGGTTATCCACATGAATCAATTATGGAAAATGGTCATGAAATAGGTACTATTCATGCTGAACAGAATGCTATCATTGATTGTGCAAAAAGGGGTGTAAGTTGTGACGGTGCAACTATATATATTACACATTATCCATGTTTTAATTGTATGAAATTTATATGTGCATCAGGAATAAAAAAGATATTTTATTTAAATAATTATAATAATGACCCGAATGTTATTAAATTAGTAAATGATAATATATGTATAAAAGAGATGTGTAGTTAAGGAATAAAGTGTTTAATAAATCGTTGAGTGTGAAAGTCAAGAAGTTTGTTATCTTTGGTGATGAAGAATTTGACGTTGTCGATAATAATAATTTGAAGAGGAATGG